TTTTCCCCAAAGACCTTTCTTTTCACCTGATTTGCTAGACTCGCTTTTTTTATTCTCTTTTTTCTTAGCGAATAATCTTGTTTTAAATGTTAATCCCATTTTGTTAATATTGTTTTATTTTTTTTTAAGATTTGAATACATCGGAAACTAATTTACCTCCTTTGTATCCTTTGTACCCAGCGTAACCTCCTCCAAGAACAGCACCTGCTAAGGTTCCATATTTGTTGAAATTACTCCTTCTCTTTTTGTAAGCTCTCATGGCAGTAGCTTCACTAGCATCTGGGTTTTGCTCCATATATCTTCTAATGAATTCTTCTTCATTTGGTGTAGCTATTTTACCAGCTATTCTTCCTCCAAGATAACCGACTCCTGTACCTACGCCGGCTCCAACTAATCCAGCTCCAATACCTGTTGCTACTCCTATTTTAGAGAATACTTTCGTTCTAAATACTAATCCCATAAGCCTTATTTATTATTTTCCAGCTCTCTTAGAGTATTGGTTTCCTTTGTAGTATCCAAGACCACCACCAGCTGCTAATCCAATAGCTCCACCGATAGCTAATCTTTTCTTCTTAACTTTGTCGTACTCTCTTTGTACTTGATCTTCTGACCAGTCTGGGTGAGCCTCTCTCAATCTTCCTTTAAGACCTCTAAGAGTAAGTCCTGCAACTCCTGCACCAGCTCCAGTTCCTAACAAAGCTCCAGCTCCTGTAAGACCCCATTTACCAGTCTTATTGTAAACAGCGTGTGCTCCTTTAGATGGCAATTTTCCTACCCATCTACCTGCATCTTTAGTTTTTCCCCAAAGACCTTTCTTTTCACCTGATTTGCTAGACTCGCTTTTTTTATTCTCTTTTTTCTTAGCGAATAATCTTGTTTTAAATATCATTGACATATCTTATATCTGTTTTAAATTGTTTTATTTCTTCTTTTTAAATGCATCGTAAGCTCTACCACCTACAAACCCTAAGGCTGCACCGATAGCGGCTCCTCTTTGCTCATTTCTATCTTGATTTCTTTCCCACATTAACTCAGCCTCTCTCCTTGTAAGTTTAGGATTTAAAGCCATTCTAGATTCTATAAAGTTCTCCTTAGATTTAAACGGTATTCTTCCTATTACTCCACCTAAAGCAGCTCCCCCTAAGGTTCTTGATTTAGATCCAATAGCGGCACCATAAGCCATACCTCTGCTCTTGAACTTTTTCTTTAATCTCTTTTGTTCAGCTCTAACTTCTTCCTCGCTCCAAGTAGGGTGTTCTGATCTAATACTTTCAAGACTCTGTGACATTTTTCCACCAAGCCATCTTCCTCCAATAGCTCCAGCTCCAGCTCCTAAATATGAAGCAAACATTTTAGAGAACCATCCTTTCTTTTTAGGCTCTTGTACTGGTTGTGGATTTTTATTAGCTTCTTGTTCTGCCTTATATTGTTTATATTTATTAGAACCATGTTTAGCCACCAAAGCTCCAGCTCCCGCGATTAAGGCTGCTGCTGCTTCCCTATTTTCCTTCTCTTTCTCATACAGTAAGGACGCTCTTCTTCGAGTCATTGTAGGGTCTAAGGCTTTCAATCTTTCATAGAATTTATCTTCGCTTCCCATAGTAAATCTACCTACAACACCACCAACTGCAGCTGAAGTAAGTATATCATTACCCGTACCTAGAGCAAATCCATAAGCTGAGGAGTATCTTTTAGCTTTCTCTAGAAGTCTCTTATGCTCCATTCTTACTTGCTCTTCTGTCCATTTTGGGTTTTCTGCTCGGATTTGTTCTATAGACTTAGCTAAAAATCCTCCAGCCATTCGTCCAGCCATTCCTCCAAGTCCCGCGGTTAATGTGGTTGATAGAATTGAGTGTTTTCTTGTTTCTATCATGTTTGTTTTATCTTAATAATAACCTCTTCCAACCTTTCTTATCATCTTCAAGCAACTCCTTCTTACTTCTCTTATCTAACATATCTCTGGTTTATTTTATAGTTAGTCTTACCTGCTATCTGGTCATTCAAAATATCTTGTTTATCCTTATAAGGTGCATATTTTTTATTAACCTGATAGTGTAAGAAATCCTTCATTGACTCAGATGCATTTCTAATTGAATCTTCTGAAGCCCTAACCCCTCTATTTGATCTAAGAAAGTCTTTTACAACCTCTTCTGTGTCTTGCTCCTTCAAATCTTTTAGAGTCTTATGCTTGTTTAAATAGAAATCTAGAGCGTATAATCCTAACTGAGTAATGATAGGCGTAGCTACTCCAACTGCAATCGAAGCAGCCATCCATTTACCTAGCGAAGGAGAATCAGCAAATAGTCTAGTTTTCAGTTTAAGCTTAGATTGAGTTCTAGTCTCACTATTACTAAACGCCGCCTTTACCATAGCTGGATAGTTTCCGTTATATCTTTCAATTAGTCCGTTAGCTACTCTCTCTGTTACTTCTGGATTATATTTATCTCCATGTATCTCTTTCATCTTAGAGTGTAGCATAACTTTGAACTCCTTATCAGACTCTATCTTATTATCGTTTTTATTCATCATATCTATCTCCACTTTGAATTCTCGTACTGTCTCTTGTAACTATCATATATCGTCTCGGCTTTAGCTTCATCCATAGGACCTCTCACCTGAACTCTTTCTCCTTTATTCTCTAGCATTCTCCTTTGGTTCATTACCTCATTTGGAGATGCCCCTCTGAGTCTTCTAGGTGTTTTCCAGTTTCCATCTATATCTTTTCTAATCAGCACGTAAACTTTAGATTCATTAAGTAACTCCTGTGTTGATGGTAGTTTATTTCCTAAAGCTTCTTTTCCTGTAGTTGAAACCGTTTGTCCTGCTTGATAATTACCAATAAGTCCGAAAAGTCGCGTTGTTATGTTATTTAATTTTCGTCTCCTATTTATCATCATCGTCATCCTTCATCATGTTGTAAGCCGCGTACGCTCCGAGTCCAGCTAATGCCATTCTCTTTTTACCCCATCTAAGGTTTCCGTTCTTATCAAACTTCTTAAGACCTCCTTTTCTAGCCCAAAGATCACCTAATTTATTGTTTTTGTATTTAGTGTTGTGAAGATCTATTCGAGCATTTCTAAGTTCTTTTCGGGCTTGCTTATATTCATGACCCATAACTCCCGCTCCAGCAGTTCTTTGTAAGTCTGTTTTCGCCGCTAAATCCCTAACGTTTTTCTCTTTTTTGCTTAGAATTCTTCCATCCGCCACTTTTCCCATTGCCTCTTTTCTAGCTTGGTTATTTCTTCTAGCGTTTATTCCCGCAGATCTATCTGGCTTAGTTTGGATATTAGTTGAATTTTCAGCAGCGAGTCTTCTATTTTGCTGTCTAGTTTTATTTAACTTTCTTCTTCTAAACTCTAACCCCTTTTGAACCTTATGATTGATGAACTCCTTTTTAGTAGGGGCAGTACCTTTCATTGCAGCATTTAAATCAGGTCTCCAATGTTTATCTCCCAGTGAATTAGGGGATTTTATTTTAGTAGGTGGAGTAAATTTAGGTTTATTTGGGGAGATGCCTGGATGAAAGTTTTTTACAGCTTTTGGCTTAATCTTAAATCCTTTCATTGCCCTGCCTGCTCTCGCTGCCGCACTTGTAATCGCAAACATCCTACTAGTTATATTACTTTGGTGTCTAGTCTGAGCTTCTCTTTCACGTCTCTCCTTCTCTCTTTTCTTTTTCTCTTGACGTTTCTTCCATAAGTAGTAAGCACCTCCAGCTAAAGCGGCTGTTCCTGCTACTGCTGCACCTGCTTGCCATGGATTATGTTTAGCCCAAGTAGTACCTTTACCTACCCAAGATTTTTTAGTTGCCATCTCATTTTTATAGGCATTCTTTTTTCTAGCGTAGTTTAGTGAGTCAGCTATTTCTGATTCTCTATGTTTTAAAGCCGCTTCTTGAGCCGAGTTCTTAGCATTTTTAGATAGACGATAAGCTTGGTCTCTCTTTTTCTCCATCAAATGCTCATCTCCGCCGTACTTCTTATAGTCAGCTTTTCTTCTCTTTCTTTTATCCCACCATCCTTTAATTCCTCCAGCTTGCTCTCTTACTCCTTGGATAGTTCCCATAGCAGAAAGACCTTGGTTAGCTAGGGCAAGTCCACCAGCTCCAAGTCCCATAGCAGTTCCGGCACCTATACCTCCTCCACGGTGATCTTCTTCATCTTCATCCTCATCATCGTAGTGACTAGGTCTTCTCTTTCTGTTTTGAGCGAATAGACGAGATGTTATATTTTCTTTATTGTATCTAAATTTATTTCTTTTCATGTTACTTGATCATTTAATAAGGCTGTCCATACCCTCCGTCTCCCATCATACCATTATTCATACCACTCATTGGGTCATCTGGATCAGGAAGCGGGTTGCCGAATGCGTCCATCACTGGTTTCTTATCTGGATTAATCATCTTAGCCATAGCAGGGTCATTAAACTTCTTAACACCTTCTTTAATATACTCCTTAAGAGCTTTAATTTCAACTAACTGGTTCTGCTCTAATCCTGAAACTATATTTGCTAAGTCTGCTATTCTATTCACCGATTCAGCTAAGGTATCCATTCTAGCGACTTTCTTAGTGTACTCTAGTGAATCTGTATCCATTAAGTTAGATGTGATTTTCCCTTCAATATCCAGCTTTTTACTTAACTTTAATCTATCATACAAATTTTCAGCTAGTAGAACGACACTCTTATTTATCATATCTACATAATAGCTTACTTTACTTTCAAACCTCTGTGACATCTTAATTGACTCCCATCTAGACGCCCTACCTTCAAATAAATCCGGTGGTAATCCAATAGCGTTAATTAAGTCCTCTTTGATAGTTTGTTGGTCCATTCTTATTCTATCTATCTTCTCGGAAATCTTATCTAAATTAAGGTCAGTCATTCCGGCAAGCTTACTATCATAATCTGGGAGAACTCGTATATTATCAATTAGAGACATGGCTAGTTCCTTTACTGATAACCCTTTAGCCTCCATAAATGACATATCTAAGTTCTTGTTTATGAGAGATTCTACCTTTTGAGTTAAGTCTACACCCTCCTCTAAAGCAGTTGTCTTCTCTAGTCCCACAAGTAAGATAATAGGTTGAATAAGGTCTTTGATAGATAGAATGGATAATAGGTAGTCTTTTAATATATACTCCTTAATCTTTCCTGTAATGTATCCAAATAAAGGTGTCCCAGCTAGATATCGTTTATCGTAGGAGGTTATTCTCTTTTTCTCCTTCTCCTTAGCTATATTGAGGCGAGTTTTTGATTCTTCCCCTTCTATCTCTGCATTTAACTGTTTAAGTCTATCTGAAGAAATATTCTCGTCAAAGTCTAACTTGTAATCGTAAGTGGAAATTGAAAAGATCTCATTTTTATTAAACTCGTGCATTTCTCCAGCCATATCGTAGGTGAAGTATGAATCAAGTTTACTATCCTTCCATGTTGATATTACCTTTGTTGGATTCTTTAAATACCTTAACTTACAAGACTTATTATCATCTGTAAGCTCCATTGCATAACTATAACTTCCATAATAAATCAACTCTGAGATGTCCGATGTAATATGTTTTATAAGCTGCATCTCGTTAAGAATTCTATTGATGTCGGCTTCTGCTTCTGGGTCATCTGGTAGTGAAATAATATTTGGGTTATCCGTTATAATAAGCTCCATCAATGCGTCCTTAATTACATCAATAGAGGTTTTGGTTATGTGAAACTCCAGGTAAGACGTAAGTTCATCTATCCTTTCTAAATATCGTGTGAGTGACGTCCCAACTATCGAGTATATCTTGTTAGCGTCTACCCCACCCCCTACAGTAGAGTTTAAGCTCCCTGGAGAGATGATATTTGACTGTACTGGAGCATAAGGAGATCCCTGTCTAGCGCCCCAAGAAGTCATATTCGGAGTAGAACCAAAAACTAGGTTTGCGAAAGTTCTGATTGCACTCATAATTATAAATTCATTTTCTGTTAGAGTAGGGACAAGGTTTACCCCTATCCTTACCCTTTCTATTTCTACTAAACTTAATCTTACTGTCCGTAGATAGCTTCTTGCCAAGTTCCAGATCCACCTTGTAACTGAGCCTTTTGAGCTGTAGTTGCGATAGTGTTGAATCCAGCTGGAACTGTAACTGAGAATTTCTGTACTAAGTCGCTAGTCAAGAATTTAACACCCTCATAAGAGAAGATTCCTGAAGCAGACTGAGTAGGGTTGTTAAAGTTACCCACTTCTGGCAAATCGTTTACTGGTAAGAAGATACCTCTAGCGATTGGAGCCATAAGTCCATCAGCAGTTTTGTGAATAGCGTATCCTTCGAATGGCTTAACGTGAAGAGACTGAATAACTGGAATACCGTTGTAGTAACCAATCAAGTCTTCAACATAAGCAGATTCTTTATTCTCAACGAAAGCACCTGTAATCTTAGCTTGTTTGAAGATCTCAGCAACTCTAATACCTACAACGTAAGCAGAAGATCTAACTGATTTAAATGATCTTGTAGCTAATTCAGTATCAACCTGAGTAAGCCCGTGTTGGAACAAGTAGATAAACTGATCCATACCATTAAGCTTAACAGAGTGACCTGACAAGTCTACGCTGATAGTGTTTCCTTTGTAGTTGTTAAGAGCAGATACCGCTGTTTGGTTGATAAGTCTTAAGTAAGTTTCCATTACTCTTCTCTTAAGAACATCTTTCAAGTCGATACCCATAGATCTTTGAGCTACGATGTTAGATACCAAGTTGTTCTCAGCCACGATTGATTGAGGGAACGCAGTAAGTTCATAGTAACCTAATTGATCTTTTACTCTGTTGATTTGTTTTCTTGGAGTGTCGTATGCTACTTCAATTGAGTATTTGTGGTTAGTAGTCATAGCAGCACCCAACTTAACTTTGATAGCTCCGTTTCTATAGTTAACAGAACCTTCTTTTACTCTTCCTGCAGGCGCTAACAATTCACCTTGACCATTATCAGTAATTACGAAAGTATCTTTTACAACTTTAGTAGCTGGATCGTACTCTGTAATGTTGATAGCCAAGCTTCCTGGTACAAACGCACCTTTAGCATCCATGTAAGAGATCTCGTCAGTAGCAGCACCATCGAAAGTAGCTACATGTTGAGCAGAGTTAACGTTAGATTTCCAGTGACCAGAAACTGTATCGTACTCCATATCTCTACCAATATTTCTAGCTACAACTTCAGGATTACCTTGTCTAGTTTGACCAGCCAAAGAACCTGTAACGCTAATATCAGCAGGGATTGGTTTTTCGTCATCTCCAACAGTAACTAGATCTAGGAATGCCAACATTTGTCTAGGCTGTTCCATACCTCTTTCTACTGCAATGAACCCAACGATAGATTTAACCATAGCTGCAACAGTTACATCAACAAACTCTAGTCCAGAAAGTCCTCCAAGTTGGTTTAAACCTGTTGTTCCAGAGAATGTTCTTGTGTGTGCATCTAAGTTAGAGAAAGCTTTTTGGTAAGCCTCCAATCTTTGTGTAAGGTCGTTAGAGCCCATAGAAGAGCTAGCTAACTTTCTCATAATATCGCTGTTACTCTTCACCTCAGAAAAGTAGCTAGCAGATGTATTTGTATTTGTATTAATTCCGAATCTCATGTCTGTATTCTAATCTTATTTTATCGTTATCTTAAATTAAATCGTTTACCCCAGAAAAGTCAGATTTAGGCTTAATAGTGAACCCTTCTTCATCCAACAACTCGTTTACGTTAGCTGCGATTTCCTCTCCTTTATCTTCAGTCTCTTGGTGGAAATCTAACAAAGCTTGAGCACCCATCTCTGGATCCAAGTCAGCTAAATCTTCTCCTGTAAACTCAAGACCTGCATCTGAAAACGCTCTGATGTAAGATTGAACTTTAACAGCTTCTACTTCTTCATCAGCAACTTCTGCATTGGGAACACCAGCTTCATCTAGAGCGGCCTTAGCACCTTCAACAGCAGCTTCCTCATCATTAGCACCTTCTTCTTTAGCCTCAGAGAACGCTCTTACGAATGCTCCTAGGTATGGGTTAGCGTTAAATAATGATTGTACTTTTGTTTCAGCTTCTTCATCTTCACTTGTTTCATCAGCAATGTCAGTAGCTAGAGAAGCCTCTTCAGTAGCCTCAGCAGCAGCCTCTTGGTCAGAAGCACCTTCAGCTTTAGCATCAGAGAAAGTTCTAGTCCATACATTCCAGTAAGTATTAGCAAGTCTAGATTGAACTACTACAGCTTCAACTTCATCATCTCCATCAACATCAATATCTCCTTCAAGAACATCATCTAAGTCTTCAGAGAACATTCTATACCCTTCGTTGATTCCTGCTAGGTAAGCTTGTTGTTTGATTTCTTCTTGCTCTTCTTCGATATCTCCTTCAATATCTTCTAGTTCTTCAGCAAACATTCTTCTACCTGCTTCAATTCCAGCTAAGTATAGAGATTGAGCTTTTGTTTCTTCAGCTTCAGCCTCTTCAACTTGAGCAGCAGTATCAGCAAGTGCATCTTCAGCAGCAGCATCGATATCTACTTCTTCTTCCTCTCCTGAATTAGCTTTTTCTTCGATTTCAGAGAATAGTCTCATTGCGAAGTTATCTCTATATAAAGCAGCAAACTCTCTTGATCCTGTTTCTACTTCTACTTGGTCTGCAGCCTCATCAATGATATCCTCTAACTGATCTGCAGAGATATTTTCAGCTGGGATGATAACTGTACCGTCATTCAACTCACTGAAGTATCTTTTCATGTATTTACTCATTATAATGGTTTGTTTTAATATTTTACTTAATTTGTTATTTAATTTTCACTGTCTTCCACAAATCTCTTAAATAGTGAAAGTTTATCCTCTGGAATAGCGTCAAAGAATGATACCTTAAGAAGTCCATTATCATAATCCATTGAATAGGCTCCTACATCTAAATTCTCAATAAACTCCTCTACTACATCTAAATCATCGCTATCGAGGTCGTTAATGTAAAACTCTGTAGTCTCATCTATTCCTACTACTTTTGCTGGCTTCTTCTTTTCATCAATCACGACTATATTATTCTCCTCTGGTAAATCCTCATCTATCAAAGACTGTAGAATAACTCTATCTTGAAACTGTTCACTTACTACTGGTTGTCCACCTCCTCTCTGTAACTTATCTATCCCTAATTTCTCAAGTATCGCATTAACTAGTAAAGTGTAGTATTGTTGGATCTGAGAATGGAGGTTTCGTGGTAGAACTCCGTTAGCTCCGTGATTAGCTTTATTGATTAATTTTGAAAGTTGCATACCTATTCTAGTGATCTCTCCTGAACCCGCTCTCGAAAGTCCTAGGATAGTATTTAAATTCCCCCCTGAATGTGACATCTGACTCTTAGCGAGCATTATCATCCTTGTTAACTCTGAAGAAACATAAGTGACAACTGTATTAATTTCATTCTGTGCTGTATCTGGTTTTAAGCTTCGAACATACTTTCTAACAGACATCATGAGGAACCTAAATTGATTCTTGATATCCATGCTCATATATCCGATAATAGCTTTCATATTAAGGTTTACACTAGCAAATTCCCTTGTCTCAGCTTCGTTGTCTTCAAAGTCTTCACTCTTAAGAATTTTTCTCATTTCAGTCTCAGAGTCTACATTAGAGGAAAATCTCCTGTCTTCAACCTTTGCTTCTCCGCTATCTAAAAGCTCGGTTATCTCTTCGTCTGTGTATTTTTTAAACTCCTTAGTATCCATATTCCTCTAATTTTGACATCAACCTATTGTAACTATCTTTGACGTCATCTGGTGAATCGGCAATCTCGTCATGTAATATCACCATACATTCTTTCTTTGGGTGGAAGTCTAACCCTAGTGAGTCTGATAGCATTCTTACTGTCTCCTCTTTATTGTTATCATCTATCCTAAAAGTGTATTGTACGGAATTATCATCATTAGAGAATACCTTTGTGAAGCTTCTAGAGTGTAGTTTAAATCCACTATCTCTCTTAGCTTTAATTGTTACTTCTATCATATCTCTAAAATATATTCTGCATTATACTTATTTGTGCTGCTCTAGCTTTATCATCCATAACTGACTCTTTTGTATATAGCCCTTGAAGCATGTCTATCTGTCTGCCCATGGATGATTTAAGGGAGAGTGATGCTGCGTGTTCCAAATCCTCTGACATATTAAGCAAACAGGAAGCAACAGCATCAGCAAGGTCTTTACTAAATTTACCTCCTCCTGCAACAGTTGAACCTCCGGAATTAGCGTTAGAAATGTGGTCTATCTTCCCGTCTATGTATTGTAAGTAAGTTAGCTCATTCTTAAGCCATTTCGAACTAGGTATCTTAACTCTGCTTGTATATATCATGTTCTTTAAGTTGTTATACCCTACATCTGTTCTATCTAGTGAAATGTATTTTGTCGGTATTTTTAAGTGTTCTAACTCCTGCATTAATAGCTTACTTTGAAACTGGTCACAACTTACTCCTCCAATCTCATAGTTTTTATTAAGCTCCATTATCAGGTCTTTTATTTTAGCGAGTGAAGTTTCCTGTCCTGGTTTTCTTCCTATCCCGCATACTGTATTGATTATAAATGTAGGCTCTTTCATCTTAGGGTTATTAGGGAAAGGATAAATATACTCGTCAAAATATCCAATCGCTATACCCGCTAAGTCATTTGAAGTTGCTAAGTCGAGTCCTACATATACTACTTTGTTTTTTGGTACTCTAGATAATGAGGTGTCAAGTTGTGAATATATCCTGTCCTCATTATCATAAAAATCCACCTCTATTACATCTTTATTTAAATGCGGGAGGTTGAATACTTGAGATAACTTAGATTTGTCCTTAAAGAAATATCCTCCTCCAAGCTCATGTGTAACTCCTGCGTGGTCTCTTAAAGCTTTTGCGGTGTTATTCATGAAAGGTACTCTAAGCTCTTCAGGTACTCTTATGACTTTATCTTTATCGAATTTAGGGTCAAGGTTTTCTGGTTTAAAGCTATCTGGAAACACAAAAGGGTCATTCATCTGGTCTCCGCAGTAAACATAAAACTCTCCCTCAACAAAATAACGTCCTGGTAAATGCTCCTTAGCTTTCCACTCGCTCATCTCTACGTTATATATCTCTGGGTTAGTGGATAGAAAGTCATTAACTACCGATACTCCTGATTCTGATGGCGATGAGTCGAGTACAATTAAAGTGAAATATTTTCTAACATGACCAAAACGCCCAGTAACCCTTCCTATTAGTGATTCAATGGCACCTTTAGCTCTAGCGTAGTTATCCCAGAAGTTTACCTCCGAAAGTACCGCACAAATAAGGTCACCCCCTAGAATTGATTTAATATTCCTCTCCCCACCAATCTTGTAGTCTAGTATATTGTGCGATACCATTCCAGATTTCCAGTAAGGTGATTGTTCTTTGATAGTTGCTAGTGGTTCTTTAAAGTCGGATATTGTTTTCTCCATCTTTGTGTGAACCAGCCCCATAACCATCTCCTTACCAGTCATCCCTCTTATAAAATCTTGGTTATCTAGGTGGTTTATTCTACACTCTACATACGACATCATAATAGTTGAAACCGTAGACTTCCCGCAACCTAAGGCACATGAAAGTGTAACTATAGGGTGTCCAATGTGTAATCTTGTTGGGAATATGTCTTCAAGTACTGGCATCCACGCTGGGTATAAAGCCTTACCTGACATCCCTGTTTCTTTAAGCCCCAAGTAGTCATTATCCATTAAATAAGTGCTAATCTTAGGTGGTAGTTTTCTGTAACCGAGTATCTTAGCTAATGCTTTCATCTCATCTGTTACATCATCGTTAGAGAAAGGGTCGTTTAGCCATCCTCCATATTTAGCCCTTAGTTCTTCATCTGTTAAATGCTCGTCTTCAGGCTTCTTACTTCTTGCTGGGTGGTTTGATATTCCCATAAGCTCTATTCATTTACATATTGGACAACGAGGGGCGAACCCCTGCTGTCACTTTATTGTTTAACTTTAGAATTCTATAACATCGTTTGTAAGTCTAATAACCAGTGTATCTGTTAATAACGTCGATACGTATGGTTCTAAACCTGGATCTAGTTCCTCTATTGTTTCTAAAATTTCCTCTTGATAATCTGCTACAGACTCTCCTCTTACCTCTATCGCATTAATATCAAACAAGCTCGTGAAAGTGAAGTCTGCATCCTTATAGATTTTTCTGAGTTCTTTAATTAAGCTGTTATGGTTAGGTTTTATATTTGAGGATTGGTTATTATAATTTACAACTGGAACAAATGTCTCTGGCCCTAGTATGATTTGTGCCCCGTCTGGATACTCGAAAAGTTCTCTGCCATCTCCTATGCTGTCGACCCTTTTCAAATATAATGATTGTGGTCTTGTCTCTTCTCCTTCTGACGGCTGTTCCTCTCCCTCTCCCTGTGGCGGCATTGGTTCTCCTCCTTCTTCTTGATATTCTTCTTCTGGCGGATAACCCTCTTCTCCTGGTGGCGGACCTTGTTGCTGTTGTTCCTCCATTGCCTTAGCTTCTTCCTCTTTTTTCTCCCTTTCTATATTGTCAGCTTTAATATCTTCTAAGTCCATACCCTTGTCAAGCTGTCTGATGAGTCTTTGTCTATCCTCGTAACGTGCATTTAATCCTTCTGGCTCACGTGTTGGAGAATAACCTAAGAATACATCTAAAGCTTCTCTAGGGTCAGTTACCTTAGCTAATTTACTATCCCAGAGTTCTAGAGTCATTTGGTGTGGTATTCCCTCTTTATAAAGTTTAGGAAGACCGTTATACTCTATTACTGAAAGATTCCCATCAAAGTACCAATTAAAATACTTAAGTCCCTCAGCTTCGACTCTACCCTCTAGTGTTTTGATCGTGATATTACCTCCGTCTGATTTCTTAGTATTGTCAATCAGCTCTGCGAAGTACTTACTACCTCTGAATAAAATCTTTCGTCTCATTGTACTTCTGGGTTTAATTTTCTGTTTTCAAATTTTTAACCAGTTCTATTAGCTCTTCTCTAGTTAAGTTTTCAATTCTATCATCTAACTTCTTTGACTCTAAATAGTGAGCGTAAGAAAGTATAGCGTGGTTATCTTCACCTAGAACTTTACTTAATATTTTAGAGAACCAATTACCAGTCTTATTCAATTCTCCCTCTACCTCTAAAGCACCTGTTGAAGATGAGATAGTGATGTCGGGTTTTGAAAATAGGGTGTCTTCCTTAGAGGTTATAAAGTCTTCTAGGAATTCCCCTGCTATTACATTACCTAAGATATCTATGGCTACAGCTACTCTCATGCATAAATAAGATATCACGAAAAGTATACTGAGTCCAAAATTCTTAAGCATGGTTAGAAACGGATTAATTTTACACTCCTTAACATACTTCCCTATAGTGTAAATAAATCCTACAGGTAAAAGTATTGTAGCTATAACTATGGATGCAAGTAAAGCTATTGGTCCGCTTATTAATCTCTTTATCATTTTATTAGATTGCTTGTATTTTGTTAGCCATCGTAGACCATCCTGAAGCAGCTTTATAATTCTCAACTTGGTCAGATGGAACTTTAATTACGTCATTTTGATTTTCCTTGAACTTAAACTTAGAGAATTCAAGCACTCCTGGGTATTCTAGAGTAAGCTCCATTTTACCCTTAGGCGTTGATCCTGTAAATCCAATATCCTCAATCTTATCGGAAGTAACCCAAGCTGGTAGTTTAACCTTTAACTCAGCATTGTTATCTCCATAGTGATCTTGTTTAGTTGTATCAATTTGAAGTGTGATAGAATTAAGGCTCGCTGGAGCAGAGTTTATATAATTAAACAATCCAGTAAAATCTGAACTATTACCTGCCGTTACCTCTATTCTAGTTAACCCACTCCAATCTTCATCTTCTTTAAGTGATAAGTTTTCGATTCCCACGTAATTAGGTAAAGCGATGCTAATACTACTAATCGGCATAAGGTTATTCTTAGATCCGTCAGTAGATTCTTTAGCAAACATTCTACCTGCTGTGATAGTTAAATCCGTACTACTAGATACTTCTCCCTTATGGAATAATGTAGTAAAGTTCTTAAGTTGATTATAAGTTATTGTGTAGTCAGGTAAGTGAAGTTTCAGTTTTCCTGCGTTGTAATTAGCCTCCGCTGCTTTAGATAGAAGACTTCCTCCCTGGTTAGAATCAACTCCTCTTCCTCTAAATTCTCCAGTAGTTGCGAGAGATAAATTAGCGTATTTTACACCTTCTAAGAGTCCTGCGATTATGGAATATTGGTAATGCAAATCACTGCTGTCAGAAGATTGAGGGAATATTTCAACCCTAGTGATTGTAGTAGACTCATTGATTTCCTTAAGAAGCTTATCTGTAATAGTAGGGTTAGGTAGATTATAGAATGAGCCTCCTGCACCAAAAACTATCTTACCTCCCGTTTCACTAGCATCTAATAGTTTACCTACATTATTATCTCTTTGGAAGAAATCTAGCAATCTATCTACTGAACCGGCAGCTGGACTAGTGTCTTTAACTACAAACTTAAGTCCATCTATATTAATTGATTCATCTAGTGGGTGAGCTGAGAGATCCTCTGTAAACGATTGGCTTGGAATTGTATCCTTACTTAAATTAATCGTTCCGCTGATCTTCTTAATTTTGCTATTCAGTTTATTTGTAGTCGTTAATTTATAGGCAGCGGCTTGAAGTAGTAAAATATCCTCGCTTGATGTAGTAGTCCCTGTAGTTTTAACATTAATATTCTCTAGTGGAAGTTCGTTTATTACAGTATCACTTGAGTACATGAACATCTTTTCTACTTGAGACTTATTAGTTACTGTAAGCTCTGTGATTTTACCGTAATTCCCTATACTAACTCCTGGGAATGTAGATGGCAATTCTAAGCTTCCTGTAAAATCAAATCTACCGTTATTAGTATCTATCTTTGTAATTCTCTCTAAATCACTCTTCTCAACATCATAAATAATTCCTGAGTTAAAATTCGCTACTGAACTAAAGTCTGGATACTCTGTCATTGTAGTCGGGAATTTAACCTTCTTAACGTTTTGTAGAGCTGGTTTAGTCTGAGCATTCTCTAAGTTAATTGAATGAGAACCGCTAAGATCTAGTAATTCAATCTCTGCCCCTTTTGTTTGTTCATCTGTGTAAGAGTTAGAAATAGTACTTGTAACATATCTCTTAATTTTACTTCCTGATACAAACGGTGAAATAGCCTGTGAAGATGGGTTTAGTGAAGAGTATCTATTTAAGTCAAATGTATCAATATCTGCATAAATAGAACCTCCCTCCCAACTTGCTATAGAAATCTCACTTTGAATACTTGTTACTGGGAATTTACCATGGAATGACCCTTGATGTAGAGACACACTTCCTGGATGCCAACTTCCTGCTACATCTCTAATTTCAGTAATCTCAGCTCCTTTAAATACATTCTTAGGGAAATCTGTTGTGTTAGCAGGGATCATTCTCACCTTACTATCCATGAACATTCCCTCTGTAAGTTTACCTTCTAACTCTCTAGGTACTTCTGAAATCGCTGACCCTTTGAATAGATATTTCCCGTAAGTTCTAGTTTCTTGTGCCCATGTATTTGGAAATTCGAATCTAGTAAGTGGGTATCCTTCAAGTGAGTAGTCTTTAAGATTTACTAGTGAGTTTGGTAATTTAATATTTGTATAGTTGATTGGATTTATAGAACGGAAATTAGGAAGCCACTTTTCAGGTAGTTCTGTTATTCCTTCTTCTAAATCAATCGTTATCTTAAAAATTTGTTCGTTACTAGGTTGACCCAAATTGTTCTTTACCTTATAAGCTCTTTCAATAGTTCCTAGTGGTATGCCCCTACCTGTTGAATCGGTTACATACATATTGAAAACCCCTGCTTCTGGTAACTGAACAAAATAAGTTGAGCTTGGTTCTAGTACACTTGGTAATTCGCTAACTATATACTCCATGTTCCGATTCTTTGGTTAGTTATTGTTGATGGTTTAAATGTGATAAGCTGAGTGTTCTTTACTACATATATCTCGGTCAAATCTCCCTGTGCATTCTTAACGTAATATGTACCGTCCTTAGCTCTGTCGATTTCATCTTTACTATTCACTATAAACACTGTCTCCTTTGGTGGTTCTGGTGCAGCTAGTGTATGATCAAATCTATGTCCGCCTAATACAGCTATAATCTTCTTAATCGAATGTGAAACTGCATCTAGTAGGAAATATACCTTATCACCAGTATCAGCAAGAATAACCTGTGACTCTGATGTAATAAGCTCTACCTCCTTCTTTTCCGTTGGTTGTGGTTGCGGTACAGGCGATGGTGATGGTACATTTGGCCCAGGAGTAGGAACTGGCTGTGGAGTATTATTGTCTGTAGTTGGGATGCTAAGTGTATAAATAACTCCTTCCTTAACTACATAAACTTCTTCTACCTTATCTGCTACTCTTTTATAATATACTCCCTCTTTGTTTGGATCTACATCAGCTTTACCTGCTACTAGATTGACTGAAGGGCTTATAGTTTGTACTCCCCCTGTTCTTGCCTTTATTTCTAGATCATCTTTTGTTGGGTTGTAGACGATCATAACAGACTCATCAAGGTGGAATCTATTGTTCTTTAATGAAACTACTGAGTCCTTGTTGTCGTTATCCACTCTCCCCGGTACATTTGGCTGCTGAGGCTGTTGTGGTACTGGAGGTTGTTGTGGAGTCGGCGATGGACGGTAGTTATGTGAAAAATTATTTAACGGCATGCCTATCTGTTATTTTATTATATTATTTTTGGAGGAGTCTGGATTATTTCTCTAACTCCCAATCGGTTGCTTCACTTAAATACATCCCTTTGTTTTCATATCCAGCTAAACTTTCTTTACACTCTTTCTGCGTAACGATAAGTAGTCCTAATTTGAAAAGCTCGTTAATGTACTCTACTTCAGACGAGAATTTAGATTTATTTATTTTAAGAACTTCAGCGAGTATTTTAACCTGATCATAAGAATAACTAACGTAACGAGTTTTATGTCCTTGTATACGCTCATCTTTAATCTTTTCTGTTTTCATTACTCCCTCAGTCTCATTCCAAACTTCTACTTCTTCTTCTATCTCTTTAAAACATGTATCGACAATTCTAAGGGTATAAGTTTGGGTAGAAGGTCTGTTTATGATCTCTTCTATCTCCATTCTTATAAATCCCGCTTTAGCCTCACCGAAAAACAGTTCTTTATTTGATCTAATTGCTATCATCTTCTTACTTTAGAATTGCCTTTATGTATACTCTCTTTGGATTGACACCTCTTGCAGAAAATACATTAGCCTTCTCCGGTAATCTAAGGTGGTTCACTCCGTTCTTTTGAATTAATGCATCTTGAGGGTTTGCTGTTCTTACTATAGTGTTGTTATCATATACTACAGTGAACTCTTGAACCTCTAAAATGTTATCTATATTCGGTATGTTTCTGATTAGTACGGTTTGTATATCTGGCTCTGTTGCTCCTAATCTTGAAATATCTAAATTATTACCCCAAGGGAACCAGCTATCTATTACGAAATCATCTACTCCTAATTTTATTTCAGAAACATGTGGTTGCCATTCAGTAGCTTTCGTCCCTCTTTCTATCTTATACTTTCTTACATCTATAGCTAATCCTGGTACGTTTGCATTAAATCCACTCCAATCCGTATCATTAGTCCAATTCTCTCTCTTAAGTCTAGTCCAAACATTAGGTGGTACATTTTGACCCCAGATTGTTATACTACTTGTGTGAGAGTGTCTAAAGTCCATTGATATAGAGTAACCACCTTTATTAGTATCAGGTATCTTCTCTAAATTACCCATATTGAATCCATAAACCCCAACTGGTGTATCTGAAGCTGGTGTATATCTAACAAAGTAACCCGTAGCATCTGATAAAACTTGAGCTGTTCCAGATTTAGCTGAGTTAGCCGAGAACATAGGTGTAGCTGTTCCTTTTGCTAGGTTATTTATTCCTATTACGATATTCTCTATTTTGCTATCAACTTGAGCTTTAGAATATCCATCTACTACAGAACCTCCACCTGAAACTACTCCAAATTCTAAAATCTTCTCTGTTATAAATCTTGCTAATTTTCTATGCCCCGCTTTATTCGGATGCAGACCATCTGAATAGTATAATTGGTGGTTGAAGTTTGTAAATCCTACCTCTCTTGTATCGATATATTTAAGACCATAAAGTTTTGCTATTTCAATTACCCTGTCTGCATACTTATCTACTACTGCACTTATATCTGCCTCTGAGTTCTCGCTAAACGCTTTTAATGGAGTAAGAAGAACCACCTCTGCCTTAGCATGTCTCTTAAGCAGCTTCTCTAGGTATAATTGATATGCTCCTGTGAACTCTCTGAAATTAGTGTTGTTGTTATCCCAGGTTCCTAGACTTCCTTTTGGCTTAATAGTCCCTAAGTTATTACTGTGACCTTCAACTCCATCATTTCTAAGGTCATTCGCTCCCATTAAGATGAAGATATAATCGCTATCCTCTGCTAATAATTCAGTTCTACCTAAAGTAACGTTATAGTAAGATCCGTCGTCTAATCTAGTAGCCTGCATTGTTGTACCTGAGATAGCGTCAATACTTCCCTTAGTACCTCCTGTAAGCTGTAATAACTGTCCTACCCAAGTATCGTTAAATGTATATCCTGTAGTTGTGTTGTATTCTAGTGAATTTTCTCCAAAGTTAGTTATAGAGTCACCTACAAATGATAACTTTTTAGCTGCTAGTTTGTTTACCGCATTTGGAACTGGAGCTGGGGCAGTCTTTTCACCTACAGCATTCATTGGTACTACATTCACAGACCCATCATGATTCATTACCATTACTTTAGCTCTGGATGTATCTGCAAGGTCTAGTGTGTATGTTGTATTTAAATTAAGCTTACCGTTGATTGTTAGGAATCTCTCATTGAAATTACCGTAGATCAAACTCTGTGAAAGCTCTGTTCTTGTTGTTTTTGAGTTATGAATTGCTAGTAGTCCATCGTGAGACCCATTAGGTATATTGATATGTTGACCTATAACTACAGAGTTGGCCATATTAGTTACCCCTCTAGCTGTGTAGTTGAAGTTTCCGATTACTAGGTTGTTATAACTTCTATATTGTGTAGTGGCCCCTGAAGCACATCCTATAAATACACTCCCAACTACTCTAGTACCATTTGTTGTTAGTAGAGCTTTAGAACCGATTAAGATTGATGCTGCATTGGCTGATATTGTGTTGTCTTGTTGGTTAAAGTTGAATAAATCTGTAGCTGCCCATTTCTGTCCCCCTGTAAGATAAGATTCAAATATAGGCGAAATGCTAGTTATATCATCTTTTCCTTTTCTAGCATTTGGGTGTAGTCCATTACCTGCTTCTGCTCCAATAATCGTTAAGGATGTACTCTCTGTTAAATTAGTCCCAGAGTTGTAACCTATAATTGTGTTATTATTTCCAGTTACTTGTTTATTTCCTGCAAAAGCTCCTATGTAAGTATTGTTTTTACCTGTTGTTAGTGAATTTGCAGCCGACCATCCTACCCATGTGTTGTAAGATCCTGTTCTAGCTTTTACATTCTCTTCATTATAAGTACCAAATCCAAAGTCGTATGATGGGTAGTAAGCTCCAATAGCGGCTGCGTTACTCCCTTTCTTTGGATCAGCTGTACTATAAAAGAATTGAACTGGTCTTCCTGCATAGTCTCCTTCAGCTAGTATATCTTTTAATGAACTAACACTTGAACTACCACCACCTAGAGCTATAGCCTTACCTTTTGAGTCTGTAATAAGGGATTTAGCTTCTGTTTCTGAGGTTTGGTGTATGTATATTGTATGCGGGTCATTTCCTGTACTTCCTGCTACTGGCGATGTTCCCGATTTCTTTATTAATTTATATTTTATTTTATTCTCTGCCATTTCTCTCCAAGTTTATCATTCGAAATCATCTCCCGAAACTGTATCTTCAGAGAGTAACTTTTTCCAAGCGGCAACATCGATATCTGAAGAAGTAGCCTTGAGAACTCCCTCTATACCTACCTGCCCTTTTAGTTCGGAAGTAGTGATGCCAAGTTTAGTTTTCCAAGCATCTACATCAATCTCACTGGAAGTTGCTTTAAGGATTGGATTAAGATCTGTTGTTATATTATTTAATCCTAATCTCTCTTTTAATTTTTCAGCATCAATATCAGTTCCATCTTTCTTAGCTAACTCCTCAAGACCTAAATTCAATCTTCTCTTAAGTGCTTCAACGTCTATATCTGATGCATCCTTGTTAGCTAGTTTATCAATGTCAGAAATACCCAGCTTATCTTTCCAAAGTGTAACTGAGATATTTTCACCATTAACTCCAGCTTTCTGTCTTAAGTCTAATTGAATATCTCCTTTGAGTGTTTCTAGGTCATTTCTATTAGTCAGGTTAGTCGTATCTGGAATATTTAGTTTACTTCTCCAATTATCTACATTTATCCCTTCTCCTGAGTTGTAATTATTCTTTAGTTCTTGGAAGTTTGTGATTAGTGAATTTAGTGAGTCATCTGATATACCTAAGACTGATCTCCAAGTATCTACACTAATATTACTTGCATCAACCTTAGCTAAAACTGAGGTATCTATTCCAAGTCTATTTCTTAAAACTTCTACATCAATATCATAACCACTTTTACTAGCTAGGGTTCTGATTGCATCTAAAAGCTCATCTCTAGTTACTCCTGAAGGTTGAGAATTATTTATAACCCCCAGTCTCTCTTTAATTTTTTCAATGTCGATATCTGAACCGTCCTTCTTAGCTAATAGATTTAACTCAAGGATATTTTTAAGGTAAGATAGGTCAACATTTGTAAAGTCTTTGTTAGCTAGGAATGAAGAAAATACAGCATAGTTTAAGTTGGTACCATCTATATTTAATTTCTTAGCTAGCTCTTGCATAACCTGAGAATTGGATCCACCACCAGAGTTACCTTCCCTAGCGGATATAATTAGATCGTCTTTAATCGGGTCATAAACAATCATTACCGACTCATCCAAGTGAAACCTATTGTTGATAAGAGAGACTGTAGAATCAAGCTTATCTTCTTCTTCTGTGATTTCTGGTTGAGGGGTCTGACTATTGTTATTATTTTGATTAGTCTCCTCTATTTCTAGTGAGCTCTGGTAAACACTCGTATCTGGTATATATGAATGTCTGATAATCTTCTTTGCCATTGCTCTTTCTTTTATTATTTATTTATTTTAGTTTTTGTTCTCGTTCAATATTGTCTCATTCAATTTTCTTAGTACTCCCATAGTTGCCTCATCTTTTCCAGTAAGTCTAAGTTTATCATCACCTCTAGAAATCTCTCCTGACAATCTTTGAAGCTCTACATCTGAATGCTCTATCTTAATTTCTTCGTATACTTGGTTGATCTTAGTCATGTAATCCAGAAGTTTGTCTATCATTACATATCTATCTTGAATCGGAACATCATTACCTAAAGGCTTACTAATCTCATCTACAAGTCCAGCTATAGTAATCATAAGTCTCTGGTAAATTACTAATCTGAATCTGGAATAAGCCTCACTCAAGTAAACCTCAAATACCTGCAACTCTTTTGGATCGATTATACTCTTGAAGTTTGACATTATTGTTTCCACTTCTAAGTTTATATTCAGTCCGTACTTTTGGTTGTAGGATACGTATAGGTCTTTAATTGAGTCTAATGTTTCAGCTGTCACCTTTCCATATTGATACTGTGAAGGTGAGTCTGCTGTAAAAACTATAGGTGTAATTGAATCCTTCTTTATTGGATCAACTGCATTCATTCTCCCTCTAATTAGATCAACTTCATCAAGGGAGGCAGAACTAAAATCATCAACTTGGATATAATCTGTCCCTTTCTTTTTAGCCATCTCTTTTAGTTTTTGGTTTTCTTCTCTCATATATAAGGCATTACTTTCAAACTGGAGGTGTTTTGGGGGTATTTTTGAGTTAAATTTTTGAGGGGTTAATGAGTAAAATCTTCTGTAACACCTGTATTCATTAGGGTTTCCAGAGATTTACTATTAAACGGCAGAGACTTAAGATTTTAGAATTAATTTGAAGTGTTTTTGGTTGAATTTGAGGGATATAAAAACCTACCCTTGATAGACTTGCTGAACCCAAAATTGGACTGAGTGAAAACCTACCCATGGTGAAACTCTAAACTTAAAATTCAGATGAAAGGAAACCACCCCATGTTGAACCTGTTAAGCTTAAAGTTAATTGAGGGTTTGGTTTTCTATTCTGACTAAAAGGGTAAAATCGTCGTAGAGCTTCATAAACCTATCAAAAATCGATTATCTATAGTTCTCTGGTATACTTATATTATTTTGAAGAGATCTTGGCTAATTTGTGGTTTATTTTCGTTAATCAAAACCTACCCATGTTAACCTTGTTGAACCTAAAGTTAGTTGAGGATAGCTTATCTTTCTATTTCTGACAAAAGAGTAAATCTTCTTCTTGGCTAATTGGGAGGCTCGGTCAGAGCCCTCCCCAAGTTAAACTTTTAATTACAACTTTTATTTTTTTTTTCTTGGTTAATCGGAGGAGCCTTTAGGGCTCCGACTATTTTTAAAAATTAATCAGGAACGAGGCTTTAGCCGAGTGACTATATAATATATTTAATATATCCATATAACATGGGTAGGTTTTACTAAAAGTTTGACTATCAGTTATTTATAAGGCTATCTTTCTATAATTAATTGATTTTTAGGGGTTTAACTTTTTAGTTATATTTTTGGTTAATTTTTTAGATTTTTTTTTTTAGTCTTAACTTTTCGATTTCTATTTTTTTTTCTAGTTTTATTTTTGATCAGTTTTGAGCGAAACGATAGTGTAGCGAATTATATATAATTTAATATTTACCTTATAACATGGGGCGGTTTTAGTCACCTCTGAAAATCAGCTAGTTATATAAAATAATCTTAGAAACACCTCAAAAATCAACTCAAATGCTCTAACCTATATAATTATACCTGAAAAACAAGAAAGTGTCTTAAATCGAAGATATGGTACCTTAAATTGAATGTCAGGGTTTTTAGTTTAGTTGAAGTTTAGTCATAATTAGATAACCAGAAAAATATGTAATCCTAGTTATAAATTTGGTAGTAAATAAAAGTTATAAAAATATTTGGTCATTATAAAAATTTGTTTACCTTTGCAAAGTAGAATTTTAAAAATAGAACAATTATGATTAATTTTGAGTTACACCCAGTAGAGGTAAAAATCCAAAACAAAGAAAACTTAACCAGCCTAGAAATCACTGAACTAATCAATTATTACGCTAAGTTGGCTAAAGATACTCCTAAGAGAGGTAAAACCCATGACCAAATAACTGACTATATATGGGAGGTATTTAAGAAGGGTACCCCGGAAGAGGAACATGTTGAAGTAGAAATGTATAGGGATTCTAGAAATCGAAAACAAGCCCAGTTTGTACTAACCAGACCTCAATGGATCAGGATACTTTTTAAGATACATAATAAAGGTGTGGGAGAATTGTTAAGAGAACGTTTATCTAAATTATTATAATAACTAAATAAAAATACAGAAATTATGAATAACCAATTAATTACAATGGACTTTGGAAGTGAAGCTACAATATCCAGCTTTGAGTTACTTGACCAAATTAACTTATTTAGAAGTCGTGATGTTAAGAAATCAAAACTAATTCACAAAAATTTACTGGCAGTAATTAGGGATGAATTTAGTGAAGATGATGAGGGAGAATTACAAGGGCTGAAAATCAAGCAGTCGTTCAGAATCAGAGAGTTACCTAATGGAGGGCACAAAAATGAACCGTATTATGAACTAACTATTTCTCAAGCAAAACAAGTACTATTGAGAGAATCTAAACAGGTTAGGAGAAAAGTTATTGAATACTTGGAAAATTTTGAGAGGGCTTTCGCTAATTCAATGAGGAGAGCTATGGAACCGATTATTGACAGGATGGATAAAATAGAGAGTAACTTTGTCGGTCTAAATAGTAAACTTGATCAAATCTTGCTTAATCAAAATAACCAATCATTACCAGTTACATTTAAACCGCTAAAATCAATAGCTCCAGTTCAATACTTAAGACCTCAACCTATTAATAATGCGCAATGTAGAGTTGAATTAAACAACTTGATTTTAGATTATAGTAAATTAGCTAAGATTCATATAACAGCTGCTTGGGTAGAAGTATATCAAAGATTGGAGAACAATTATGGATTTAAGGTTAATGAAATAGAGAGTATAACGACCAGAGAATCTAAAATTGATAAAATTGAAAGGTGTGGATTAATTAGACCTGCATTTGATATTATTAACGCCCTAGTAGCGGAATTAAGATACGTCAGTTAAACTCTGGCGTATTTTTTTTTACAAGAGCAGAGAATTTCCAAAACCCTAACAATCAATTCATTAAACATCAATACAGGCTAGAACTATGGAAAAAACCTAATCTGTGAAATAAAATTAATGTTATGGGCAGTTTTAATAATTTTTATATCGGAAACTATTTCTCACCAAAAATCGATAGATCTTCTTCTAACCGTTTATTTATATCAGATGAAGAGCCTAACTTAGCGGACTACAAGGAAGTTGAACGAAAAGAGTATTTGAGAGATTGTGGAAAGTTTGTCAGAGAGAGAATACTAGAATACCTTAGCATAGTCCCAAATCCACTACACAAATCAACTTGGGAACTATGTTTAGAATTGGATAAAGAAGATGAAGAATATGATAACGAATGATACGATTAATAAGCTGACTTTGAACTTAGAAGATTACGATCAAGTCAGGCACAATAAACATCTGTACAAGCATAGAATTAGGTACCCGATGGATTATGGAAGGTTGAGATACTACATGAAAGTTCAAGATTGTAAACTACTAAAACTAAAGAAGAGCTCTGGGATATCCTACTTATACGAACTACCTGAAACTGAAATAGATAAGAGTGATTTAAAGAGGAAGTTTCTCCAAAGTAAAGCCTTTGTTGAAACCTTGAAAGTACTCTATGAAATAATCCCGAAGTTCTCATCTGTATCTGTTCCAAAAGACCTACTAAACCCTACCGTAGACAAAGCTGAAAAACTATTTGATCCAAGTATTAAGCTTTCTATTCATTGGTTTAAAAGTGACTTGGAGGGTGAGTCTATGGATCCTTCAGTATTTAACTTAGTGATTTTTGATGTTTAACATGTAATAAATAACTTAATAAAAAAAAATAGAATTATGAATAAAGAATTAATATCAAGCTTTAGAAATTTAGAGACAAACAAAGAACTAAGAACTGTAATTACTCCAACAGGAGATGTACTTTTCTGTCTGTCCGATGTGTGCAGTAACCTTAATCTTACAAACCCTAGTGTAACTAAAAAGGCTCTAGAGAAGGAATATGGAGGGGATCTAAGTATCTCTTACCCCCTTTCAACTTCTGGTGGAGATCAGTTTTTTACTTTTATTCCAGAATCACATGTGTACTTTTTAATATTTAGAAGCACTAAGGAGGAGGCTAAGAAATTTAGAAATTGGGTGACTGAAGATGTATTGCCATCATTGAGAAAAACAGGGAACTACATGATTAACTCCTCTTATCCAGTCTCACCTTATACTCCAGAATTATTAGCGAAGATTAAAAGACTGGAAAGTGAATTAAAAGTGGCTAGATCAACCGCAAGTCTATTTACGTTTTCAAGTTTAGCTGAAGATTACGGACTACGTGAATCCACTCTAAAGCTATTAATAGGTGAACTGGGCGTAGATTTAGATAAGTTAGTATATAAAAGAGGTGAAGTTATGTACTTGGATTCAGAGGGTGTAGATATTGTATGGGAGGCTGTAAACAAGCTTTCTAGAAATTTTAATAGGAGAGAGTTTCGTAGTTATGAGAAAGAAGACGCAGATGAAGCCTTTAGAGAACTAGTCGGACTTAATCCCCCTCTCCCATTCTAAATCCAACCTATGATACTAAAAGAAATAGAAACCAAATACTTAGACCGACCCCCAGATAGATTTTCAGTTAATGATGAGGGGTTTACCGGAGCTGTACATATTATCAATAACCCGGAATTAGACTCAGAGCGGATTTTAAGGGAACTAATTGAATCTAAACCAAATGCTATACGATTAGTCTCACGATTTAAATTAACTTATCTTCCACCTGAGTTTTACGATTTGGAGCCTTATGATATTTACCAGCCTGTTAACATTGTACCTATGACCCTATTCAAAACAAACTCAGTAGTAGGCTATGGTACGTTAAAAGATATCACCTACATTAAGAAAGGGAAATACCTCCTAGTAAAACCAAATGAAATATATACTCACCTAACACATAACGGAGACTTAACTTCACTTGGATACCTCTCACTACTTCTTAATGTCAACTCTATGGAACAACTGCCTTATGAGATTAAAAAGAGAGGAATGAAATTATTTGAAAAGAACCTTAATAAATATTTTAAAGATGAATACAGAAATTAACACTACTAAGAAATTCGACAACTTAATGATTGATATTGAAACCTTTGGGACTGATTTATGCTCCGTTGTACTTTCAATAGCAGCTACACCTTTTAATGAAACAGAAATTGGAGAGAAGATTTATTTCCATCACTTACCTATAGAATCTCAACTAAAAATGGGAAGAACTATATCTCAGGAAACTTGGAACTGGTGGTCTGAACAAACTCTAAACCCTGTAGCAAAACCAACTAACGGAACAGATTTAGACGCTTATATGATTCTCCTTTCCAACTTTATTTCAGATTTAGAGGATGGGCAAGATGAACTAAGAATATGGTCTAACCCTCCACAGTTCGATATTAAGATTCTAGAGGATATGTATAAACAAGTTGGTCGTCCTATTCCGTGGAGCCATAGACAAATTTGTGATGTTAGAACCGTGAAGAAACTATTAGGAAAGGATAGATACGCTGAGTTTATGAACAAGGAGGCACATAATCCAGTATCAGATAACGAGTTCCAAATAAAAATAGTTCAGAAGTTTATTAACATGACCAAATAAAATGATTAACTTTGCGGGGGTTTACGAAAATGTGAGCCTCTGCAGTTAAACTTATGGAAATAAAAATGTGAACCTGAAAATATCGAATCATGAATTGTTAGGTGGAAATGTGGATAAAGTTACAGCTGACACCTTGATGAGATTTAAAATCAACAATATAAAGAAAGAAATATATCACAAAGGAGAAATGGAAATAAACACAAGCCTATCCGTATCAGTATATTCAATAGCAGCAGCGATACGATACAACTGGATAAACGAGAAATTCAATAACGGAGGACTACATACAAAATCAATAAGGTTAAATGTAGGAGGGGATGACAGAGATGAACTAACTGTATTCTTTAAATCTCGTGAAGTTGCTGCTGAAAAATACTTAGAGGATGATGATTCAGGAGTTATAATTTACAAAGACAATAAAGGGATGGCTTCTTATAATATTTACGAGGAGTCTTCAGATGTTATGATTGCAGGTGATGAAGAGTTTGTAAAGAAAGTAGCGGATGAGTTAGAGGAAAACTTTGGGAAATCTAGGGTAAATGCTAAGTGGTACTATAACAAGAACGAGTATGTAACAATTCCTGTAAACACTAACAATATACCTACGACAGATTCTTACCCATTTTTGAGAGGAGAGAAACTTGAGGATTACTTTGATAGATTTATGAGCTCAGATGCAAATGTTCTATTATTATATGGTAAGCCGGGATTAGGGAAGAGTTCGTTTATAAAAGCTTTACTGAATCATACAAAAGGTACACCGGTGGTTTCTTACAATTACGAGCTATTATATGATGATTCTCTATTTGCTCAGTTTATGGAAGACTCTAAGTCACGCTTCTTTATTCTAGAGGATGCTGACACATTACTTAAAGATAGAGCTAAGAATGATAACCACGTGATGCAGAAATTCTTAAACTTGGGAGATGGGATACTATCAAATAAGAAAAAGAAAATAATCATCACAACTAACTTAGAAAACTTGAGCTCAATAGACCCAGCATTAACTAGACCTGGTAGATGTTTTGATGCTTTAGAATTCACACCACTTACAAAAGAACAAGCATTGAAACTAAATCCATCATTACAGTTAGAGCAAGAGGAATATACGTTAGCTGAGATCTATAATGATAAGAAGACTGAAGTTACGGGGGATTCAAAGAAAGTTGGTTTTAGATAACGAGATGAGCTGTGAATTTAGAAGCAATTAGAAAAGAATGGATGGAGCTGAATAGTAAGTTGATCAGCCTATGTAAAAGTAAAGGAGGAACGCTAACCTGGGACGAATATTTAGCTGGAGGTGGAAGTAGAATTGAAGAGTTAAGAACTATGTGGAATCGTTTGTGTCCCGAGAAGATAGTATTTAAAAGCAAAGATTATGGTAAAAGGTAGAGTATTAATGTTTTCGGAATATAAGAGAAGAACTAAACCTGCGCTCCTAAGAATTGTAACTAAAGAGGATATCGATGAGTTTAATGAGCTTGGAGTAATATATACAGATAAAACAAAAGCTTATACAGTCTCAATAAGTGATGCTGATTTAGAAAGTGGAAGTCCTAAAATTGGAGACATGATAGCCGTTAGTGAGAATAATACATCAGATCAATGGTTAGTCAATAAAAAGTACTTCCACGAGAATTTCCACACCGAACCTAATTTAGTAGAAGGTGGTCATTGCGTAATTTTGTTTAAGTAGTTAACATAATAAAATAAAAATCATGACACTAGAAGAAATAAGAAAAGAATATAACAAGTTAGATCATGAGATATTCAACCTAGCAATAGAGAAAGGCGGAAGTCTGACTTGGGAGGAGTATTTAGAGGCTGGCGGAAATAGACTTGAAGAGTTGAGAATTGAGTGGGATAGGTTAAGTCCAGAAGAATCTATAGGAGAAATAAACAGGAAAGAAGTAACCGAAAAGAGTATCGACGATTTCTTAAAAAGTGCGAATTAAAACTATGACAAAGAAGGAAAAGAGGAGAGATGAATTTGCTAAGTCTTTAAGGAGGGCTGTAGTGATGATGGAATATTACCACTATTTTTCAGCCAGAGAGACTAATGCAGAACTATTAAAGGGAGAAGCTTGTACACCTCAGGAAGCCGAAAACCTAGCTAAACTTGCTCAACTATTAATAAAAGATAGAGAAGTTTCACCATCCGAGTTCATAAGAGAGCCTGACGATTTAGCTAATAAGGTTCTAGAGTATGATGGGAAGATGATTAAGATGAGACATAGATTAGAGGTAAACAATATAAACGAAGAAGTCTTGAATCAACTATGTAAAGATGTAGAAGAACGAGATGAAGAAGTTATACCTGGAATGAGAATGTACGCTCAGGCTATCGGTTATTTCTTAAAGGTTCACTTAGATTACCTCATCGACAAAGCGTTCACAAAAGGACAAATGAATGCATGTTATCTATACTATACCTCAAAGCCACCCTTCATACCTAAGAACTTGTACATGGTGAGTAGGAGATTAGTGAGAGATTTGTTAAATTATTATGATAAACTATGGAATGGGAAGATTTTAACGAAAACGACATAAACTGGCCTATAAAGAAGGGTGAGAAGGTTTACCACTATTTATTTGGCTGGGGAGAAGTTACTGATTATTATGTATGCAATGTTAGGTGGTGGAGAGCGGAGATAGGTGTAACATTTGAGGGTGAAGATAAGCCTAGATGGTTCAACCCTATTGGAAAACTACCTAAGTGTAATGCTTGGATGGAGGATATAAGAGTAGAGCTTTCTAAAACAGAATATAGTAAGTTAGAAGATACACCAATAATAAGCAAAGAGGAGTACCATAAGATAATGGCTCCACTGTTAAATAAAGAAGGTGAAGCTAAAGAGGTAAGGAATGAAGAGTATTTGAAAATGAGGACAGAAGTTAGGCAAAATGTGTAACGAATAACTAGGGTTTATCATAAAATTGTGAAAAACTAAAGGGTATGATTTGAAGTCACATCCTTTGAACCAAACAACTGTAAACTTATTAACACTTGTAGAACTAATAAAAAAAAAGAGATAAAACAATGACAGAACTTATTAAAATTACAACAAACGAAGAAGGAACTCAAGTAGTATCAGCTAGGGAGCTTCATAATTTTTTAGAGAGTAGAAGAGATTTTCCAACATGGATCAAAGATCGAATAGGTAAGTACGGATTCGTTGAAAATCAGGACTTTGAGGTTTTCCACAATTTTGGGGAAAACCCCTCTGGAGGTAGACCATTAAAAGAATATGCACTAACTTTAGATATGGCTAAGGAGCTTGCGATGGTTGAGGGAAATGAAAAGGGTAAACAAGCTAGGAGATACTTTATTGAATGTGAGAAGAGGTTGAAAGAAGTAGTAACTAAACCAATGACAACTGCTCAAATGTTTGCTCTACAGGCTCAGGCCCTACTGGAAATCGAACAGAGGCAAAATGAGCAGGATGAAAGAATTAGAAGGTTAGAAGAAAATCAAAGAGAAAACGAAGCTGCACTAAAAGCTATTCCATTTGAAGACGTGACTTTACCTGAACTACCGGAGAGACAGCAGATAAATCAATTAGCAAGACTTTATGCAGGTTCCACCGGGGTTAGTTTTAGAGATGTTTGGAATAAGGTGTATCAAGAACTCTACTACAGGTTTAATATTTCAATAAGAGCCCATAAGAAGAATCTAGGTGAAACGAGTTATTTAGATGTGGCTGAGAGAATAGGCTGCCTAGATAAAATAAAGAACATATTGAATCACCTCATCAGTAAACTAGAGTTAAAATAACATGAAAGCAGTAAAAGTAAAAATAAGAGTGAAGGATGGATATATATTTGGTACCACCCCTTCAACACACGAATTTCTAGGATCTATCATATTTACTAACGATGGAGAATTGATAGTAGATACGGGACAAATTCCAGGAGAGTATATTTTGTTTTATGACTACCACTTTGGATACGTAAGCGATGATAAGACTGGTGGGGAAATACAGGAGATTAAGAGAGATGAGTTTGACTATGATAAGGCGTACCACTTAGTTTTAGATGATGAAGGGATACCTATGATGATGAATGGAAAGATAGTCTTAATGGCAAACTATGATGGACTAGAGGTTGAGTTAAATAATTTAGAACCAACTAGTTAGACTTTATGACCGGCTAGAGTTAGAGTGCAAAGACTTATAGGTAGAGAAGAAACTATTTGACATGGAAAAACTCAAGAATATATTTAGAAACGGAGAATTAAACGAATATACTATCGTAAAGACTCCGCTTGAATTAATAAATAAACTACTTGCTATGGGAGCTATATCACCTACTCATGACTATATAAAGAATGGGTATTTTGAGAAAGGTGAATATGGCAAGTATAGATTAACAGAAAAAGCTAAAACCGAATTATTATGAGTACAGAAATTCAACAAGAACTAGACTATATTAAGAGTAGCCAGTTCAAACTAGGGGAATACATCTATATGGGAATGGGTTATGTTGGAGATCATGAAGTGTGTATGTCAGTGGGTTACAAAATAGACTACGCATTAAAGAAAGCCAAACAGTTTGAAGAGGCAGATCCAAATGTGAAACTGACTCATATCAATAAAGTAAAAGTGGGAAAATTAGTGAAAGATAGGAGATTTGAGATAACAGAATAAATAAATAAATACAGAATATATAACTTTAAATTTTTAACATCATGAGTTTTGATTTTAACAGCTTTTTAGAGCAACTAGAAAAAGACACAACACCAAAAGAAAGAAAACAAACAGGATTTAACAACGTACCTAAAGAAGAGAAATTAACTAAGGTGTATATGAGTACTCCAGATTCATTTGGTACAATCTACGGAGTTCCTATGGTTACAGACAGCGGTTCACCAGCAGTATCATTATCGGGAGTAAAGGAAGTTAAGCTTACAATTAATGAAGATGACAAATTCGCAAGATGGGTAAGAATCCTTCCCCCTAACTTCTATAAATTTGAACCAGGAAGTAAGGAAGAGTCTCTATATGGGGAAATCGTATCTCTTCATGACAGATTAGTTAAAGAGGAGGTATCTTGGAAATTAGTGAGAAACAGAAACTACTTCTTGACTTACCTATACGTGCTTAAACATAAAAACTTAGCAGGAGAGGTTCCAAATGAGAATTGCCCTTGTTTATTTATCTTTGATCACAATAGAGCAGCTCAAGCATTCCAAGCAGAGATCAAAGCTAAGAGTGAACTAGCTGGAGGAGGATTTAATTGGACTCAAAGATTCTTCACTAATGATCTAAACGACAGAAAAGGACTTATGATCATTAACTACTACAAAGATAAAGGAGTGTGGACAAGTACTGTAAATTTAGCTTCTATCACTGAGGATCATTATGGTCTTACGAATGGACAGCCTACAGTTAATGTTCCTGAAGTTTCTGCTAAAGTATTCCACGATCCAGTAAATGACCTTCTTGGAGTATCTAGTAGTGAGGAGAGATTTAATTATGAGTTCTACGTAAAAGTGAAAGCTAAAATGCAAGAAATGTTAGGTAATGCTTCAAACTTAGTAGAACCTTCATCATTCTCAGCTAATAACAGTAATAATGTAACAGTAACACCAGCTCCAACTACAAATAACGAAGATGCTCCTTTCTAATAACACGACCAGATATAAGTATGCTTTCATTGACGCACAGCTATACTTAACTAGAAACTGGATGATGTTAAAGGATAAACCCGGGTATCACGATCAGAAATTATTAAAGTCGTTCATACAAAGTATTATTAAGCTTGTTCGAGAGGAGGTAACTGCAGATAATGTGGTCCTCCTTTGGGATAAGTCTCCATACTATAAAACAAGAAACCTAAGTGACTACAAGGGTGACAGAGATTATAGAGGAGAGGAGAGTATTACTGAGGATATGACTGAAGAGGAAAAAGCTGAACTTAAAAAGAAGACAGAGCAATTCCAAAGCAGGCAGCGAGTTAAGTATAAATTAGTGTCTGACTCTGCTAAACTTGGATTCCCTTCTATTATACTTTCAGGCTTTGAGGCAGACGACTTTGCTTATATAGTTTCTAGGAGTAAGCTGGTTAATGAAAGTGAAGAAAAGTCAGTACTCGTTTCAAAAGACTCAGATTGGGTAGCTTGTGTGACTCCAAAGGTTGACTTCTACAGAATTACAAAAACTAGGGAGATCTATGTTTATGAAGATGCTCTAGATAAGTATGAAGGAATGGATCTTTACGAGTATAACAGTATCTATCAATCTCTATACGGATCTCACAATTACCTTAAGAATAACAGAAACCCTGAGATAATACTTGATGGGATTCTGCATGTTAAGGATTTGATAGGAGAAGATAACTATAGCTTTACTAAGGATAAGGAATTGTTTTTACTACAGCTAGAATCATTTAGAGTTGAGGATAACCCAGAGTATAATAAAGCAGACTGGCTAGTTAATAATATACCCTTGAAAGCAGAATATCCAGATGAGAATGCGTTTAATCAGTACTGTATAGACAACTTCTTAGACTTAAATTACAGCTATTATAGAGGGTATCTTAAAGCGCTTAACAAATGAAATACTTGATAACAGGCGACATCCACATAGATAAATACAATAGGTATAACGTCACGGAGAACTCTAGATTTAACCAGTTTAGAGACCTCCCTGGCCTTTATGTGAATGTAGCTAAGAAATATGGAATTAAGACTATCTTTTTAGCAGGAGACATTTTAAATAAACCAATCAACCCTCCTCAAGTAAATCTATTAGTAAGGGAGTTTTTCGATAAGCTATGTGATTACTTTGACAGGATCTACATAACTATTGGAAACCATGATGCTAACTCACCTGTACCAACCCCAGACGTAACTGACCTGACACTTTATTTTGATTATAGAGGAAAGGTTAAATATGTGCATCAAGGTTATGTAGAGGATGAAGGACATGTTACTTATTTGCAGGATTATATTAGAGGAGAAGAAATTCCAACACCAGAGAAGAAAGTAGATTTAATGATAGGTCACGTAACTCTGGGGAATGAACAGTTTAAGGGTCAGAGTCTCGATATCACAAAGTTTCACATAGGGATTTTTGGAGATATACATAAGATAGTCCAAGTTAATAATTGCCACTCTATAGGTCCTCCAGTTCAAGTTAAGGTGGATGAAGAGGATTATGGACAAGTAGTAGTATATGACACTGAGACTAGAGAGTTCTTCCGTGAACCTTTAGATCCTTCTGGTAAAATTCTCTCTAAAATGGTGTACACTTCCGATAGAGATAAAGTTGGACCAGATATTGAAACAAACACTTACTACGTCTATAAACCATCAGGAGCCAAATCACATAACCATAAAGTAGACACCTCAGATTGGAATAGAATAGAGGAGCTTATAGATAAAGTAATGGAGTCTCAGAATTTAAAGGGTCTCCACGATATGCTTAAGGAAAAGGTTATATACAATCCGATTAACTTTGATTTTGAACTTAAGAATATCTCCATTAGAAACTACCGAAGCATTAAAGAACTAGACTATGAATTTTCACCTAAGACGCTTGTACTGGGAGAGAATGGTTCAGGTAAGAGTTCGTTTTTAGATGCATTAGTTATAGGTTTACAGGGAGACAGAAGTTTAAAAGATTCAGTTAAGATAGGGGAAGATGAGTGTAGAATAGAGCTTAACTTGAATTATGAAGGGATTAACTATAAGATTGTAAGAAACTCCCATGCTACAGACGAGTTACATATAGATGGAGTTAAACAAGATTATGCTAAGGCTATTGAAGTTCAGCCAGATATTGTTAACCGACTTCCTTTTATTGAGTATCTTGACAGCATGGTGATTGACTCTAAGGTTGTTTCTCTCCTAGGCAAAATGAACTCAGTAAGAAGAATTGACCTATTATCTAAACACTATAAACTGGACGTCCTAGATAAATTTAAAGATGCTTGTGATATCCTAAAAGATTCTATCCACTACACCCATAAAGAATTAGAAGAGGAGGTAGCGAGAATAGAGTCTAACCTTGAAATGAGAAAGAGAGATTTAGGGGAATACGGTGAAGTTAAACTGCTTACAGAAGATGAGATACTTGACCTTAACAACCAGATAACCTCTCTTAAAAATAAAATAAGTTCGTACAATGCATTTCTAAAGTTCCAGAGCGATAAGAGAGTATTAGAGTCACAGATAGAAAATGATAAGTCTACGCTCGCTACTCTAAGATCTCAAATAAAGGAACCATCTGAAAATAACCTAGAAGAACTTAAAGAGAAGCTTAGAGGTTTTTCAGGAGTAGAGAGTAAAGTTAATGAGGCAAAGACACTTGGAATGATGAAAGCTAAGGAACTAGAAGGGGTAAAATCAAGAAGAGAATCCTTAGAAAACCAAACAATACCTAAATGCTCAAGTTGTAATCAGGATATAGGGCGGGAACTTCACCTTAGAAATATAGAAGAGTTAAAGAATCAGGAAGCTAAGCTAAATGACGAATTAAATAGTCTAAGAGGCGAATATAAACTGCATAATGATAGACTTAAGGAACTGGGAGATAAAGAAGCTATACAGGAGGAGATTACTAAGATTTCCACAGAGCTTTCAGTTTACCAATCTTTAAAGTCACAATTAGAGAGCACAGAGATACGCCTAAAATCTAATGAAAATAAACTTACAGAGCTTTTACTATCTAATACTGAGAACGTAGCTGAAATTGATGTAAATGACGCTACTAACCAGATATTAACTCTACAAGGAAAACTAAAAGAGAATGATAGATTAAAATCACTAAGGTCAGAGGTTATCCAGTTAGAGGAGAGCTTGGTACTTAAATCATATGAACTTGCTAAACTATCTAAGGACTTAACGGTTTATGAGAAGTATAGTAAGCTAATGGATAAAGATGGATTAATTTACACTGAGATCTTAAATAGACTCACTGAGAATTTTACTAATGAGATGTTTGAATTTAAGACTACCTCAACAAGAAAGAATGGAAGGGAGTTTTCAGATCTATCAGTTAAGTTTAATGTTAATTCTCACTTTATAGATTACGAAAACTTATCATCTGGACAAAAGACTCTATGTGACATCTACTTCTTATATCGTTCAATTTTAGGTTCTGGACTTTTAATATTCGATGAGTTCTTAAAATATCTAGACAAGGATAACTTAGATGTAGCTGTGAATATGCTTACTCAAATGAATGTAGGGGTTATGCTTATTGCCACTCATACAGATAACTTTACAATGGATTCAGGTAAGATTTTATTTGAGTTAACATCTGAGGGTAGTAAGGTGAAATATCTGAATTAATTTTTGTATATTTGCAGAACATTGTAAATCAGGCGGTACGTTGAAATAGTGTATCGTAAAACTTAATATTAAAAAAAAAACAAATATGAACCTAGAAATTTTTAAATCGGGAGATGAAGTAAAAATGTCAAGCAGAGAGATTGCTGAGCTGACAGGAAAGAGACATGATAACGTTGTTCGGGATATAGATAAACTGAATAAATCCTACGAAAACGGAGGCTTCCTCAAAGTTGAGGAGGGGTACTATACTTTGTCAAACACTGGTAATCAACAACATAGGGAGTATCGATTAACTAAAATGCAAACTTTAGATTTAATGACGGGATATAACTTAGACCTTAGAATTAAGATTAACAGAAGATGGGAAGAGCTAGAAAAACAAAACAGCAGACCACTAACTCAAGCAGAACTTATTTTAGTACAGGCTCAGGCTTTAGTAGATATGGAGAGAAAAATAAACTCTGTAGAAGCTAAGGTAGATAGAATCGTTAAAGCTCAAGAGGATGTAATGGCTCAACTTGAAGCTATTCCTTTGGTTGATGGAGAAATTCCCGAACAATCAGCTAGAAGTAAAGTTAATGAGTTAGTAAGACATTATAGTTACATCAGTGGAGTTGGTTATAGGGAGGTTTGGAATTCAATCTATAAAACTTTACTATACAACTACGGAATTAATGTTAGCGGAATCAAAGCTATTAAACCAAATGAGAGTAAGTTCGATAAAGCAATTAGAGTTGGACATTTAGATACAATTCACTTGGTTATTTCCGAGATGATTAGAGAATATCAGTCAAAGTTATTAGATAAGTAGAAATATAAAAATAAATCATGCCAAAAGAAATTAAATTTAATGATACAGCTAGAAAGGAACTCTTAACAGGGGTAAACCTTCTAGCTGATGCAGTAAAAGTTACACTAGGCCCAAGAGGTCGAAATGTAATGATAGAAAAGCCAATGAACAGACCACACATAACTAAAGATGGGGTTTCTGTGGCTAAATCAATAGAGCTTCCAAATAGAGTGCACAACATGGGAGCTCAATTATTAAAACAAGTAGCATCTAGAAGTAACGACCTAGCAGGGGATGGAACAACTACAGCTACAGTTCTTGCTCAATCTATGGTTAATGCGGGGCTAAGATACGTAGATTCCGGCATAGCTTCAGTAGATGTAAAAGCAGGAATTGACTTGGCTGTAAACAAAGCGATTGAACTACTTAATAGTAACTCAGTAGAAATTGATTCATCTAACCTTGAGAAACTTGACCAAATCGCTTCTATCTCAGCCAATAATGATAAAGAGATTGGAGGGTTAATTTCACAAGCTTTCTCTAAGGTAGGTAAAGATGGAATTGTAACAGTAGAAGATCAAACAAGGGGTATCGAAACTACGGTAGATGTGGTGGAAGGTATGCAGTTTGACAGAGGTTACATTTCTCCTTACTTTATGACAGATTTAGAGAAGAAGACTGCAACCTTAGAGAATCCCTATATTTTAGTAGCCGATATGAAACTGGTTAACTTTAAGGATTTGATAGGTGTGATAGAACCAATAGCTAGAAACTCTGAATCTCTTTTAATTATAGCTCAGGACGTAGAGGGAGAACTTTTAAACACCTTAATCACTAACCGAGTAAAGGGGGCGATTAAAGTAGCTTGTGTTAAGGCTCCAGGTATAGGTTCTAGAGTTACGGATTATTTAGAGGATATAGCTTTGATTACAGGGGCTACTATGCTATCTAACACTAAAGGATTGCCAGTAAGTAAGATGGAGCCATCATTCTTAGGTAGAGCTTCTAAAGTAATAATCACTGAGAGAACTACTACGATCTCAGGTGGAGCGGGTGACAAAGAAAAGATTAAAGAAAGAGTATCTCAATTAAAGTCCCAAGAAAGTTCTGCTGTGAAGGATTACGATAAAGAAGTGCTTAGAGAAAGAACGGCTAAACTTCAAGGAGGAGTAGGAGTTATTTATGTTGGAGCACCTTCAGAAGTAGAGATGAAAGAAAAGAGAGATAGAATAGAAGATGCTCTACATGCTACACGTGCTGCACTAGAAGAAGGGATACTACCAGGCGGAGGAACATCTCTAGCTAAAATATCAACTCAATTATCTAGCTTAAAGACAAATAGCGAGGGAGAGAGATTAGGAGTAGAGATCGTACAGAAGGCTATCCTAGAACCTCTAAAACAAATCGTAGCTAATGCAGGCGTATCTCCAGAGGTAGTAGTAAGCAAGGTAATTAAAAACAAATCCTTCTCTTACGGCTATGATGCTAAAAGGGACGCTTATGGAGACTTATATGAACTTGGAGTAGTGGATCCTAAGAAAGTTACTAGAATAGCTTTGGAATCAGCCGCAAGTATCGCTTCTATGATCCTAACGACTGAAGCTACTATTACAGAAATCGGAGACATAACAGAGAATATAAACCATTTAATTTAAAAAAAGCATATGCAAATCATTAACGTAGGGACAGCGCCTATTAACTTATTTATCGCTTCCCGTTATCTTACAATTCAACCAGGTGCAGAATCGATTAACTCATTACTTTCAGACGGGGATATAATGGCAATCGTGGATAACTTTACACCTGATCAAATTAAGTTTAGAGTAACCGCACCAGCAACAGAGAGAAATCAATTAGCTGACTGTCAAGTAAATCCTAGTTATATCTTTGATCCAGAGGCAGACACTAAAACAGTAGAAGAAACAAGACAAGTATAAACCTTTAATAATTAGAAAACCATATGGAAATTACAGTAAAAAACAATGGCACAGGGATCATCGCATTCCAACACTTAGGCACAATCGTAAGCTTAGGACCTGGAGAGTCTTTTAAATCAAACCTAGACTTCACAGTTCCAGAAAAGCAAGTAATTGAAAGCCAACCAGACTTAGAGTATTCAAATAGTGAAATTGCTCCAGTAAAAGAAGAGGTAAAAACTAAACCAGAATCTAAGAAAGCTGCTAAAGTTGAAGAAGTAGCACCAGCACCGGAAGAAGAAGAAGAAGCTCCAGAGTCAGAATCTAATAAAGAGGAAGCTAAGTCTGGTAAGAAAGGTAAAAAGTAATTAAAAACAAACTAAGATGTCTAGAGTAGTAAGATTAAGTTTTGACGACCTCCTACCTCCTGATGATAGATACACTTGTAAGCAAAATGATGAGTGGTATATCATTCAGTGTCCAAAGTGTAGAGAGGAGTTAAACTATGAGAAAACAAAACTATACCTTTCTAAGTCTCTGGATTTTGGGTATTGTCATAGATGTAACCGAGTTTTCCTAGATAATACACTTAACATTAACGCACAAAACCTAAGGGCAGACTCTATATTAAGTTATTTGAAAGCAGTTAGGTGTACTGATTATTTAGATGAATTTAGAAGACTAGGTGACATAGAGAGAGGCTCAGAAACGATAGATGAAAAGGGTATAGCGTACTTTAGACATCGAGGTAATAATAAACTCATTAGGGAATATAGAAACTTCGATTTACGCTTCAGTGATGACGGGATCTATATTCCTTATTATTTTGATGGGGAGATTAAGTACTACATTAAGAGACTTTACAAACCAATAGGGGATATGAAGTATTTTCTACCACCTATTAAATCTAAACCTTATTATCTTATTGACAGAGGTAGTGATGTTTATGTAATATGTGAAGGCCCTTTTGATGCTATGTCTATCGCTATGGTCTACCCTGATGTAAATGTACTAGCAATCTCAGGCTCAACAATGACAACTGCTCAAATTAATTCCCTAGATGACAGGCTTCCCGATAAGATTGTGGTTTGGTTAGATAATACGGAACTCTCCACTAACTTAAGGGATAAATTAAAGAGGAAAATTATATACGCAGATTATAGCATAGTGAATTCAAATGGGGACGACCCTGAAGAAATGCTTATACAGAAACTACAATAACAAACAAAAATTTAAAGATGAATTACAGTTTATTAGTAAGATTAACCGAGAAGCTAAGAGAAAGTAGAGATATAGACGCTATTAAAGTTACAGATGACCCTAAAGAGATAGAGATTACTTCAAGTCCAGTAGAGGTTGTAACTTCAGAGGAACTAGCTGATTTTGACACTCTCTTTAGCTCTGAACCTGAAATGGAACTTGGAGGAGTATGCTTTTATATGAGATTAGCAGTTTACCAAGACAGACCTTATATATTCAACAAAGCCGTAATGGAGGATAAGAAGGATATAAGATACTCTGCAGGTGATTTGTTCCACTTAGAAGGTCCTAGCACAGGTTATGTTGAAAGATTAAAAGAAGATCCGAATACCTTGATTATCCCTGACCATGACTAAGAGTGAGTTTTTAGCTAAGGAGTTTGCAGAGTGGCTTGAGAGTAAAGGATATGAGATAACCAATGCTCAATTCCCAGCTGTAATGTATGATGACAACACGGGTAAAATGGTTAGTGCATATATTACCGAGAGTATTCAGATTAATAAGGAAGATAAGGAAACTATAAGAACTAAATTCGCAGACCTAACTTACAACAATATACAGATACAGAACTTCTTAGAGAAAACTAGAACAGAGAACCGAACGCCTAAATTAATGGAAGAATGGAGCAAGGAAAAAGGTATACAATTAGACTAGAGAATCACAAGCTACAAGTTAAGTATAAAGGAGACTGGGAGTTAGATGGGATTAAAAATAACTTTGAAACTACTTACTCAGAATTTAACACAGCATCTCTATACCAAAAGGCAGCTCCAAAGTATATTCAAAAGGTTTACAAGTTCTATAACACTCACAATAAAACAGAAAAAGAGTTAGAGTTTAATGAAGGGTGGGCTTTCTATTTCGCTACTAAACTTAAAGATCAAATAGAGAATATAAATGAATTAGAAAAGCTTAAGAATGAATAGAGAAGAATTAATCAAAAGACTCAGAATTCAAGAAAAGGAGGAAGGGTCTGCGTATTATAAATTAGATAGAGGGTGCTTTGAGAGTTTTAATCTACCTGAGCAGCGATTTATTTGTGTAACCTTTGAACTAGATGAGGGTGATGAATTATACCTTTTAGATGGGGAGAAGAACAGATGTATCAGTGTTTTTGGAGATGAGGAAGTTCTAAAGGCCAAAGACATAATAAATAAAGATAAAAGAGTAAAATATATAAACTATGAAGGATACTAGATATGTAATAATGGTCTGCTTAGATGGACAAGTTTTCTTCAAGGATGGTTCTAATTATTACAAGTTCATATATTCGGACTATCACACAGAGGGCTTGAAAATTGAAGGAATAGAGCCTAACATAACTATAGACTTTGACGGGAAGAAGATTACTGAAATTAGGGACATAAACTCTCGTAAATATATTGGTAAATCTCCTGTTAGAATGGTTGTCTTAGATAGATCACTTCCATTAAAGCAGTACGATGAATTATTACAAGAACACGAAGATAAATTTAAGAAGATAGAAGATAAAGACTTAAAATGGGATATCATTGAATTTATCGACAAACACCGTAATCTATTTAACTACACTGATAACATTATATATTGAGAGAAACCATGCGATTGAAGTTACCTGAATTTGAAAACTTACTAGACAATCAAAACGAATTACTACAAAAACTACTTAGATACAGAATAGGTCTATGTCAGGTTTACACAGGATATGGCAAGAGTGAGATTATGGCTACCCTTGCTGCTTATCTTAATGAAAATAAAATACCTACCTTATTCATCACGTCTTCAAGTAAGGCTTTGGAGGAACTTAAGGATAGAGCTTGTAGTAAATTTAAGTTAGAAGATCCAGGTTACTTTAATCCAAACTTGTATGTGAATTTTATAAACGCTAAGGGATTTTGGAGGAGTGAGCAATCTAGAAATGAGGATAATATAGATTGGCTTAAGAAGGTAAAGGTTATTCTATTTGATGAGGTGGAGCAGAGTCTTAACGATATGATGTGTGCTCACTTAGATTCAACTTTACTGGGAAGAGAGTTTATGTATGGATTCTCAGCTACCTCTAATAAATCTGGAACTGAAAGACTAACGCCTAACTCGAACGAATACTATAATGTAAAAAATGAGAATCTAGTTAAGTATTTCGGCTATGCTACAGTACACTTAACTCCAGATCACAAGACAATGCATATAGAGAGATTCCAGTCTGATTTAGAGATAGTTGTGGATGAGACAGGGAAAACTAGTGGGATAAACCTTAATTATGTAAAAGATAATCTATACGACAACCCTAAATTTATCGATGTGTTCAATCGGTTCATGGTAAAGCATAGACAAGGAACTACTTTTATACCTATTAACCGAACACAAGTAATAGAAAACCTAACTCCAAAACTAGACAAATCTTTAAACATACTAATACTTTCTTCCTCAGGTTACACTTATAATGGAGAAAAATTAAGCATGAATGAGGCGAAAGATCTAGTAAGGGAGCATAAGGTGGATATTTTCTTTGGGACACGCTCCGGATACAATTCTATAGATTTCCCAAACATCAAGAGTATATTTTTAATGTTGGAAGAGAAAGCTCCTAATCATATACTACAAGCTATAGGGAGAAGTAGAGAGAAGGAGGTTAATATATACTGCATTGAGTTTAAGAAAGATGTACCTATATACTCCAAGAAACTAAGACACCAAATACAGATGATAAAGGAGTACTATAAGTTATCCAAAATAAATGAAATAAAAAGACTAATGCTATGAAAGAGAATGAGTACATAGAACATATAAGCAACCTTGAATATAAAAAGAGGGCTGTAACTAAACAACTAGCAGAAATTGATGATGAGATTAGGTCTGTTAGATGTAAGAGAGCTTTATTTGAGTTAGTTGAGAATTATAAGAAAAGAGGGGAGACCAAAGAGAGTCATGTAAATATACTTCCTGGTCATCCTGTCTGGTGTGGTATTAATCATCTATTCCCAGAGCTACCTTATGGAGAAGCGGTTTATCTTATAGTAGATGGAGTGAAGATTAAAATTACTCAGAATACCTTAGACTTATATGTAGGGATAGAATTTGAAGAGGAAAGAATAACGAACTTACGAAAATTAGAATATTAAAATACAAAAACAATGAACGAGCTTATTAAAATTACAACAAATGAAAGTGGAAACCAAGTAGTATCCGCTAGAGAACTTCACAAATTTTTAGAGAGCAGAAGAGATTTTTCAAACTGGATCAAAGATAGAATAGAGAAGTATGAATTCATTGAAAATCAGGACTATCAATTGCTCAACAATTTTGGCGAGCAAACAGGGAGAGGAGGACATAATAAAAAAGAATATGCACTAACTTTAGATATGGCTAAGGAGCTTGCAATGGTTGAAGGGAATGAAAAAGGAAAACAAGCAAGAAGATATTTCATAGAGTGTGAGAGATTGGCTAAACAATTAATAAACACTCAACAACAACCTGTATTACCTCTTAAGAATCAGCTCCAATTAGATATTTTGAATTCAGCTGGAGATGAGAACCAAGTATTATACGCTCTACTAGAATATGAGAAGCAATACGTGAAGCCTTTAGAGTTAGAGAATGAAGCAATGAAACCTAAAGCTGAATTTTATGACATTGTAGCAGACAGCAAGGATACTTTTACTATGAATGAAGTTGCCAAGAATGTAAATATAAAAGGGCTTGGTCGTAATAAGATGTTCGCTTTTCTGAGATACCATAAAATTCTAATGTCAAACAATGATCCTTACCAAAGATATGTTGATGCAGGGTATTTTAGAAGCATTCAGTCAACTTGGGTAGATAAGAATAACGATAGACACCTATATTTTAAGACTGTGGTTTTTCAGAAGGGAATCGAGTTTATAGCGAAAATAGCAGGTAAACACTTTGACCCTAACTTAGATTATTATGATGAGGTTTTAAACAATAGATACTTCGATAAACACAACAATTAATTATGGATGTAGAGCAACGATTAGAACTTAATGTGTGTTATGCCTTATTTAACAACTACTTAACACACGAAGCAAGAACCAACATGTCACACTTTATAAGCTACCTGACTAGAAGTGGACTTACAGATAATACATTAGAAGTAACCCTAGCTAAATTAGTTAGAGATACTGACCCAATAAACTTAAATGAGCACCTCCTAATAAATAACCTTCCAGAGATGACACCTAAAGCTATGGAAAAGGTTATTGGTAAGATCATGGAGTTTAAGAAGTTACCCTCATCAGACATAGCTCAATATAGGAACACCTTTAGAAAACTATGTGAGAATGAGATAATCCTAAAGTCTAATGAGATAGCAGATACAACAGAAAGGTTAAATTTTATTAGAAACACGGATTACAAAGATCAATTCTCAGAGACCATACTTATAGACTCTTTTGATGAAGCTGCTGAGAGAGATGAGGATCCACTAAACGGGTCAGGGATTAAAAGTTCAATAGAGATGATTAACGACTGTAGCCCAATAGGTGAATACTTAAATGCTCAACTAGTATGTGTATCAGGTAAACCAGGGTGCTTTGCTGAGTTTGTGGAAGTTAAAACAGATAAGGGAAATATAAGCTTCAGAGAGTTACACAAAAGAATATCTGAGGGTGAAATATTTAAGGTAGATTCTTTTCATGAGGGAGAGTTTATAGTTACAGATGTTAAGGATGTTTTTATTAGCAAGGAAGTAGATGAACTAATTAAACTTACCTTTGAAGATGGCTCTATGATTAAATGCACAAGAGATCACAAATTCCTAACAAAGATGGATGGTTGGATGGCAGCAGAGGACTTAACTATGATGGATTCAATAGAAGATGCTGTAACAAAAACATACATTAGAATCATAGATAAACAATTAGAAAAACTAGACTTCACAGTTCCGGTATATGACTTAGAGGTGGATCATGAGTGTCATAACTTTGCCTTAGCCAACGGAGCTATTGTACATAATTCAGGTAAGTCTTTGTTTGCGATGTCAGAAAGTATAGAGGCATGTAAAGCGGGGAAAAGAGTTATGTATTTGGCAGCTGGAGATTTAGTACCTTCTGATTTCCTTATTCGTATGTCTGCCCAAGTTCTAAAAATACCAGTAAATGAAGTATATAACAACCCTAAATCAAACATAGATAAGGCAAGAGAAGTGCTTAACCATAACTTTAAATTCTCATGTGTACCCTCTCAGAAAGTGGACGCTACAGAGCTGGTTAATTTCTTTATGGCTAGGGTAGATGACTTCGATATGTTTGTGATTGACTATGACGCTAACATTGCAACGGGAGCTGAGAGTATGTATGATGCTGGGGGAGTTCTATACGATGAATTAACCAGACTTTCTAGAGCAGGGGGAGGTAAGCTTGTGTTTATATTATCTCAACCTAAAATCAACTTCTATGACAATGACTATATCCCACTACAAGGTTTAGCAGAGTCTTCTAGGAAACAACAGATTTTGGACATGCAGATCACTATAGGAAAAGCACCTAAATCAGCATATAATACAGGTTACATAGCAGTAGTGAAGAATAGGAGGGGGAAACTAAATAAAGTACCTTACCAAATATCTTCTTCATTAAACCACATAGAGATTCACCCAACAAGGTATGACTCTATTTCTGCTAACCCTATTGAACCTACAGCATGGCAAAATAGCTACGAATATATCAAGAAAGAATCTATAAGTTATGCTACAGGGGAGAAAGAAGGGTTGTCAAATAAAGAGGACGCAGATCAGGCTTTTAAGGAATTAGTAGCTACACCGCCTATAACACCAGGGCAGGAAGTAACTAATGAGACAGCCTTACCTTTTTAGGATTTTAATTCGTTCGTTCATAATTTTAAAACACCAAATCACTAAAATATTGAAATGAAGAAAGGATTAACAGTGCTTCTAGAGTTTAAAGATGCTACCATACCTTCCGTTAACAGTATTTATATGCCAAGGAAAGGAGGAGGTAGATATATGGCACCAGCAGCTAAGGATTTCAAAGATAGGATTCTAGCTCAGTTAAACTCACAGGATGAAAGCATAATAGAAGAGATGAAAAAGATACCACTATACCATTTACATATAGAGTACGTTCTTAAACAGGGTAGTGGTCGGAGAGACTTAGATAACATGAATAAACTAGTACAAGACGCTCTATTTCAGTACTTAGGAGTTAATGATGCAAGAGTAGTGTCGTTAAATATAGAGAAGTATGCCAGAGAAGGGGGTAGTATGGAGTTTATTCTTATCAAGCTCACCGAAACAAAAATAGATATTAATAAATACGCAGGAGGATAATAACCAGATGGAGACATTAGATAGATTATATATTAACGCATACTTTAAAAATATAGACTGCATGGATTTTCGAGGGTACTATTACAAACTAAGACTCAATGAAGATCAGTTGTCAGTTAGTACCGATGATGAATATTTACCAGAGAAAGGAGTACTGACATATAGTGAAAAATTAGATAGTGAGGATGGATTAGCTTCTTACCTAGTCTACCCTAATTCAATATTCGTAAGGCTTAGAGACAATACTGTTTTAGAAGCATATGAAGGGGAGATGTGGGAGGAGATTTATAACTTACCTACACCATATCTTAGAGTTAAACACTTTATATTTGAGAATTGTGAGAGAGTTAATTAAAGAAATATTAGAAAAGGTACCAGAAGATAATAGAGATAGTTTTGAAGTTAAGCTTGTTTTGGAGTATTCAGATTTAGCAGAAGTCCCAGCAAGATTAAATGGAAAAAGTAACTATAGATATGTGGTAACTGAAGATAAACTTAATTTTGTACACAGCTTTATGGGGGAAGATGATAGTGTGCTTATAAGTTTAGATAATGAAGTATATAGTTTAGAGAAAATGCCAAGTGGTGAAGTAATTCTAGCTGGATCATTCCCTATTAAAACAATCTAAAGAATAATAATATAAATAAAACCATATGCAAACACTCATTATTATTCACGAAGAGGACCTAGCTAAATTAGGGGGAGAGAAATTCAAAGACACAGAAATCAAAGTTGTTAGTGATCTATCCTCTCCTACTGAAATAGCTTACGTCCCAGGTCAAAAGTACCTCGTGATGGAAAAGAAAGCTTACGATTATGTAACAAAGGTTCAAAATGTCCACCTAGGTCCAAGAAATGAGCACATAGGGGATATCGTTAAAATGCCTTACTTAGTTCTTAATAATGGAGCTATTCTAAAATTCGCTTACATTAGGGGAGAGAAGAAATCTGAGTTTGTATCTGAAAAGGTTTATAATCATTTAACTGAAAACAACAATCAGAGACTTAAATCAGAAATCCTCAATGCTGTAGCTAAATCAGGAGTAAGTAAGAAGACAGGAAGACCTTGGTATAGAATCGACTATGAAAAGCTTAACCTGAAGTATAACGATGTAGATAAATTCTTGTACAATCCTAACTACATCAATACTAATCCACCTAAGCTAAGGCACGCAAAGGTTATAAGAACTAAAGAAGATATCGACAGGAGTTTTAATTACTTTGCGACACTTAAGGATTACATATTTGGATTAGACTACGAAACTTCAGGTATTCCAATAAACGAACCTAATGTGAAGATAATGGGAGTGGGTATAGCAGCTGAAACAGGAGATGCCGCTTACTATGATATGGAGTTTATTGAAGGTACAGATTACTACGATTACTTTTTAGAGAGGTATAAGGAATTTTTAGACTCAGCAGAAGATAGGATTTACACATATAACGTAGGGTTTGAATGTAGAGCTACTTACACTCTCTTTAAAAAATACTATAACTTCCATGACTCAGCTGTACTTAATATTCTAGATGGAAACAACCTTAAACGATACTCCCTAAAATATACAGCAATGAAAGCCTTGGGAGTAGCTTCTTGGGATGATGATTTTGACTACTTACTAGAGAAACTTCCAGAGATATTTGAAGGTAAAGAAGAAACTAAGCAAGAAATATATACTAGGTACGGAGAGAAGGAGGAATTCGAGAGGTTAATGAAGAAGAGTAATAATAATCCATTCGCCTCTATCCCTTCTTCAATCTTAGGTAAATACTGTATGCTCGACTCATTTTATACAGTAATGCTAAAGAAGAAGGCAAACTTAAGCTACTCAGATACAGCTTGGAACACTTTCTGTGACAACCTTAGACTTGGAGCTTTACTTGATTTTGACGGCTACCTTAAGGATACAGAAGTGTGGGAGGATTATGTGGATAGACTTGAATCGATATCTGCTATAATGAATCTTAACTTAGCCTCGTTTTACTTAAAGAAGATGAGCGGTAGTGAGGAAGGAGATGATGGTGATTTGCCTATAACAATCTACTCTCTAATCAACCGGAGAATAAACCCACATTCAAGTAAGGAGATTTTAAAGTCGTGTCAAGATGAGAGTTGGGAGTCCGGGTATAATGAAGACATGCTTTGTAATTATGGAGAAGACTTATATTTACTAATTAAAGAACAACTAGAGCTTCATAAAATTAGTAGAATAGAAGACGGTACATTTAGAAAGAGAAAGTTATTTGATGATATTGACAGGAAGCTTAAACTCACCTACTATCTACCTAATTCAATAGACTACTACTTAAACTTGGGAGTGGCGAGGAATCTAGAGAATTTACTTATGAATTGCAGCCTCAAAGAGTATAACCAGAAGAAAAGATTAGGGAGAGATAAAGAGTGGACAAATGAGGAGATTGTAGATTTTTGTTCAGATATAGTAAATGTAGCTTCACCAATAGAGAGTATGAAATTCTTAGCTACACTTTATTATGAGTATGAGAAGTATATAATAGACAAGCTTCCAGAGTGTGACCTTTCTATATTTAATACTCCAGACTTACAGATAGTTTCAGAGGATTTAGAGAAAGCTGGATTTAAGAAAGAAGAGGATTGGACTAGAATTTATCATATCATCATGTGTAGGGGGCTTGTAAAAGAAAAAGAACACCCAGAGCTACACAAGAGAGTGGAGTTTATAATCGAACCTGTACTCTACCAACTAAAAGAGAGAAAAGAGAGTAAACTAGCATCATTCCTTCAAGGTGGAGCTTATAATGAACTATCTAAGGAGGAGCAAGCTAATTTTATAGAGTTCTTTGATGATATTGATGTAAGGCGTAATAGTGTACAATCTTTGGTTAAACTCTCTACAGCTTACCGAATGTTCAAGAAGTCAGAGAAGAGGCTTAAAACATACCTTAAAAAGATTCTACTAAAAGAGGATAAGCAGACTAATGGGTATGATGAGAACTTATTTACAACTGAAACTTTTGGTGGACCCGTTACAAAGAGCTACCAGAGATACGAGATATGTTGTAAGAAGTCTAAGAGATGGTCTGCAGCTATACATACACTGTCTCCAAAAGATGAGGCTAAGAGGGTAATAACTACACCTGATGGCTATTTGATGAGCTATTTTGATATTAACTAATTGGTATCACGTATGCAGAAATGCTATGATAAAACAACCTACTTAATTCGGGGGACGTCCTATATGTCGACTTAGGATAATCCCGAGCTAAACAAAATGTGTAACGACTATCGAAATCATAAAGAAGAGAGTAGAGTACTGGCTAAGTGGCTGGGAAAGAGTAGGGACCTAAACGGGTAAAGCTGTAGGTTATAATATAGTCTGAACTCTGTGGTAACATGGAGCTGGGATACGAGTTGTCCTATTGGGGTTGAAGTAATGAATCAGCCTAAACATAATTGTAGTGGAGCGGAAGTAAGAACAATCGCTTACCTTTCCAAAGATCCAGTAATGCTCGACGCTTATAGTAAAGGAATAGACCCATATATCAACGCAGCCAAGATCATCACGCCCGGACACGAAGAGAGTTACTATTGGGGACAAAGAGGCCTCTATAAAGTTCTTCTGCTAGGTAAGATGTATGGAATGGGCGTTGAAACCTTGGCTCACTCCGCAAAGATAAGCGTAGAGGAAGCTCAAGAAAACAGTGATAAGTTATTTGAAGCCATTGGAGGTGTAGCTAAGTATATTGAAGAAAAGTCTAATTATTGTATAGAACATAACGGAATGGTGAGTACTGTACTTGGGGATGTTCTTGATGTTAGTTCCGATCCTTCCGATAAATGGGGGAGACTAGGAATTAATCAGCATATTCAAGGATTCTCTGCAGTAGCTCTAGCCTCCGGGTTTTATAATATATTTAGAGAGGGACAGAAGTTAGATATTAAGATTAGACCTCTCATTGTGGTTCATGACTCTTGTATAAATTATTTCCCAGTTAAGCAGATCTTCGACATTAATGAGTTCTATACAATCCACTTTACAGAATTTCTATACGATCAATTTGGTATACGATGGGAGTTTGAGACGGAAGTGGGGGTTAATTATTATGATAGAGCTTTACTTACTAATGTTGATAGAGATACGATAAAATTAAGTGGAACAGGTCTAAGTATTAAAGGGGTTTTAGATAAGATGACCAAAGAAGGCCTGAAATACGAGGTTGTAAGTGTGACAGGCAAAACCACTGGGAAAAACCTTATATGTGAAGAGAAGATAGTGGAACCAGATTTGGAGGAGAATGTCATTAAGTTATTTTATGCGAACAAACAAGATATCGGAATCAGTGAAGACCAAAGTGAATACGAGGTTACTGTGAAGAGAAACTAAAATTTGCTTTCATATAGTGGAGCCTTGAGGATAACCAACTCGGGCTCCCTAAACGAAAATGAATATTACCAACTAAACATAATTAATTCTATTTGTAAACTAGCGGAGTGCAGGGGGAACTTTTATTGTGATTTTATTAAGTTTGACAAATCGTTCCATGTTTTATTGCTATCATACCTCTGCACTCCCTAAACGTAAATGAAACCAGAGGCTATACTAAAGGGGAAAGGTTGGCCTCCGTTAATTATCCAATGAAGGAGTGGAGCTGAGCGTTACTAACTTAGCTCCCTAGGTGAATATGAATTGTATCTTTGCCTATTAAAACATAATCTAATTTTCAAGCGAGACCGGGTAACTCACAATACTCGGCTCTCCTAAACGTAAATGAATAAAGATGGTACACTACATAATAAAAAACTACAACAACCAGAAGAAAGCAGTAGAAGTAGCAGAGAAGATTAAAAACGCTCTAGGAGGTAACTATGCTTCAAGGGTGGATATTTATGATAACGGAAGTGAGTATTCCCCAGTATATCCAAGTGTAATTGAGAATAAGGTACACCAGTCAGATCTTTGGAGTTACTATAATGTCCGTAATTTAATTGACTGTCCTTATATTGTTTTCTTTGATAGTTCCGATGATATAGATGAGAACCTAATACTTGACATAGAAGCTGCAGTACTGAGGGCTACACGAGGGGAATTCAAGTTTTATGATCCCGTAGTTCTCAGTCTTCGCAGTGTTAATATCTATGAGTCAAAACCTTTCATTACTTATACTTCCTACCTTTACGACTTTATATTAGCATTAGAGAAGGAGGCAATAGATGAAATAGATGCAGGAGTTGAAGGGTATATCTTAGAGCTTATTCGGTATTTCAGTTTAAAAGATGGACGAGGGTTTACAACAGAAATGAACCTGGATGCTTATAAGGACTGTAAATACTTGAAGACTTGGAGAGAGATATTGTCTAAATAATAACATAACTATAATTTTTGATTTTTAATGATGTGGGAGTTTGGAGTTATTCTGAATTCCCCTAAAAGCATATGAAACAGTATATAGGGAGGCTCAGCTTATCACTCATCATTGTTCCATAATTCTATATACTCTTTAAATTTCTTTGAGCCTCCCTAATTTTTAATCATGAAGTACGTAAATAAGAAAAACAAGAAAGAATACACCGTTATAACCTTAGATGGGATTGATTGTACGAACGAGAGAGACGGTTTAAGAGTGGTTATCTATACTGATGGTAATCTCTACTTTACACGGGAATATAGTGAGTTTTTAGCCAAATTTGAGCCTTTAAAACACACCGGAAAAACCTATGGTTAATGCCTTATATATGTAAAGAAGAGAAGTAGAAAGATAAAAGCGAGAGCACATAGGAGAGTTTACCTTCGATGTTTTCCCATTTCTTTTATTGTTTTTTAAAATTATAGGTCGCTGGCTGAGAGTGAATAGACGATCTTTACTTTGAATGCTTTTATATTTTTATAGCTTCGATCTTTACTTGCAATTCAGGTTGAGCAAGACCTAGAAAATCTCATCAGCCAGCTCGCTCAACAATTTTAATAAACCGAACAAAATAAATAACAACAGTAGGACATAGCTATTCTCATAAGTGTTAAATGATTTTTTTTACTGGTTGGTAGTGCGCAGTAGTTCTTTTAAATCGTTCAAGTTGTTGTTATCGTTTTTATTTTTTACTTTTGAGTTAGGCAAGGTATAAATCTACCAACCAGTCTTGCCTAATTTTATAACAAGTATCGGAATCAATATCATAGGTATGGGAGCGTACCGTAGATGTAACAGTCTAAAAGCAAAGCGCAGCTCCACAGCCATTTTATTATTTATTTTGGAGGAGTCAGGATCACAATCGGTCTTGGCTCCTTTTCTTTATGGCGAATTAAATAGAATTACTAACATTAAAAATTATACACATTATGGACTTACAAACACAAAAACTTATCGCATTAATCGTGATCTCTATACTAACAGCAGGAGGATTACTATTAGTTTATGGATTAAGAATGGTGGATGAGAAACTACCAGCAGAAGAGAAAGAAGGAGATAAATTCTGGCTCTCTCTATTCTTCGTAGGGACTGTTTTATTTACAATTCTTTATTTATATGTATGGTCAAACCCTTAAAACAAAAAAAAATGACAACAGGATTAGTAATTATAGTAACTTATGCAGTACTTAGGTTACTTTCAGATGTGGCTTCGGATAACAAGAAGAGACTCACAAAATAAATGAATAATAACAATAAAAATAATAAATAAAATGGACAATGTAACAATCAAAACAGCTCAAGGACGAAGAACAGTAATCCTTGATGTAACTGACGCAAATGACCCAGCTTTCACAACTCAAACTCCAGCTAGAAAAGCACCTACTTGGAGTCCTGAAGATTTAGCTGGGGTGTTGAAAAAGAAGTTAGGAATGAATGTAACTCTGGATAAAGCTAAGAGTATGTTCATTAAGGCAATCAATCCAACTAGCCAGAGATACCTAGACAAAGATCCAGATATCAAAGTGGTAAGAGTATGGAGAGGGAGAATTATGTACCTATTATTTAACCTTAATAAAGCGTAACAATGGAAACAATCTGGTATTACGTAGCTATCTTTGCAGCAGTGTTATATTTAGCTGTATTTAGTTTCTACCTCATTAAAGATTCAAACCGTCAAACTCGAGATATGGAGAGCGGTGCAGAATCTAAGTTAATCCCGTATATCTCAGTAGTAGTTTGTATAGGGATTGTGGGCTCATATTTAATTAAAAGAGCAATGTTAACTGTGTAATTAATATCAATAAAACCAAAAAGAAAATGAATACAACAGAAAAATTAGAAAGAATAGTAGCAATCAATGAAGAGATAATAGAAAGATATGAATTCCTCCAAGAAAACTACAACAAACTTCAAGCTGGGTGGGAACAAGTTTTGGAGGAAGGTAAAATTCTCGATTTAGAGGATGTAGTAGGTTGGGATAAGCTATCTAAGAAAATTGACCTACTAGATGAAGCTGAAACAATCCTTAAAAGAGAAAGACAGCTAATCAAAGAACTAGAAGAATTAACAAAAATATAATCACTAACAAATAAAAATAATTAAAAATGGCAACAACAAACGTAAATTTAGACATGGATGCAGTATTATTCACCCTAGAAACAAGAGGGCTAAGCATCAACCAAGAGAAAACCGTAGACTTTTTAAACCATATGAAGTTCTACGTAAATGATTCTAAAACAGGTCACAAGATCTTTAATGGAGTTATCAAAATGAGATTAATTCCAGGTGATGCTGAGAACTTCATCATAGAGCTTCCTGTAAGTAGAAAAGAGAGCAAAGAAGTAATAACAAATGTAGCTGCTCTTAAAACTCACTGGGAAAGCTACTTATGGGGATTCTCTAAAGTATTGGGATTGAATGAAGGGGACTTTTTTGTGAAGATGAAGGTAGAGAAAAAGCCAACTGTAAATGTTTCGGACGAGATTGATTCTTTGTATGCTCTAGTTAAAGATGGGGCTGAATATAGAAGATTAGTTTCTCAGACAGCTCGTATAGACTTTACCACAATGTACAGCCTTTTGGATACCGAGAAAGAGGTTAAAGGTGAATCTGAAGGCAGCTTAATAGTAGAGCTTCAGGATAGAGTCTATAAGTTCTTCAAGGATAGAGTGGAGGACTTGAAAGGCAATCTTATAACTATCAACAGGGACATCATAAGTAGGTTCCAAGATAGACTTAAGAGACGCTACGAAACTAGAGACTTTGCAGGAGTTCTTGGGTAGACTATGGAAGAGAAATTTATATACATGGATCTTGAAACTAGTGGACTCGATGTTAGTAAAGACGGCATTGTTTCTGTTAGTTTCAGGGATTCATCAGGAGAGACATTAGATTTGAAAGTAAACCCAGAAGTAAGTATTAGTGAAGAAGCTGCTGGGATACATGGATTTTCTAATGAGAGCGTTAAGGGGTTCAAAACTTTAGGTGAGCATAAAGCTGAGATCGAAGCGTACTTTAAAGCTAGACCTGATTTTACATTGGTGGGACATAATATTAAGAAGTTTGACTTACCACTATTACAGAATCAGCTCTACAAGTATGGTATTGATGTTTGCTTACTAGACTTTAAGATTTTGGATACTCTACAGATCGAGAAGCACATTTTAAAGATGGACTTAGAATCTGTTTATGAAAGGTATACAGGAAAAAGCCTAGAAACCCATCATAATTCAACTCAAGATGTTTTAGCGACTATAGATATACACAAAGGTCAGATGTCGTCTAAAAAGTACGTTAAAGCGCTTGAGGAGATAAACAATAACGATAATACTGTTGACTTTGCAGGAATACTTGTAAGGATAGACGGTAAGATCTGCTGGAATATAGGTAAACATAAAGGAGTTCCTGTGTTTGAAGAACTAGATTACTTAAAGTGGGCAATAAAGAATGAAGTCCTGCCTAAGTATTTAGTGGATTGGTTGAGAAAAAATTGGAATAGTAAGTAATGAAAAGACTAAATCTAAACCTCTGTAGTGCATCCGAAATTAAACCTTTTAGAGAATTCTGCAGAGCCGTAGGGATAGAACTGCCAGATGATTATGAAGAGATAATGGAGAAGAGCATTAGAGATACTGGGTCTTATGAAGAGGAGTATTTAGATGCAACCATTGTCTTTGATGAGTTTGGTAAAGTAAGAGTGGAGCTTGAGAGTGATGGAGATGATAATTTTGTAACCATATTCAGCTTTGAGGTTTTCTCCTATCTCTACAACGAATTAAACAATCTTGAAAACCTGTATACAACAATAGTTAAAAGTAAGGGGTATGGTTGTAAAGCTCCAAGAGTAAAACAAGTAAATAACAATTAAATAAAAAGTCATGACAAAAATTAAAAGATTAAATGTATCTCTGGTGGATGAATCTGAGGTATCAATGTTTAAAAGTTTCTGTAAAATCCAAGGTATAGCGCTGCCAGAGGATTATGATGAAAGATTTAATATACCAGATGATGAGTTCTTCCCAGTAGATGCTCCTTATGTTGTATTTAATGATTTAGGAGAAGTTGTACTAGCAGATGAGCCGGATGAAGATTTTGTTTGGCTTAATGGTCTAGAAGGATTCATGTATATCTATGAGAAGTTCCAAGATCAAGAGGCTATTGTAGAAGAACTTAAGAATGCTGGAACCTTTGAAAACCTGTACATTAAGCTATTAGAAGGGGCAGATGAAGATTTTGATTTTGATGAACCTGAAAGCTGGGATACTGAAGAAGATGAGGATGGAGAGTGTGAATGTGAGTGTCCAGAGTGTAAGCTTGAGGAATTAGTTGAAGAAGTAAGGTCAATTTCAAGAACAGAGGTAAAGGCCCCATTTAAACTAATTTTCCTAGATCCTCATCAATTAAGACTAGCAGTAGAGGGATTAGAGGCAATGGGATTAGAGGCAAAAGAAACCGTTAGAGATACAGATTTATTCTTAGCGGTGTATGATGATAAAACTTTTGAAACATTTGAATCATCTAGAGTTTACTTGGGGTTAGATATACCTGAAGGAGTGAATTATGAGATGTTTCCAGTGATTTCATTGTTTAACATAAAAGGGTAACGGAAGTGAGGAGCTTGGAGTTTGTGTATATAGATTTATTTTGATTTTAAGAATTGAGAGTAACTATGGCACAGCTTCAGGCTCCTATCACTTTCTTTTTTTTTTCAACTACAAATAATAATAGAAATGAATAAAGTAATTAATCTGATCCTAGTCTTTATAACAATCATAGGCTACGGACAAACTGTAAAAGAATTTAAACCACTAAAGAGGGAGGATTATCCTAATATATGGTTTGTATGGGAAAATGATGAACTTGTGATTTATAATATTAAGAGTAAGTCTGATCAAGATTCCCTAACTGCAGCATCGTTAAGAACTTCAACTTACAGAACAGATATAAGTAAATATTGGGAATGGAAATATAAGGATCTATACACTGCGAGTTCAATTAGAGATTTTCCAAGATATGCTTATACTTCAGGTTCAAATTGGGAAAAGGATAATGCAGCTTGGTTAGAAGAGCAAAACCTCCCTGAAGCTAAAGATAAACACTATTGTTACTCTTATTTCATGGTAATTGGGTGGAAACTTAGACATCATAAGGTACTTGAGAAAAATCCAAACCTGCGTAAAATAGTAGAGCTTACCTTCTTAGATTTAGCAACAGGTGAAGAGATTAGTGTATCAGAAGGAGTAGAAGACGAAGGTAAGACTTGGTTCAAAGAGCTAGGAGAGTATACAGAAATAAATCTCTATCATGCAACTGGAGGGGAGATTGAATTAGGTGAAGTTTATATGATGATTTCCAAACCCGTAGAGATTAAACAGGGGACTTGGGCATTATTTCCTGAGTTTGACGTTAATTTATACCATACTTTTAGAGAAAATGGTCGTGATCGTAGTTTAAATCAAAAAATAAATAAAAATGAAAAAGTCGAGAATATATTTCAAGTTAATCCTAATACTGGCGATGGTAGGAGGCTTAACTATTAATGCGCAAAGTAAATACATAATAACAAAAGAAGATAACGGATATACCTACAAAGGATTCGATGAAAATGATATACCTGAAACCGACTATACTTGGACAATAGAGGATATGGGGGCTTATTACCTAACAGCTTATCAATTAATAGGGGTTTGGAGAAATAACAAAGGAGAAATTACTAACATTAGATACCAAGATATGTATTCAGGTTTAATTATGTCTTCCAGTGATCTACCAAATGATGAGCTGAGGGAGTTACTAAATAACTTCTGGGGTCAATATGAGATTGGAGACATAGTACAAATTCCTTCACTTAAGTGGGATTATGAAGACTTTACACCAGGTCAATCTACTTTATATCAGGGAGGGTATTACGGAATAAAGTTCACACAATTAATATATTAACAACAAAAAAAAAATAAAGATTATGAAACACTTAGTAAAAATCGCAGCATTAGTTTACGCGCTATTCAGTTTAGCATCTTGTAGTAGAACACCTGGAAATAACTATGATGAGTTCGGAAACCCCATAGTATTTGATGGAGGTGTAACAATTATGGTAAAGGAGTATAGGAGAGTTTACAGTGGTTACCCTTACCCAGATAAAGATTACTACACTTATGAACTAGATGGAATTTATAAACACTTCTCAATTAGGACTCTGGAAGATGAGAGAATAAAGGAAATCGAATACTTAATTGAGTTTGACTATGTTCTAGAGGATTCACCATACCCACATAAAGTTAGACGCTCTACATATGATTGGTTAGGGACCCAGAACTATAAAGTAAATTTCAATGGTCATAAGTTAAGCGTAGGGGGTGAACCTATAGAGAAAAACATATCTTCACGAGTTAGGGGATTTTATGATGGAACAGTTACTTTAGCTATTCATACAACCTCTGGAAATGTCTATAGAAAAACCTTATATAACGTCCCAATTCAATTAAACTAACCCTTTAAAAATAATAATAATAAAATGGAAAAGAAAATCAAAAAAGCACTAATTCTAATCGCAGTTCTTTTATTAATAACTTCTTGCAAATCAAACTCTAGAGCAGCAGAAGTAAAGCCTGAACCACCACTTAGGTTTTACGAGAAATGTGGAACTGATAAAGGAATGATTCTCTACTCAGGTGACCACAGATGCAAAACTATGGCACTCTACACGGATAAACAGTTAGAGAATATGGGCATTAATCCTAAAGAGTTTCATAAGAGCAAGAAGCAGGTACAAGTGGATGAACTCTATCTAGTAAAGACTCGTATACAGAATGATCTTAAACTACCGGATAATAAAATAACTATAGATGAGGTACTAGATTGGATGAAGCTTCAGATGATTAGTTTTGAGTTTAGAGTGGATGGTAACCTAGCTACAGTATATAATTCTAAGTATGTTCTATTTACCTGGGATATGAAGAAGAGTTATTTAGATGATCAGAAGAAAGAAGTTGTAGATTATTTGGTTAAGAGGATATATAGTTACGACCAACTTCCAGGAGTGCCTAAATATTAAACGATATGAAAGTAGATAGAGAGTTAGTTGAAGTCCTGCTGGTTGAAAAGATATTTGGAAGTATTAACCGAGTAATGGCATGTATCAAAGAAGAGTCCAATAGACTAGGAGAGGAAGCTAAAGATTTACAGGAGAATGCACATATAATTTCAACAGAGGAGGCTATAGCTAGGTTTAATCATGTTAAGTGGAGTAAGGAGTTTACAGATGATATATTGGACTTACTAAACAAATATGCTGAACCTGTAAAGAAGAAGATTGAAGATAGAGTGGAGGCGGATAAGTTTGTAGAAGAAGCTAAACGAAAATACCTAAATTAATGGGAGAGTACTATAACAACAGCGGGAAGTATCAGTATCTATACAACGACCCAAAGAAACTAGTAGCTAACTTACCTGAATCTGGAGACTTTGACTTAATATTAGATTTGTTGAGTAAGTATGAGTATCTATGGGAGGACAATTATGAATCGGTACTTGAGTCTGTAACAGTTTCTGAAGTTGATAATCCTAATAACCCTGATTCTATACCAATTAGAGCTATGGAGATGACAGAGTATGAGTTAACTTCGTCTATGTATGGGATTCTACTTTGGTGTATCAAGCGAGATTTAATTAAAAAATATGACGTAGAGAATTTCCTTCACAGTGTCTTAAAATATATCAATGGTGGAGATGAGGATTACGACATAACTGAAGCTTGTAGGGATTTTGTAGAGGATTTATTAGACAGAATTTTTGAAAAGTATGGGGTATCGAACAGTAATTAAAAGGGTAATATATTTAGGGAGTCACTTTGAGCATGTTAGAGAGAATAATGGAGTATTAGAGGTTTCAAAATTCCCAAAAAACATACAACCCTTCGACACTAGTAAAATATCTGACATAAGACTTCACGAGGGTTTATACGGAGCTCCTGACCTATTTGAATTGTTTGAGGAAGTAGAAGGTCACAGTATGGATGATTGGGGAACGGGTAGAGACTTGACTAAGGAGATGGTTCAGAAGATGATAAGACTGGCAGATCAAAAGATGTATGAGGAGGACTTAATCAAGTTTCTAGTGGATTTTTATGATACGATGGAAGATGATGCTAACTACGAAATTGAACTAATATGAAAAACTATAGAGACGTAAAAGAAGGCAGTTTAAGGGATTACTTTAGAGGTATTGATGGAGAAGTTAATATTCAGGTAGAGCAAGTGGGAGATAACTATATGCTCAACCAGATAAGAATAAAGGACTACCGAAACATAGACTTTACTCAGGACAGCCACTTAGCTTTAATGAACATCACTGACAATATAAAGGTTAATGATGGTAAAGCTCTGATCTATAAAGTTAATGATGAGATTCGCAAAGAGGGGGATTTTAGTTCAGATGGAGGTACAATATTAGAGTTTAAAGTAGCGGGTACAGACTATCAGTGGAAAAGGGTTATTGGTGATATTCTAACTCTAAATGGTAAAGCTAATGGTAATGTTGGTGAAATAGGAGCTGTTAAATACTCAGATGAACTAGGATTACTTACCACAACTTATATAGGACATAGCATTATTATTTACCAGGGATTATCTTATGGGATTGACAGAATGAAGTGGTCAGAAAAGTTAGGTGTCGATGGTTATAGAGATCTTGTTGATGTAGCTTTATTATGTCCTCTTGTATTTGAAGATGGAGAATTAGAGCTAGATGAAACTGGTGAATACTTAGAGCTAAACGATCATAATATCCAGAAACTAAAGGACAAAGCTAGTGAAGTTAAACAGAAGATAGTCGAATACAAGAATAAACAGTTTGGAGGTAAGTTTGGTATAGAGAATTTAGAACTTGCACCAGAGGCTTTAAAATTAACAAAAAATACTCCAACTTCAATCCCTTTCGATATAACTCTTGATGATGGAACTAGTCTTGGTGAGGTGGATAGTATGTGGCAGAACTGGAAGATAACCCCACTAAGTAAGAATAATGGAGTAGCTAAGGTTTACGGGGATTGTATTTCAGTTTCGGAGATGAAGTTAAACTGGATTGTGGAGAGTGTAAGTAAGGGTGAAGTATTCTATAAGCCTGAGAGATTTGGACTAAGGGAAAGAGATTGGGTTAAGAAGAATAGGGTATGGTATATAATGATTGATCGAGATAAGTTTAACCTGCCTGATAAATTAGTTGAAGATTGGGTTAAGTCTAAGATTATTGGGGTGCCGCATATTCCTGATAATGAGTTAGTCTGGATAGGTCGTCAGAAAAAGGTTGAAACTCCAGATACCATTATGATAACTCCTATCGACATACATCAGCCTAAGTCCCTATCATTCTACTTATCCAACCAAGCCGAAATCCTTATAACTAGAGAGAAACCAACAGGATCGCTAGGAGATTACAGCGTATACCGATTAAACAAAAAGAATTACGAAAAGCTCCACTCCTTAGGCTTCATGAAGTTAGATGATTTTATAGAGTCAAACAAGGATGAACTTTCAAAGGCTGTAAATACATGGAGAAGGGTATTAGATATTCAAAAGGATAACAACCTAGTACAGCTTAAGTTTAGGGAAGAACTCGTAGATGAAGTGTTTGATAATAGAGGTAAATATGAATACGGGATGACCTACCTTAAAGACCTAGATACTCACCCAGATTACAAGTGGATAGATAAGGTTCACAGATTAGTAGTATTGTATGGTTGTGAATATTATGGAGAACCTGAAGATAGATTAATGAGGAAGAAGATATTTAATAAGCTTTGTGCAGATAATCTAGAGTTTGACAGTGAAGGGTATTTAGTAGGAATCAAAAAAGATAATTATTTATGGAAGTAAGAACAGTAATAAAAGGAGCTAAGTATTTCACAGGAGACCGAATTCTAATACCACATATGACAGGAGAGTTCTTTATAGTGGATTGTGATGAGTACGTAACCCTTGAAGAATTAAAAGAGGATTATGATGAGGAGTATGTAGAGAGTGTGGAGGATAATTATATAGAACATGAAGGAGAGAAGTATTATTATGCAGAGTGGGGTCCTTTTAATGTTTCAGAGGAGTGGGATCTTATTTCGGATATTAGTAACGTAGGCTTAGTGGAATGAGTTACCGGATAGATTTCAATGTAGTTATTCAAGGAGTTTATTTAAATTTAAATCGAGATAATATTTGAATTGAATCGATTTAGTTAAACTTTTTTATTAATTAAATTATTATTCTTATATTTGCACCTATGAAAAGAAACATAGCATATAATTTTAGGTTATATCCTAGTAAAGAGGATCAAGTATTACTTAATAAACACTTTGGTTCAGCTAGGTTTATCTATAATACTATGCTTAAGTTTAAAAAGTACTACTATGATGAGTTAAAGATTAATCTTAGTCACGATGAGTTATGTAAAGCTTTGCTCACTTAAAGAAATTAGAAGAGTATTCTTGGTTAAACGAGATTAACTCTCAGACTCTACAACAGGTATTAAGAAATTTAGATAGAGCTTTCACTAATTTTTGTCAAGGTAGAACAAGTTTTCCTAAATTCAAATCTAAGAAGACTCATAAGTTTAGCTTTAGGATACCACAATTCGTTAAACTAAAGGATAATCGTTTATACTTTCCTAAGTTCAAAGAAGGTATCAAAGTTAAACAACATAGAGAAATCATAGGTACAATTAAAAATGCCACTATAAAGTTAAATCCTTCAGGTAAATACTATGTTTCACTTATAGTTGAGTACGATAGCCAAGTACCAGCTAAACCCAAAGTGGATCCTAGCTCTGCTACTGGGGTGGACCTAGGGATTAAAACTTACGCTACACTTTCTAATAAAGATACTAGAACTTACCCAATGCATCTAGAGCGTAACTTGGATAAACTTAAAGATCTACAAGCTAAATTCAGTAAATCTAAGGGTAAACGAGTTAGACTAGATATAGCTAAACTTCATGAAAAGATTGCTAATCAAAGGTCAGACTTTTTACATAAGTTAACTAAAGAATTAGTAACTACTTATGATAGTATAGCTATAGAAGATTTAGATATAAAGGGTATGCTTCAGAATGGAAGTAAGGATCTTTCTAGAAGAATCTCAGATTGTTCTTGGTTTACTTTTAGAAGGTTATTAACTTATAAGGCTGAACAATATGGATGTAACCTAGTTGTTATACCTAAGTATTATCCTAGTTCAAAAAGTTGTAGCAGTTGTGGTTGTATTAATAATAATTTAAAGTTAACTGATAGAATATGGCTATGTCCCGATCCAAAATGTGATTTACATGAAAAAGGATTGGATCGGGATTATAATGCAGCTATAAATATCTTTAAACAAGGGTTTGGAACGAACCCGGTAACCCCTTAGGGTTATCTTGAAGCCTCACTTAGAGGTAGTTCACAAGAAAGATAAGGATAAATTAGTTGAATATATTAAGAATGTATTATCAGAATGGTGAGTTTAGATATTCAATGGAGATAGGCGGGCTTAGAGGAAAAGAGGAAGCTAAAGTATACAAAGATTTTGAAGAGCTATGTCCAGTTTTTATGAGGATGTATAAAGGACAGCTGGAGTGGTTTTTGAGGAGTAGAGATGTAAAGAAAGAGTTATACTTAGCCTTCCTAGAGAAGTGGGACGAGATGTATGACGAAATCGATAACATTACCTTCAAATACCCGGATATAGAAATTAGAGTAACCTTCATGACTAGAAACTTTGATATCCTTAGAGTGGATTACTTTAAAAATGGTGAGCATGAGTGGGAAAATTATTAATAAAAACAAATAGAAATGGGATATTACACAAACTATGAGGTTACATTTGAGAATATAGAAGATAACCTAAAAGAGACAGCTAGGCAAGAGTTAATAAATAGTTGTCCAGAGTTGACGAGTGCTATAATTGATGACAAAGGAGAGCAAGAGTTGAAGGAATTAATAGTAAAGTATAATAAAGTCTACTTAAAAGCTAAATGGTATGGTTGTGAGACTGAATTAGCAAGGTTTACAGAGAAAATCACAGAAGCAAGAGTAACGGTTAGAGCTCATGGTGAAGATATAGGAGACGAGTGGGTAGCCTATGCGAAAGCTGGACAAGTAGAGGTGTATCCTGCAGTGCTACCTATGTCAACATTATGGTAAAACTAAATATAGATTCATGGGATACTACACAAATTACGATGTTCATATAAAAGGATTAAAGGGAAAGAACAGAGAGAAGCTTTTAGAGGATTTTAAGTCGATTTGTCCAGATATGATGTTTAGTGTAGAAGAGGATTACAATGGACAACTAACCTTTCTAGAGACTGAGGATTACGATGAGATTGACACTTACTTCAACGCTAAATGGTATCAATGTGAAGAGGAAATAGGAGATATATCATTCAAACATCCAGACTTAAAGTTCACCATATATTGCAGGGGAGAAGATGGAGAGATGTGGGTAGTGTATGGTTGTGGTGGGGAAGTAGAGAGTTATAAAGCTGAGATCATATACCCAGAGCCTACGGTGTTTAAAAAGAATAAAGATGGAAGCAGTAATTAATTTTAAAACAGATCTTCTTGTAGTTGAAGCTTTTGGGTTTAGAGAGACTTTCAATTTACAAGAGGAGATGGTGATTCAAGGTTGGGAAGATGCTTGGTTCGTGTTAGGTTTAGAAAGAGATGATTGTCAAGCTTATTTCGAATTGGACTTTAACTTAGTGTGGAATGAAGGAGAAGAGCCGATTATGAGCGTATACCCGGTTATTGATGGTAAAAAGTTTCATTCAAATTGGGAGCGGTGTAAATTAACTGTAATAGGAGAACGAAAAGAATATGAAGAAAATGGAGAATAATAAAGAGAATAAAGTAAAGGTATGATGAAGATATTTTTAGTAACGTCAATGATAGCTATATTATTTTACGGTTATGCCTTGTGTAGTTATTTTCTTGTTCAGGAGGTTAAAGATAGACAATTCCAAAACAAGATTAAGAGAAAAACGTTATTTGTATTGAGTGTAATTCCTGTGGTGAACTTTCTAGTATTTATTGGGTTTGCTCTGGAATTCTCATATAAAATAGCAAAAGAAAGCCTTATCGATGTGGTTCATGAGGTGGAAGAAGATTAATTAATAAAAAAAAAGTAAAAAGTTATGAAAAAAGTAGTATTAAGCGTATTGTTAGGTTTAGGAATTATTTCATGTGCTAAAGAAAAAGAAGTTAAAACAGAAGGAGTAGCTAATGATAGTATACAGGCAGTTGAAGATTCATTAGCAATAACTCCAAGACAAACTGAGGAAGAGATTATTACATTTGAAGAAGCGTTTAAGAGAGCTCACGTTGGGGAAGTATTTTGGTCTGATGAGGATTGGGAAGTGGAGAAAACTAGTAATGCAGAATACACACTAAGACTCACTAAGGATGCTATTAAACAGATGGAGAGAAGTAATCCTAAGAATGTAGATGAGGAGAAACTTCCACCTGTACCTGCTAATGTAACCGATGCTACAACACTGAAAGGGAAGGGGTATAAATTCTCTAGTGAAACGGAAGGTGATATTTATTATGTTCGATTTGTAGTTACTAGTATTAAGATTAATTTCCTAAGCAATAGTATATCAGAGGTAATGCTTAAAAGTAAACTAAATTGGGAGTATGAGTATGGATTTGATTATATGGTAGTTACTCCTAATGATGGTGAGGTGTATAATAAAGCATCTAAGGCGGATAATGTAGGGTATGAGCTAACTATCCCTTGCTATATTGGAGGTAGAACTAAGAAGGAATTAACACCAATCTCTTACTAAACCATGGAGACAGCGATTTTCATTTTCATACACGTCTTAATTCACATAGGTCTATCCGCATTCCTAGTAACAGTAGTTTCGGATTATGATTTTAGGAGAAAGATAAGCTTAAAAGGAAAAAGAATGAGAAAAGTTTTGTTATGGGCGTCTATCATTCCTGCCATTAATCTCTTAGTTGTTTTGTTGATTGGGGCTATGGGAATTAAGGAGGTTATTAGAGAGACTTGGCAGAATTTTCAGGATGCCTTAAATGAAGAAGATTAGATTATGGAAGGATTAATGGAACCTATAGTGAACCGACAAGTTAGAGCTCGTTTGGATAAGTATAGCGAGATTCTAAGAGTAACACCATGGAAAGCAGATGAGGTTATTAAGCAGTTGGATATTATGACGAGAAAGTATGCAAAATTCCCTGTAGCTGTTAGGATGATCAGTGAGCTTAGGGAGGAGATTAAGATGTATAACAAATATGTGAGTTGAAATGACAAAAGAGGAATTAAAGGTACACTATGAGGCTATCGACAAGTTAGAGAAGATTTATGAGGAGAAGGGATTTGATTCAAAAGGTGCGGTATCTATCTATGACTATTACGATATAAACAAGAGAATAATGCCGGAAGACTTAGTTAATAGGCTTGAAGTGCTTTTAGGGAAATTAGATCACTTAATAGCCCCAGAACTAGAAAGACACAGGGAAATTGTAGAGGAGAAAGTGAAGGAGTATGAGGGAATACTAAGCAAACCTGTAGAAGAACGATTAGATGCTTATGTGAGTTTATCTAGAAGTTTAAAGGAGTTGGATGGGGCTATTTCAAATACTGTGATTCAACCGATCGTGGATTTAGGAAAGAGTGTAGGTGGAACTTTAGCTGGAGAGTATGACTGGTATATGGAAGCTGTTAAGTATAGTCTATGGGTTAAGAAAATAATTGATACATTTGAATTTATTGAGAGAGACCACTTAGATAGAATAGAGGAAAGATCTCAGGAAATAAAAATAAGAGGAGTCAATAAACCTAAGTATTTGGAGGGGTGTAAGATGTTGGATGAAATGTTAGATTATGCAAAACAAAGAATTAAATAACTAAAAAAAAAACAAATTATAATGAGTCGAGATATTTTCAAAAAGAGAACTGAATACAAACCTTTCGAATACCCAGAGGTTCAACAGTTTATAGATGCAATGAATAAAACTTTCTGGGTACATTCTGAGGTTAATTTTGATGCAGATGTTCAGGATTTTAAAACTAAGCTTAAGCCACACGAACAGGAATGTATTAAGAGGAACGCTTTGGCTATTGCTCAGGTTGAAGTTGCAGTTAAACCTTTCTGGGGAGATATTCATAAAGTACTTCCAAAACCCGAATTTAATAACCTTGGAGCGACATTTGCAGAGTCAGAGGTCAGACATAGTGACGGGTATGCTAGGTTAATAGAGGTCTTAGGTCTTACGAATGAGTTTAAAAAGCTACTCGAAGTTCCTGTATTTAAGAAGAAACTAGAATTATTTGAGAAGCACTTTGGACCGGATATTGATTTTGTAGATAAACTGTTATTCTTTGTAATCGTTATTGAGAACTCCAGCTTGTTTAGCCAGTTCGCAAATATCCTAGCTATGTCCAGATTTAAGGGGTCAATGAAGAATATAGCAAACATGATTAACTGGAGTGCTGTAGATGAAAACTGTTTAGACCTTCGTGATACCCAAATACTTACACCAAAAGGCTGGAGAATGATTAAAGATGTTCAAGTAGGTGATGAAGTATTTGGATTTAAAGAAGGGAAGATTAGACTAGAGAGAGTTCTGAAGACTATTAGTAAAAAGTTAGGTGATAAGAAGCTATACGATTTCTCTAACACTTATTCGGGTGTAACTATGACGGAGGATCACGATGTAATTTACCGAAACAAAGAAGGTTGGCAGAAGAGTATGTTGAAAGATCTAAAAACTGTACAAACTAATGCTATTCCAGTTACAGGTTTATTTGAGAGTGATAATGAGGTTAAACTTACGGACTTGGAGAGATTTAGAATAGCAGCTAGATCTTGTGGAACCTTGAGAAATAATAAAGCCCTGGTATTCAGAACTCAAATAGAGAATAAGATAGTTAAATTGAGAGATCTTTTAAATAAGTTAGAGGTTAAGTTTTCAGAGACTAAAGATCAAAAAGGTGTCACAACAATTAGATCAGATTACAGCGATTTAAACCTACCATCACCCAAAAGCCTTGACTGGGTGGATCTTGGTAAAGTGAGTCGTAATTATGCAGAGGAGTTTATTAAAGAATTCTCATTTTGGACAACTACAGTAAGAGAAAATGGAACTATAGTCTTTACAACGGATAGCTTAAAAGATGCTGAGACAATACAGGCTTTAGGAATTTTAGCTGGGTATGTAACTAAGATATCACCAAATAAGAAAACTGGAGCAAAACAATACTACCGAGTGAATTTAACTAACAAGGACTCAGGGGAAGTTTCAATGGCAACCTATAAGAAGAAATTAATTGAGGATGCATCTCCAGATTTAGAAGTAGGTTGTGTCACAGTTCCTTCAGGTGGTATTATTGTTAAGAGGGGAAATAGTAGACCTGTGATCATAAGCAATTGCCACTCACTTGGGGGGATCTTTATACTCAACCAAATTTTCCAAGAACATCCAGAAATGAGAAAGAGTCAAGAAGCTGTAGAGGAAATTATAAAAGACTACCTAGCTTACGAATCTTCCTTACTTGACTGGATATTTGAAGAGGGGGAATTTGAGTGGTATACTAAGGAGGATGTAATTAACTTTATGAAATTCAGAGTAGATACAGCCCTAGAACAAATGGGTTACAGTAAAATCTACAATATCACAACAGAACAATACAGTAAAATGAAGTGGTTTGATGAGGAGGTATTTTCTGGAGAGTCTGATGATTTCTTTGCTAAGCGACCTACAGCGTACACTAAGCATGATAAGCCGTTTGATGCAGAGAACTTATTCTAAACATTTTTAATACATTTTTCATAACTAGAGAGGGAGGGGAGTCAATATAAAGATTCTTCTCTCTCATTTTTATTCACATTTATAAACAACAACATCATGGTGACAATAGACAGAAAAACAATCAAGAGAATTAACGGACTAACTTTCTCAGCTAACTCTAATGAATCGTATACAGAAAAGATTACAGCTGATAGAGATTATATTTATTTCAAAGGAGCGAAGTTAAGAAGACTACTGCCAGGGTTTATAGATACAGATCAGATCGTCTTAACTTTACAACATTACGGAGTGGCTAACATTAAATATTAAACGACATGAGACTACTTAAAATGACATCAGAAGAGATCGCAAGCTTGACAGGAGAAAGCCATGATATTTTACTTAGAGACATTGCAGGAGTTGAAGGAATGTGGAGGGCTATATTTGGAGCGGAGTTTGAGAGATACGATAAGGGATACCTACTAAACAAAGAAGAAACTCTATACGCAACAGTTAATTATAGCAATAGGATCAGAGCTAAGATTATAGAAGCCTGGAGAAAATTTGAAGATGAAAAGGCCTATACTCTACCGTCAGACTATGAATCAGCTTTAGAACAGTTATTAGATCAGGTTAAAGCTAATCGAATGTCAAAGCTAGCTGATAAAGTACTTGGGGAAATGAGAAAGGAGATAACTGATGATATTAACGACTTATTCCCAGTTGAGTCAGAAGTTGTAGAAGAAGACCAGCCAGCAAGAGTAGTTCTAAAAGAGGGAGTTTCAAAGTATAGAGAGGATATCCTAAAAAGAAAGAATTGTAGGTATTCAACCAGGGAAATTGCTAGCGAATATAACTTATCAGCTCAAGCCTTAAATAACAAACTGAAAGCACTAGGAATCATATATAAACCTAATGAAGCTCAAGCGTGGAAACTCTGTGTAGAATATCAAGGCAAGGGTTACGTAGAAGCTATCCCAACAGGTCACAAAGATTATATGATTAGCCCGAAGTGGACTCCTATGGGAAGAGCTTTTATATATGATGTGTTAAAAGAGAACGGGATACTACCATGGAAAGAGAAAGGGGTTTAAGTTTAGCAAAAGGAACTCGGGATTTTACAGCACAGGAAATTTACAATAGAAGATACATCATCGGTGTTTTGCAGCAGAATTTTGAACTGTTTGGTTTTCAGCCTTTGGAGACACCGAGTTTTGAGAATCTTTCTACACTTACTGGAAAATACGGAGAAGAGGGAGATAGACTGATTTTCAAGATACTTAATTCGGGAAATTTTACTTCTGATGTGGATGAGGAAACTTGGCAGAATAAGGATTTCAAAAAACTAACTTCACAGATTTCTGACAAGGCGCTTCGATATGACTTGACCGTGCCATTTGCGAGATTTGTAGCGATGAACCATGGAAAACTTTCATTCCCGTTTAAGAGGTATCAGATTCAGCCCGTTTGGAGAGCAGACCGCCCGCAGAAAGGGAGATTTAGAGAGTTTTACCAATGTGATGCGGATGTGGTGGGTTCAGAAAGCCTATGGCAGGAAGTGGAGCTGGTGCAGTTGTATCTGAAGAGTTTTGCAGAGCTGAAAATTCCTGTGAAAATCTGCATCAACAACCGAAAAATCCTCTCTGGTCTGGCAGAATATGCAGATATATCGGAGCAGTTGATAGATTTTACGGTTGCTTTGGATAAATTGGATAAAATCGGGAAAGATGGCGTAATCAAGGAAATGCTGGAAAAGGGAATTTCACAAGAAGCCGTAGAAAAGCTGAACTTCCTATTCGAAGGGCTTTCCACGAAGGATACATTAGCTTTGCTGAAAGAAAAATTTAAAGGAATAGAAGTTGGCGAAAAGGGAATAGAAGAACTGGAGTTTGTATTAAATAAAGCGCTGGAACTGGGTGTAAATGAGGAGGTTTTGGTTTTTGATATTACCCTTGCCCGCGGTTTGGATTATTACACAGGAGCGATTTTTGAAGTAAAGGCTCAGGGTGTTCAGATGGGGTCTATCGGCGGTGGTGGAAGGTATGATAATCTTACGGAGGTTTTCGGTGTGAAGGGAATTTCAGGGATTGGGATTTCATTCGGATTGGATAGAATTTACCTTGTTATGGAGGAATTGGGACTTTTTGCTGAGAATAAAACGCCTAAAATAGAATACCTTTTTGCGAATTATGGCGATGAGGAGGCAACCGAAGCGATGAAAGTAATCCAAAAACTAAGAGCCAAAGGAGTTTCCGCGGAGCTATACCCAGAAAACGCCAAACTGAAAAAACAATTTACCTACGCCGAAAAGAAAGGAATACCAGAGATTGTTTTTTACGGAGGTGATGAGATTAAAAACCAGCAGGTGACCGTGAAAAACTTGGACAGCGGAGAGCAGAAAACAATAGGTTTGGAGGAGTTTTTGAAGGTTTATGATTCCTCAGATTTGAGTTCTCGTTGAATATTAGATAGTTAAGTGCTGAAACCAAAACTAGATTAAGTAAATTTTAACACCCTCACTTTTGAGTTGGTTAAATTACAACTATCCTAAATTGGAGAGATGTTCAGTATCAAGTAGTTAAATCTAAGTAAATTAACGGATCCGCTTTTGGATTGGTTACTGGGCTCACTTTTGAGCTGAGTGAAACTAGACGAGCCTAAAATTGGACCTGTTAAAATAATAAATAAAATAGTTTAAAGATATGGAATTATTAAAAGAAGTAGTAGGTGAAGCGAACAATAGTAACTCACCTAAAATGTCAAGTAGAGAAATAGCAGAAATTACAGGGAAGCAACATAAGAATGTAATACGGGACTGTGACAAGCTTAATGAGAGTTATGAAAAACTAGGCCTGCTCAAAATTGAGCAAGGGTACTACACTCATGAGAACACTGGTAATCAACAACATAGAGAATGTCTTTTAACCAAGATACAAACTATGGACTTAATGACAGGTTACAACATAGAGCTTAGAATTAAAGTCAATAGAAGATGGGAAGAATTAGAGAATGCTCAGACAAAGATTAATCCGAGACTGACTTTAGTTGAAGCCTTAAGAGCCTATGCAGATGAAGTAGAGAGAAATGAAAAGCTTAAAGGTGAAATTGAAGTGAAGAATGTCCTAATAGCTGAATACGAACCTAAAGTAACTTACTATGACCAGATTTTAGCCTCAACAGATACAATTACAGTAACTCAAATAGCTAAGGATTATGGAATGACGGCTCAAGAGTTAAACAAGCTGCTACACGAAAATAAAATACAGTTCAAACAAAGTGGTCAATGGATCCTGTATAAAGAGTATGCTAAGCTTGGCTACACTAAATCCCACACTACTCCAATTACTTATAAAGACGGAAGAAAGGGAGATCAGTTACACACAAGATGGACTCAGAAGGGTAGACTATTCCTATACGAGCTATTAAAACAAAAAGGACACCTACCATTAATTGAACAAGAAGATAACAACTAAAAAGAAACATTATGAAAGTAAAAATCAAAAGACTAGACAAAAGCGCTGTAATCCCTAAATACGCTAAAGATGGAGATGCAGGATTAGATCTCACCGCAACAGCCTATAAAGTAAACGAGAAAGGGCAGTACATATACACTAGCGACCTTGCATTAGAGATCCCGGATGGTTATGTTGGGTTGTTATTCCCTAGAAGCTCAATTTGTAAGAAAGATCTAGAAATGACAAACTCTGTAGGTGTAATCGATTCAAACTATAGAGGTCCAATAAAGTCTGTATTCAACCCAACATGTGAGGATCCGGAGATATACGAGTTAGGTGAAAGATTTGCTCAACTTATTATTATCCCGTACCCTAAGATTGAGTTTGAAGAGGTAGAAGAATTAAGTGAAACAGAAAGAGGAACAGGAGGCTATGGAAGCACAGGTAAATAAACAAGAGATAACAAATCGTTGGGAAGTGGTGTATTTTGTAGATGATCCAGACAGAGAGCCTTATTTAGTTCACCACGACAAAGGAGATTTAGTAACATTAGGTTTATTAGACTATCCTGACTGTGAACAAGACTTTTATGTACCTAGAGATGTTATTAGACCTTTCCCAACCATAGAAGAAGAACTTATAGCAAAAGAAGAGATATGGAAGAAGATGGCATTGTAATAGTAGGTCTTGAAAAATTCTCAGATAGTAGCCTTGAACAATTAGAGAAAATCATCAGAGCTTATAGATTACATGGAGCACCTAAAGATTACTGGGACGAGGATATACAAATAAGGTACGTAAAGGAGGAAGATTCGGTTGTTCTACTTAATGGTGATTATGATGAGTTGATTTTAGATGATGAGAAAGGGATGCTTGAGAGATATTACTATTCCCCTTATGATGGCTTTGGTGGTACGTATGCAGAACTTCTAGGTGAATATGAGAACTTTAATGATGAGGATCGGATGTGGTTTGATGAGCAGATTAGAGATGTGGAAAAGGATTTAAAAGTTCTGACCGGCTAGAGTTATAGGGTAAAGACTTATATATAGAGAAGATGTAACAAAAATAGATCTATATATGAGTTTAACAAATGAAAATCAGGACGTTAAAGTTCCTTGGTGGTTTAATGAAGAATCGTCTAGAATGCTAAATGGAGGTTACTTACTTAGAGGAGAAAACCTAGATGGAGCACTTGAGAGGATAACTTCTGCAGCTGCCAAGAGACTAAAACGCCCTGACCTTAAGGAAAAGTTTAAAGAAATTGTCTGGAATGGTTGGATGAGTTTAAGTTCACCTATTTGGGCTAATATGGGGACTCAGCGTGGTTTGCCCATTTCTTGTTTCGGAGTTAACGTTCCAGACTCACTAAACCTAATCTCTGATAAGCTGAAAGAGGTTACAATGCAGACTAAGATAGGTGGTGGAACTTCCGGTTATTTTGGGAACATACGAGAAAGAGGGGCTAAAATCAAGGATAATGGTGAATCTTCTGGTCCAGTTCCTTTTATGCAGATTTTTGATACGACTATGGGTGTTGTGTCACAGGGATCTTAAGTTTTATTCTTGGGGATACCTGTAAAACTAGCGTATTAATTGCTGGGACCCCCTTAGAGACTAACAAACTACAACATAATCTGAAAAGGTAAGTGTGAATGTTTGAAAATTGTTAGTATTGGGCAATCAGCAGCCGGAGTCCCTGTAAAATGGGAAGGGTTCAACGACTATCCTTAGGGAGTACCTTCAAGTGAGGGGAAACATACGCTACCTTAATTGGTAAAGATATAGTCTGAACATGTAGGGAAAACTTACAGCAGTTCATTAGAGAACGCACCGAGATTAACGACCTTGGTGGAACAAATTGACAAGAAGAGGAGCCTTTGCAGCATACCTTGACATAGACCATCCAGATTTTGAAGAGTTCTTGCAGATTAGAGATATTGGGAATCCTATACAAAACTTATTTACTGGAGCATGTATACCGGATTACTGGATGCAAGAGATGGTGGATGGAGATATGGAGAAAAGAAGGATATGGGCTAAGGTTCTAGAGAGTAGACAACAAAAAGGTTTACCGTATCTATTCTTCACTGATAATGTAAACAAAAACAAGCCTCAGGTATATAAGGATAAGAAGATGCAGATAAGCCATTCTAATTTGTGTATTGCAGGTTCAGATAGAGTTGTGAGCAATTATGGATACCTGACAGCTAAGGAGTTACATGATATCGGAACTGAACTAACTTTATTTGATGGTAGAAATCCAGTTAAGTCGTCACCTATGAAGTTAAGAGAGAAAGATGTGCCTACTTATAAGGTAACTCTCAAAAATGGAATGGAGCACACTATTACGGATTATCATAAAGTTAAAGTAGTTGGGTATGGTGGTCAATATAGGGAAGTAGCTCTAAAAGATTTAAAAGTCGGAGATAAGATTGTGCTTCAAGAGTCTAAAGGATTATTTGGAACTGAGGATAATTATGACTTAGCTTATTTATTGGGTTGGTATCACTCAGACGGAACTCAACATGGAGAGAGAACTTTCATAGACCTTTGGGAAAATAGTTTTGATAAGCTAGATGAGATTCATGAGACTTTCACTAGAGTTTATTCAGCTTATGGTGGAAATACTTATGATTTGAGAAATAAAGCAGGCGAAGTAATGGGACAGCGTAACCGAGATACTCCTAAATTCTCAGACTGCACAGTTCGAACCGGAAGTCAAGCTAAGAAGCGATTAGGTACTAACTTATTCAGTAAAAATAATTTAGGGTTTAAGAAAGGTGAGATACCTGATTGGATTTGGAGAAGTGACGAGAGAACTCAATGGAGATATGTTCAATCCTTATTTGAGGGCGATGGTTCTGTTTATATGTACGATTGCCCAGAGAAAGGAAGTCCAATTCAACTTTACTACTCAAGTGTTGATTTAAATTTCATAAAGCAGTTACAGAGGTTAATGTACAATTTAGGAATTAGACCTACCATTTATAAAGGTAGATCGGGAGGACCTAGATTAATGCCAGACGGTAAAGGCGGTCAGAAATTATATGAAACAAAACAGTGTTATAAACTAGCTATAGGAAATAAACCGGATTGCGTCAAAGTAAATCAAATGACAGGATTCTTGGATCGAAAAGGAGTTAAGTTAGAGTTACCTGAGAATTACAGGGATAACACTAGAAACTATTCCCCAGTAGAAAGCATAGAATTCCATAGTAATCAAGATGTTTATTGTCCTACAGTTGAGACAGATGAGCATGTTTTTGTTTGTAATGGTATTCAGACTTTGAATTGCAATGAGGTCCAACTTCCTGATAATCAAGATGAGAGCTTTGTATGTTGCTTATCTTCACTTAACTTAGAACTTTACGATGAGTGGAAGAATACTGATACGGTAAAACTAGCTATTTATTTCCTAGATGCTGTTATGTCTGAGTTTATAGAGAACTCTGCTGGGATTCCTGGTTTAGAGGCTGTTAATAAATTCGCTAGGAGACACAGAAGTTTAGGACTGGGTGAATAGAGCGTAAAATGCCCAGTATAAACCTCCTTAATTGCTGGAACCCTTGAGTGTGGTGACCTTGTGGAATCAGCAGCGGAGCTTAATTATAACAAAAAAAAACAAATGAGTAAGATGAATAATGAAGAAGATAAATTAAAGTGTACAGATAATCCTGGAAGTTTAAAAAGAGTTGGTAGGAAGTTCTTAGTTCAAATTAATAATGATGGTAATTTAAAGTATGTGTCTGAATTACCTAATTACCTCAAAGAGAATTACAACATGACTTTAGATGATTATTATAGTTTAGTTGTATTTAACGATATTAACTATAGAGGTACTTGCTTATGGTGTGGTAATCCTACAGAACTGAGCCATAGATTCTACAAGGGCTATAAAAAGTATTGTAGTAATTCTTGCAAAACCTCTCATAAGAACACAGAAAATAATCCAACGAAATCAGAAGAAGTTAGGCGAAAGATTTCCGAGAGTCAAACAAAAAGATTACTCGAATTATCTAAGAAAGGGTTAAATGTTTTTCAGGATAAAGATTTCATAAGAGAGAACGCCATTAAAAGCTCGATTAGGATGAAAAATTTAGCAGCCGAAGGTAAACACGTTTGGCAAAGTGAAGTCGAGAAGTTGAAAAACTCAAAAAGAACCAAAGAGAGAAACCTTGCTTTAGCTAAAATTGGTGAGAATAATTTTCAAAAGTTTAGTACTAATTTCAATGGTTTAATTACTAGATACAAAGTTCTTGGAGTAGAGAATCTTCATTTGTATTTGATTTACTGGGGAGACTCTAAAGCTAAAATAGGAGTCACTTGTAATTTACGGAAAAGGCAGAATGAACTTAGAAGAGAAGGAGCTTTAGGGTCTATACACTCAATAGCATTTGGTAATACAATAGATATACTGAAGTTAGAATTAAAGATAAAGAACAAATACTGTGAGGGGAAAGGCGAGGTATTTGATTTTAGCAGCATTAAGGAAGTGTTGCGTGATATAAAATAAAGTTATAATTAGGAGCGTTCAGAGACTATCGAAACCAGAGAGAAGGGAGTAGAGTAGGATAACAAGTCGGTAAAGTTATTCGAAACAGGAGGCACTTGAAATATAGTGAAGATATAGTCCGATCTGGGTGGAAACATTCAGTAGCTTGGGTGAGCAGCAGTAATGTGACGAGTTATTGCGAACTATTGGTTTTAGGCTACCACTCTTACCTGCAGAAAAACAACATACCTTTCGAATCAATGGAAGCTAAGACGTTTAATGCCAAAGTTTTCAAAGAGATCGAGAGTAAAGCGAGAAAAGCAAGTAAAGAGTTAGCAAAAGTATACGGTGAGCCAGAGTTGTTAAAAGGTTATGGACTTAGAAATACAACTTTAATGGCAATCGCTCCTTAAAAGTTGGGGGAGCTTATCGGGGAAACTCGGTATAAGAAAACAGGGTTAATTGCTGGGACTCCTTCTATTACACCGGGGATAATCAGCATCCACTTTAGTTAGAAATAGCTAAAAGGTTCAACGACTAGTATGTACAGCCTAAGGATTTAATCTACGGCCATGAGATACCACGAAATCCTGCCCTAAGGTGTCATTAAATTGATGCTATGGTGATTATATAGTCTGAACGTTACGGGATGATAAACTGTAAGAGCATAGGGATAAAGAGCCTTATGGGTAACAAATTGACAACTTCATCTTCTGCAATTCTTGGCCAAACTTCACCGGGAGTAGAACCTTTTGCATCGAATTATTACAAAGCAGGTTTAGCTAAGGGTAATTTTATGAGAAAGAACAAATACTTAGAGGCGAAACTAGAAGAATTAGGAAAGAATACAGAAGAGGTTTGGAGAGATATAATGCTCAATAGGGGATCGGTTCAACACTTAGATTTCCTAGATGATCATACAAAGGCTGTGTTTAGAACTTTCAAGGAAATTAGCCAGAGAGAGATCATAACACAAGCCGTACAGAGACAGAGGTATATAGATCAAGCACAGAGTATAAACCTTAACATTCCACCAGATATACCACTGAAGGATGTTAACGCTCTATATATCTACGCTTGGCAATCAGGTCTTAAAACATTGTACTACCAGAGATCAGAGTCAGTAGCTAAAAATATGGCGATGAACTTTAATAATTGTATAAGTTGTGAGGCTTAGATAATTAACATGAAGAGGGATTAGAAGGGAAACTTTCTGGTCTCTCTTTCTTTTTCTCAATAATTAAAACAGTATAAAGACAATGGAAAATAATTTAATAAACGTATAGATCGAAGAAAGAGATGGTCTAGGATTAGTAGTAAGTAGCAGAGTAATAGCTCAAGGTTTAGGTAAAAGGCATGCAGATGTTTTAGAGTCTATAGATAAGATTTTAGAAAACGGAGATTATCGTTCTCTCTGTATCCCAACTACTTACAAGGTTGAAGGTCAGAAAAGAGAGTATAAGGAGTATCTATTAACTAAGGATGGCTTTACTATGTACATGTTCAATATTCAAGGGTACAATGATTTCAAATTAGCTTACATCAATAAGTTTAACGAGATGGCTGAACAATTAAAAGCAAACACACCTCAACTAAGCTTAAAGAACCAAATCTACATTGACATAATTGGAGCTGAATCTGAAGTCGAGACCGCTCTTGCTATTAGAAGGTTAGAACATGAAGTAATTAGACCGTTAGAAGATAAAGCTGAATATTTTGATGAGCTAGTTGATAAAGACCTTCATACTAACTTTAGAGATACAGCAAAAGAGTTCGGCATGAGACAGACTGACTTTATTGAGTGGTTGTTGGAGAAAAGTTATGTATATCGAGATCAAAAGGGAAATCTAAAACCTACAGCTAAATCTATGAACGAGGAGTATATGGCTCTAAAGGAATCAATCAACCGTCATAATGGATTAGCTATAGTTCAGACTCTAATTACAGCTAAAGGTAGAGCAGCTTTCCGAAGGTTCTTAAAACTAAAATAAAAATGAAAATAGTAGAGAAGTTAATAAAAGAATCCAAATCAAAAATGAACATAAGAAACTGGAATGAGTGGTCAGATATACTTGAGAGAAAGAGTCTAACCGCTAAACTTACAGGAGAACTTGAGTCATTTAAGGTTGATAGTAGAAGGATTTTTGAAGTGACAACACAGGGACGCACAGAGAGTAATATCAAAGACATGGAGGAGCTAAATGCCTATCTTAGATTCAAGGGAATTCGGGATAAAATTAAGAAAATGAAATGAGTTACGTAGAGAAAACCTTAAAAGCGCTTAGATCTTACAGGAAAATTAGCGATTGGAATCATTTTGCCAAGGAGTTTGATGAAGTGTATGAGGGAGCTAAGGAGTTGGGTAATGATGAAGTTGAGCAAGTTAGAGAGCTTTCTGAGAGGTATTTTAGTAGAGTGAAGGGTGAAGTTAATAAAGATGATTTAAATGAAGAAGAACTAAAGGCCTTTGCTGAACTTGGGGAAATAATGAACAAAATAAAATATGATAAATAATGGAAGCAAAAGAAATGAAAATACAGGTGCCAGAAGGTTATGAAATAGATAGAGAAAAGTCAACCTTCGAGAGCATAGTTTTAAAGAAAGTTGAAGTAAAAGAATTACCTAAGAGTTGGGAGGGTTTAAAAATTATAGATGGATTTTTTGTAACTAATTTAGGGTATATAGAAAAAATTAGTGATAACTGTATTGTTTCGGATCATAACAGAAATACATTTCCAACAAAAGAAGAAGCTGAAGCATGTTTAGCACTTGCTCAATTATGTCAGTTAAGAGACAGGTATAATGGTGGCTGGAAGCCTGATTGGAAGAATGAAAAAGAATTAAAATATGTTATAGAAATCTTTTGGGACAATATAGTTAAAAGAGAATATGAGTGTAGATATAAAGTGTTAGCTTTCAAAACAGAAGAACTTAGAGATGAATTCTTGAAAAACTTTAGAGAGTTAATTTGGATAGCAAAACCATTATTATGATATTTAGTATTTTAGAGGTAGTTTTCCTATTAATTGTGTCAAACCTTGGGAGTTACGTACTTGGGAGATATAGAGCAAAACGAAAACCAACTCCATGCCGCCACGTTTATGAGACAATAGAGGAGATATCGAGAAAGAAAGTTGTTTGGGCTTGTAGACACTGTGGTGATATGATAGAGGTAGATATAAACAAAGAGGGAAATGACAACTGAAGAATACCAAGAGATAGCAAGATCAACCTTCATGACTAACAACTGGAACGATTATGCTGACTTGTTTGAGAAAATCCTGAATAAAGCTAAAGAGACTGGAGACATGAAGTTAGTAAAAGAAAGAGGGAGTAAGTTTATAGAGAGTCTTTTGGCTGATTACAAGGAAGAGGATATTAAGAATGAGAAAGAGAGAGCTGCTTTTGTGAGACTTAGGGATATACCTAAAAAGTATTAAGATGATAGATAGAATAGATTACCTACTAAGCGATAGAGACTTTGCAACTGATTTCGCTGACTTACTTAGAAAATACTTAGGGAGAAGAAGAACTGATGTAATTTGTGGTTTTCCAGGGCTAGGCAAGAGTAATGCAGCAGGGAAGTATATAGTAGACCTTGATAGTGCGGATTTCATGGGACCGAATAGATGGGAAGATTATGAGAAAGCTATAAAAGAGCAGATTGGAAAAGTTAATTACATACTGGTTAGCTGCCACCCTGAGACTAGAGCTATTCTTAAAAACCTTGGAATTCATTATTATATCGCTTATCCATCTAGAGAATTAAAAGAAGAATACTTGGAGAGATACCGAAAGAGAGGGGATTCACCAGAGTTTACCAATCTTCTAAGTAATAATTTCGACTACTTTATAGATTCAATAGAGAGCGATGATTATGAGGATTGTACGAAAATAAGAATAGTGAAGCCAGGTAGGTATGTGAAAGATGTAATTGATGTTATATCTAAGCTTAAGTCCGAAAATTCAAATTATGACCCTAGTTGGTTTATGATTAGTTAAGAAGAAGTATGAAAAAGAAAACAATTATAGCTATAGCCGGTAAGAAAGGGTCAGGCAAAGACACAGTTGGGGAGATGTTTCCTGAATTTAAGAAGAGAGCCTTTGCAGACAGTATCAAGTGTTTTATTAGCGATGCGTTTGATATAGCCCCGTGGAGACTTGAAGATAGAGCTGAGAAAGAAAAACCTATGGAGAAATGGTGGGGAAAGAGTCCTAGAGATTTAATGAAAGATGTTGGAGATAGTTTAAGGTCTGGAGTAAGTAAGGATATCTGGGTGAACATTCTATTTGACAAGATACGAGACTTAGACAATATAGTAATAACAGACCTAAGATTTAAGAATGAATTTAAGAGATGTAAGGAGGAGGGAGTTTTTATTATCAAAGTTGTACGACCAGAAATAGACAGTTCCGACACACACATTTCCGAAGTTGATTTAGATGACATACCTGATAGTGAGTTTGACGCTGTAATAATTAATGATGGGAGCTTAGAACAATTAAAAGAAAAAGTAGAAGAGATATGGAAAACAAGAATTTAAAAACAGTGGAAACCTTTGACGGAGAAACTATGACCTTAGCTGAACTTATTAACAAAATAGGAGTAAAGCCTGAGGAGATCATAATTAGCTTTAAAGGTGGAACCACAGTGACTTACACGGAGAAGAACCCTGAAGATGATGTTACAGTGAGCAGCCTTATAAAGCATATCATCAGTAAATCATTAAAGGTGGTTGAGAAAAAGTTGGATGAGAAGTTATAAAAAAAAAGAAAATATGAAAACAGTAGAAGAATTAAGTACAGAAAACAAAGCTAGAGTTGAGAAATTAGTAACAGTTCAGTATAAGGTGCTGGACAGGTTGGTTGAATTAGGGCTTGGTCTAGATTTTTGGGATACAGATAGATTTGGAGAGTTTATATGTTATATGCCAAAAGATAGAATACAAATATACCAACAACCAGAGTCTGAACATATACTTCTTTTCCGCGCTGAAGATACAATTGAGGGAGATGTGGTAATTAAAGCGGGTTCTATTTGGGATGATATTCTAGAGGATGATTTTGATGTAGAAGAGGAGATTAAAATACACCTATCCAAATTAAATGTAAGTATGACAGCTGAATATATGAGATTACAAAAGGAAAGAACTGAACTAGGAGAAAGACGAGATAAGGTAGTAAGGGCAGTAAATTTTCTTGGACTAAACATATACGATGAACTGTACAAAAGAAGAGATAGCATAGACGCATGAAAAAAGAGCTTAAAATCCATCACATAGGCTGCACTCATATGACTCACGATCAGCTTAATATTCCTAAAGACACAGACCTGCTTATTCATAGTGGAGATTGGGCTAATTATAGGGATGAAGTTAAGAATGAGTTAGAGTGTAAGCAGTTTATAGAGTGGGTAGGTAAAGAACTCAGTCACATACCTTATAAGATCTTTGTACCAGGAAACCATAACACCTTTGAGTATAACAATCTAAAGTACGCTAGAGAGTTATGGAGAAGTGTAGGAGTAGAACTTTTAATTGATGAACATACAGTAGTGGAGGGTTATAAAATATTTGGCTCTCCCTACACTCCTTCTTTTGGTAACTGGGCTTTTATGGCAGACAGAGGTAAGTTATATAAAAGGTGGTGTAATGCTATAGATGATGATGTTGATGTTCTAATTACACATGGACCACCTAAGGGAATACTGGATTTAAACGGGGATATGAATCAGGTAGGGGACTCAGCTTTACTTACTAGAATTCAAACCTTATATAACCTCAAACTACATACCTTCTCACACATACACTCTAATTCAAACCAAAGAAATACCGGAGTGTTGTATAGAGATGGGGTTTATTATTCAAATGGGTCTGTAGTCATGGATGGGGAGTTGTATAAGGCTAAGTTTAACGGAAATACAATAACAATTAAAGACAAAGAGGTGTGGTTGAAGTGATTGATTTAGGTAGAGATGGTCATGGGGTTGTAGATGTAAATGGGCATAAGTACGTGTTCTTCTATGACCCTGAGACTGAGACTGTAATTCACCAGATAGATTATAACTTGGTTGAGCAGTACGAGATAGAAATGTTGATTAAGGTAGAATACTATGAAAGATTTGGTTAGTTTATTTGGATTTGAAGAGAAGGTAGGCGATATGAGGCTATACTATAAGGGACCTACGTTAGATGCTTGGTGTTTTAGATATTTAGTTTTATGGTGTATTCTTGGAGTTATTAAAGGTTTAGTAGTAGGGCCTGGAGTGTTTGATTGGATAGCTCTTACTTTTGTCATCTTAATTTGGGGTATTACTGAGTATTATTTTGCAAGAAGAGCCCTAAAGATAATGAAAAGAGTTGTAACAGGTGGTGGGATTAAAGTGGAGTCTATTGATTTAGATGATGTGAGAATACTTGAAGGTGAAAATGAGATAGAGTGGGTATATAGAGATTACAAGGGGTTAATAGAAATAAAATATGAAAACAGAAAATAAAAACAAGAAAGTGGTGCTAAAGACAAAAACGTTTTCAGCAACTACGAAGAGTAAAGTATTAGCTAAGGAAGCGGTGGATTTTGCAATGAAGAACTACCCTAACTTAATGGAGAGACTTAAAAATAGCTAGTTATGGATGGAGTAATTGAAATAGATAAGGGATTTGTAGTAGATGTTAATAAAGCTCTTACAGGAGTTGGACATCGAATAATAAAGCCAGATCAATTAGAGAGTGTATTTTCCAGCTATTATTACTATGAAGATAAGCCAAGTCAAATAGCTTCAATAGTAAATTCAATAATCAAGAACCACCCATTTGGAGACGGAAATAAGAGGACAGCCTTTGTGGTATTAACTTCCCTGTGTAGACGTAATTCAGTGGAGTACTTAGATGATGAAGATGAACTATTTGAAGCTATCCACCATGTCGCAAATAATAAGTTAGAAATAGAAGAAGTAGTCGAGGTATTGCAATTAAAAGAGAAGAGAAATGACAAGAATAGAAGCTAGAGAATTAGAACAAAAAGCTGAATTTAATAACCCAATAAAAGAAGTAATGTGGAGAGAACTAACTAGAGTAGATCCAAAGAAGAAAGAGGTTATACTTAAGGTTTTATCTCATTTTGGTGGGGATAGAAAAGCTGCAGATATACTTATGGTTCATTACGGTTATTCAAAGTATCCTAGTGTTTTCCTCGATCAGCCCATAGAGTTCTTCGAGGATATAGACAAAGAGTTACTTAAGAGAAATCCGCATAGACGCAACATGCTAAATCCAGAGTTCGTTAAATTTGAGAAGCATAGAGTAGATTTCTTTGTAGATAAGCTTAGAAGAGAGATGGAGTGGGGAGCTGATTATATTTTTAGTGACGAGGTTGTATTTGAAGGTTTTACGAGAGTTTTTGATTCTAAGTATTTTAAATGTGAGTACAAGATTAACTACGATGATAAGCTTGGATATAGTGTGAGAGAATTAAGGAAGCATTACGAGGATTTGGAGATGGAACTTGAAGAAATGCGTAGGAATAAAGAATATACACGGTTTCACGAAGAGTATATGAGAGAGGTTGGAATTTGGATGAGTGCAGCTACTAGATTAGGATGCGATTATGTTAGACGAAGAAAAATTTAAAAGTTATGAGTAAGCAAATAGAATCAATATCGATAGACGGGTTGCAAATAAGAAAAGCCCTCTATAAGTTAGCTAAGTATTCAAAGGAGTTATTGGAACCTCTCGGATCAACCTCAACCTTAATTCCATATATCCACAGTTTAATTGAATTGTCCATGTTTGCAGAGGATGAGGTAATCAAGAATCTAAAGTTTATACAGGAGAAAGATGGAGAACCTTCAAGTATAGTAAGGAAGTGGAAGTGTTTTGATATTGAAGGGGAGGTTGATCTAAAGTGGGCATTTGTACCGGAGAGTCACATCAAGATTTTAGCTAGTTTAGAGTTACTTAAAGTTCAGAACGACTATATAAACGACCTAAACAAGAGGCATAGCGAACTTAAAAGACAGTATAACAAAAAGAAAGTAAAAGATGGAAACTGAAACAAATTTTATGGAAGAGTTAAAAGAATATTTCGATAAGACCCCTAAAGAACAGATAGAAAAAGACTGGGAAGCGACTGAGGTGTGGGATGAGGTGAAAGAAGAGGAGAAAACTATAGTAGTAAATCTCATAGGTTCACCAGGTACGGGGAAGAGTACGATCGCTTCTGAACTATTTGCTAAGATGAAATGGGAAGGATTTGACGTAGAATTAGTGTCTGAATATGCTAAAGAACTAGTTTGGGAGCAGCGCCATGAAACCTTTAAGAATGAACTTTATCTTTTCGCCAAACAACACCATAGACTCTTCCGGTTAAAAGGGAAAGTTAAGTTCATAATAACAGACAGACCTTTAATCCTTTCTCTATTCTATAATGGTAAATATGGAGACGGTAGTGAGAGCTTTAGAAATTTAGTATTAGAGGAGGTGAATAAGTTTGACAATATTAACATCTTCTTACACAGGACTAAACCGTACATAGCTAAAGGAAGAAACCAAACAGAGGAAGAGTCAATAGAGTTTGCAAAAGAGATGCTAGAGCTTGTTAGAAATTATGGTGGGGAGTTTATAGAGTTGGACGCAGAACAAGATGTAACCTCAAGCAAAATAATCGAAATATGTAGAAACTATGACAGAGCTGATACCTAAAGTGGTAAAACGGATAATTGAACTTCAGAGAGCAGGAAAATCGTTTAGTAAGAAGTTTAATATATTTGGTGATGATTTAACTCTATATAAAAAGGAGTACATCATCTCAAAAGGCTTATTCACATTCAATGGTAATTCAGGATATCTAAGGTGGACTCTGGATAATACTAAGTCTGGAGTGTTTTATCTTAAGTGGCTGGATATGACTGTAGAAGAGATTATGCAGAGATGGCCGAAGAGTATAGATTAAGGGCTGAGGGAGCAAAGTATACTATAAAGGTTCTAAATCATAATCGAGGCGTAGGAGACGAGACAACTAAATAAAAGAAAGATTAAAAGATGAACATAAAAAATAGAACAAAAAACATTAAGGCGGAAATAATAGCCCATAGTAAAAGTCCACCAATCTTAGAAAAGGAGGACTTTATATTTGAAATTTCTACGGAAGATCTTCTAAAAATAAGAGGTAGAGGTAAAAAGAATGTAATAGCTGATAATTTTTATGGAAAGAATCTTATATATTGTTGGTTATTGAATAATAAACTATACACAGGTCAAACAACTAATTTAGGAGTTAGGTTAAAAAATTATCTAAACGGTATATACACTGAAACCCACTATTTTGCAAGAGCTTTAAATAAATATTTGAGGAGAAAGGATTCTTATTTTTATATCATGTGTGTATGTGATACAAAAGAAGAACTGAATGAAAAAGAGAAATTTTATATTAGTAAGTATGATACTACAAATAGGGATAAAGGTTATAATTTGACTCATGGTGGAGACCGTCCTTTAGTTTCCGAAGACACTTTAAGAAAAATGATTAATTCTGCAAAAAACAAGAAAAAGATTTATTGCAAGATAATTGAAGAGGATAGGGTTATGGAATTTGAATCTAGAAGTGATTGTGGTAGAAAATTGAACATAGACAGGGGTACTATTTATTGGGGAATCAAACGCAAAAGTATTGTGTTAAAAAAGTACTATTTTTCTTATGATAAAGATTTTAGTAATCACAGTGATAAAACTATAAATAGAAATAATCTAATATCAACTAAATTAAAGAATAATAGAAATGGGACTAAATACATATGGAAATTATATAAAAATGATATTCTTTTATTAGAAAGAGATAGTTTATTAAGATTAAGTAGAGACTCTAATTTAAATATAAAAGAATCCACCTTTAGAAGAATATCTGAAGGTAAATGTAGTAAAGAAGAATTTAAAGAATATAAAATAACTAAACATTTAAAAAATGAAAAATCTAATTAAAGCCGAGATAATCACTCATTCAAAAAGACTGAATACAAATGAAGAACTTATAACATATAAGTTGATCTACCCTCGTATAATTCACTCAGAGCTAATGACTTATTCCATGATGTCTGTCAATTCGGCGAGTAGTAGAGCAATCCCAGTTAATAAGTTGATAGAGGTTATAGAAAAAACACCATTTTACCCAATATCCTATCAAAAGAAACATTCAGGTATGCAAGGAACTGATTACTTTACTTCAGAAGAGGACATAAAAACTTGTCATTCTTTGTGGGAAGAATCTATTCAGGAATCAATTAGGGTTGCTAAAAAGATGCTGGAATTTGGTATGTCTAAACAAATAATTAATCGAACTCTTGAAAGTTACCAATATCATTGCTGTTTAATGACAGGAACAAAGGACTCTTTTAAACATTTATTTAATCAGAGATGTCCTGAATATCCAGGTGGTTGTAAATCTTGGAGAGAACTCTGTGATTTAGACAGTAATTACACTATGGAAACTCCTCTTATTGAAAGATTAAAAGTTAATAAAGGTCAAGCAGAAATTCACTTTATGGATTTGGCTGAAAAGATGTACGATGCTTTAAATGAGTCTACTCCTGATGAACTATCTATAGGAAGTTATCACATACCTTTCTATAAAGATATTATAAGTAGTGAAGGGGAGTTAAGTATAGATAATTTAATTGCTATGTCAGTTGCACTTACAGCAAGAGTGTCTTATACTTCTATAAGTGATGATAATAAACTCACCTTAGAGAGAGCCACTAACATATATAATCATTGTCTTGAAAATGGTCATTGGAGTGTGTTTGAGCATATAGGTCAGTGTATGACAGATGAAGAGTATGAGAATTCCATAAGACAAATATTTGGTCAAAGTCATAATACTAAAGGTTGGAATAAGAAATTTAAGGGTTTTAAGCAATTAAGAGCCATTTTAGAATTACAACAAGGAATAATAAAGTAAAATGATACACTGGATTTATATTGTAGGTTTCATAGGACTTTACTTTGCTTCAGTTAGATTCTTGAGGTTGTATTTAGGATTGGATGAGAGAAAGAATTGGGTAATGACGATGATTTCTTGGACTCCAGTGATAAATACCTTACTAATCTTCTTGGCGTTCCTATATATGTCCTACGTGGTTTTAAGAGAGTTCGTATTATATTATAGAAACAAAAACAAAGAGTAAAAATGGCAGAAGTATTAATAATTGTATCGCATAGTGCCACATCTTCCCTTAAAAGTAAACTCGGATTCTTCTCAGTTGATGGGTTTATTAAGTTTATGGAAGATAAGGATACAACGGGATACAGGTTTTCTTACGATGTGATAGATAGGAGTTCTGGGAAATTGGCAGCACCTAAGGACTTATCTCACATCTCACTAAAGGATTTTGAAGATTTATTTGTCAAGCGAGGCCACGATTTAGGTCCTAGGCTTATTAACAAGATCTTCAACTCATCAATAGGTAAGAAATACGGAACGAGAAAGTAAAATTTGTTGTCATAATGTGTGAAGAGTAGTTCATGAGGTAAGACTTGTGGGCTGCTCTTTTATTTTTCGGTTTGAATTATGAAGGATATTATTAACAAAGAGGAAACCTTAGCATTTGAACACTTAAAGGAGGTGGGTTGGTATAAGGTGAAGATCTTGCCAAACCATATTCACTACGCTAAATTCAAAGGAAATACTGAGGGTGGTATAGTGAAGGATCCGAGTTGCATAGGTTACGATTGTTGGATAACGAGTGGGTGTATGAATTCTGGGAAAGTTTTAGATGAGACAATTATAATTCCTGGACAATACGGAGCGATTATACAAGAAGACTGCGTAGTTAGGAATAGTTATATAAATGTAGGAAGTTTGTATGTGGCGAATGGAAGTGAGATCGATGGTTTAACAGTTTCTGGAGACGCATCACCTGAAGTTAAACTAAATATACACCAATCTGTCCTCTCAGCTAAAGTAAATCTATGGCTAACCTTGTCTGTAGATAATCTTAAATCAGTAAACATCAAAAACTCTATAATCTCAGGAATAACCTCAATAAACTCAAATAATCTAACTATCGAGGACTCTAATCTATCTGGAGGACCTTTTGTAATTAGTAGTGATGTTAAGGAAATTAGAGGTATATATAAGTCTGAAGCATTTGAGTTTAGAATAAAAGAAAAATACTTGAGAGATGAGTGAGAGGAAAACAGTGTACACATTCTATAACAAAAAGACAGGTGAAGCTGAAGGTATAATTACTGCAATAGCTCCTAAGGGGATTATTAGTGTAACCGTGGGTGATGATTGTTGGATTAGTAGTGAATGTAGACTGTCTATAGTTGTTCCCAATTCTGTCGTTAGTCTTAGGTTGTCTGGTGTTCATATCTACGGTAAATCAGCTCTAAATATTAAAATTGGGAATGAGTGTAGTGACTTTAGGTTGAATGATATAACTTTGCAGGATGAGTCAGTATTGGATATCGAAGTAGCAGGGTCTTGTAGTAGTATTAGAATTAACGATTATTACTCAAATGCTGGTGAAATGTGGGCAAGGACTCTCAACTGTTGTAGTATTGACCTTGAAGATGTTAGTTTAGTGGAGGATTCTGTTGTAAGATTAAGAGCAATGGATAATATTATGGTGAAGGGTTTGAGGATGACTGAGGCTTCGTGTTTGGAGGTTGGATCTTTAACTAAACCCTACCAATCCTTAATGTACCGTCCTGATAACTTAATAATTGAGGGTGTAGACATGGAAGATGAAACTTTGCTGTCTATTGAAGTGAATGTAACAGAGATGAAAGATTGTGAAGAGTCTGCTAGTAGTTTAATTTTCAAGGGCATAAAGCTGACAGGTGAAGTAGAGATTAAACGTACCTTAGATAGAATAGATAATGCGATAATTGAGATATGAAGACAGTAGATTTTAAGGATTTAGATTTTTCAAAAGAGATGCCCAGTAGAAAGTTTATAGGGGAGACTCTCTTTATAGATCTAACCGAACATAAGACCTTTAGAAATCAATCAGTATGCAGGTTAAAGATGACCCCAAAGCACAGGTTGTATAATAAAGATAATATTAATGTAGGAGGTTGGGTTGGTATTGATGTAGAGCTAGATGAAGATGTTTGGATTGATGAAGATACAGTAGTTATAGGTAAGAGCGTTATTTATGGGGCGATTGAGATTACACATGGCTCTAGAATTAATAACTGCAGTATAATAGGAAATGGGTCGATAAGAGGAGCTAAGATTTCTAAGAGTGAGATTAGGGGTAATTTTAATATTGGACATGGAACTGAGATAAAAGATACAACTCTGGAAGGTATAGCTATTTTGGATAAGATGGCGGTAGATATACACATAACCAAGATAACTTTAGATAATTGTAAGGTTAATGGTAGACTTATTGTTGAAGGGAAGCCAAACTTTTATCTTAAGAGTTGTACAGTTAGTGGAGGTCTAGTAATATTTAGGAATAGCCAGATACGGAAAATCTCATCATTCTCTGGGGTTAATTGTGAGTTTCTTGGAGATGTTGTAATTGACCTTCCAGATCGTGATGTTAGATTGTCATTATCAGAGTGTTTCGTAAATAATTCGGTTCTAGGTCATCAGTCTGGTAGTTGGTATAGTGATAATAAAATACTAGCTAAGTGTGAGATAAATAATGTTGAGTTCTATGAATTTTAAGACGATCAAGAAGGGAAAACGTTGGGGCTTATTAAGTGAAGATAGTAAGGTGGTGATGGGGATAACTTTATATAGACTGGTTAAGATAGAGACAGGAGAGAAAGGAGGTTATTTAGGGCTTGATGTAGAGATGGATGAAACTTCCTGGGTGGACTCTACTTCTTATGTTATGGGGAGAGTGGTTCTAAAAAACTATACTCAAATAACTGACTACTCTGCGATTCAAGGTTTAGATAAGGTTTATACATTCATCAACTACTCAGAACTAAACTACTCCACCTTAGAAATAGTTGAAAATGCGTTCACTCCAAATTCACATATTAAGATCATAGGGTGTAGATTCGATTATGCTAAACTAATTTACAAACCTACATTTCCAAGAGAGGGATTGATTATGGAGAATTGTAAGTTTATTAGGTATGAGAAGTATAGTGGGGCAAGTACTTTGTATTTAACTAGTGGAGTGTATAAGAGCTTAACTGGAGATAATTTTTGTAAGGTAGAGTTTCATTTAGGGAAAGTTTCAGGAGGTTTAGTGGATAGGGTTATTATGGAGGATATTCACTTAGGGCCTTCTAGCAGTATAACCATGGGAAACACAAAGCTAGTATATATGAGTAATGTAGTAATTAGCGGTGGAGTATCTATGGAGAATTTTGAGGATACGAATTACCTGTCAATAGTAAACGAGAAAATTACAAAAGAATGGAAACGATTAGAGTTATAGAGAACGACACAAAAATCAAACATAACACAACTTACTACAGAATTGAAAGACTCCCTACTCACCCACTGTATGTAAAATCTGGAGTGAACTTAGGTGGATACATTTGTAAGGAGTCTAAAGTTGAAGATGGAGGTTGGGTTTCAGAGGGCGTATTTCTAACAAGGTCTACAATTAAAGAAGCAGCTGTACTTGTTAATTCTTCTATACTGGATCGTGAAATTGAGGTGTTTGATTCAGAGATTAGCGGCAGCACTTCACTATACTGGGCAACTGATACTCCGGGAGCTATAATAAAGAATAGTGAGATCAGCGGCTTAGAGGGAAGTAACAATAACATTAAGCTCATTGAAAACTCTAGAATTATAGGAGCTTGGAAGTGTAGCAATGGGTATGGGATAGAGATAGTAGATTCAGTGATTATAGGTAGTGGAATTGTAGGCGGAAAACTTAATGGCGTATGGAAGAGCTAGGGAAACCAATAAAACTGCGAAGATGGGAGGTTAAGGAAACACAGGGGAAAATACTTGGATATAGAATAGAAGCCACAGAATACCACAAAACAATTAAACCGGGAACAGTAGGGGGATTTGCTATAAGTGAGGATAATGTAGATGAAACTTCTTGGATATTCGATGATTCTTTAGTGTCTTGTAAGGATGTTAGGTTAATAAACAATACGATAATACAAGATAAAACAGTAATAGGTGAGGGTGTGAATTTTATGGATGGTGTTTTAGTAATCTCTAACTCTAACCTAACGAATTCCTATGTAGACAGTAACAATAAAGAACACATCACTGATATTAACTTCATAAAAGACACTAGAATAACTAAGGAGCATATTCATCTTTATGGTAGGTGTTCTCTAGTTAATTGTGTTATAGAGAGAGATTTAACTCCAAACGATGATGCGGATATGGTTATACTTTACAATTCTCATTTAGTAGATAGTGTGATTATTAGTCCAGATTATCAAGTTGACCTAAGTGAATGTTTAGCTGACAGACTTAGAATAGTAGGAGGCTCGATTAATGTTACAACAAGAGAATCTAACTGCGTAGTGAATCTAAGGGATGTATCAGTAATCGGCAAAAATAGCTTTATTCTAGGACATGAGCTTAAGGATATCAGTTTACTAAAGAATGTTGAGGTTAAGAATGGTTGTAAGATAGAAGTGAATCAAGGATCTATACATATCGAGAATAAACTGTTTGAAGGAGAGCGAGAATCGATAGAACATGAATACGAAGAAAGTGGCAACCTAATTATAATGAACTAAAGTATGGTAGAAATATTAAAAGAAGACACTATAACCTTTAACAGAAAAACCTTGTACAGACTTAAGATGAAAGAAGACCACCCTAAATATGCTAAGTATAAAGATAGGGTACTGGGTGGTTATGTAAGTGAAGATGCTGTAATAGAGAGAGGAGCTTGGGTTGAAGAAGATAGTTATGTGATAGGTAAAAGTGTAATTAGCGGTAATGTTGTAATATCTAGACACTGCCGAATAAAGGATAGCAAGATAGAAGGCGTTGGAACTATAAGTCAATTCAATATAGCAAACTCAGAGATACTTGGTCACTTTAGAATAGAGGGTAATGGGATAATGAAGGATTCTAGGTTTGATGGAGTTATCTTTATGAATCTATTAAGCCTAGGTCCACAATCAAACAGAACCTTTACTAAGTGTAGTGTGACTGGAGTGTTTAAGATGGAGATATACAATGTAGTTAAGTTTGAGAATTGCGTATTTAATGGTAATTTCACAGCTTCTATCGGTACTAATTATTTTGGAAGCAAGTATCTATTAATGAAAGGGTGTACTACTAATAATAATGTAATAATCCGAAATGGTAGAACTAATAATAGAGTATACAACTTAAAGGATTGCTACTTAGATAATGTGGAACTAGATTTAGCATTAGTAGAACCAGAAGAGGTAATAAACGGTTTAGTAGAATTTAATAGAATGACATGGCAAAAAGAGAAATTAAGCTTAATCGAAAGGATTTTATAACCTGCAAAGTGACGGGAGAGGAGTTATATAGAGTAGTTGGAAAAAGTAAAGATGGATTAGAAGTTATAGGAGGTTATGCAGGAGAGAATGTAGTTATAGGTTCTGACGCTTGGGTTTCTGCAGATTCTTCTATTTCAGGGTCGGTATACTTACTTGGAAAAACTTTAATTACAAGCTCCACAATATATCAAACCAGCTTAGGGAGTATCGAAATAACTGACTCAAATATAATGAACTCAGATATGTCTTCTAGTCAAGCTGGGAGGAAAATAATGATATCTAATAGTATTCTAAATGATGTAACTGATATTGGAGGTATGGGAATGCAGGTATCAGGGACTTCAGAGTTAATTATAGTAGATTCAACTTTAGAAGGGTTATCAAAAGTAATTCTATCGGGTATGCTTAGTAATGTTGAAATGATGTACCGTAGTAGAATTGAGTGCTCTGAGGATTTTGGTATAGTGAGGTTGTGGTGTAAAGACTTAACATTAGATGATCATGCGGTATTATCAGTAGAATCAAATATAGGGCATGTGATGATGAATAATGTTAAGCTATGTGAAGAGTCTAAGTTATATATTAATCGTAAGGCAGATAGTAGAGATTTGGAGTGTATAACGTCTATCAATAATTTAAAACTAGAGAAACATGAAAAGCTATGGACAGAATAGTAAATGATAGGATGACCTTGGAGTTTAAGAGGGAGGATATGGTTGATGGTTGGAGAGTTTACATGTTAGATGATCACCCACTTGCAGGTATTGTCGATGATAGGGAAGGAGGTATTGTGGCTCACTGGAATTGTATCGATAGCAGTTCTTGGGTAAGTAGAAAAGTGAAAGTAGGTTTAGGTGGAAGTATACAAAACTCTATGATTCTAACTCTAAATAATTCTGAGGTTAATGGTCTGGTGTATAATTGTAAGGTGATGGCTAAGAATTTATCGGTTGGGTCAGGGTGTTTAATTAGGAATGTAAATGCTGTTGCTATAGATTTTACTACTTCAATTGATAAACTCGCCTTCATAGACTCCCAAATAATCGTCTCACCTTTATGGATTGCACCTAAGTCTGGGAATACCGCTAGTAATTATAATGTGGAGTTTGTAGATTCGAGAGTTGAAGGTAGGTTTTTAGTTAGTAAGCCCCTCTTTTCAATTAGATGCAGCTTGACAGGAGAATTTGTAGTATCTGAGCATGTAGCCTTAGTAGACTCTAGTTTTACGGGATCTTACATATTCAAAAAGGCAGGTAAGTTTATAGAATATGAATTTAGTAACCGAGATGAGATAGTAAAATGAGAACACAAGTAAAATTACACATAGACGGGAATTATAGAGTGATGAGAGGTGAGAAGATAGGTGGAATAGTTCCTAAGCATACTTCAATAGATGAGACTTCTTGGGTTGATTTCAGTTCTAAGATTACACTCCTCAATGAAAACTGTATAGTAGCCTTAAGAAATGGAACGAGGATATTAGATAATTCTTGGGTTAACATTAGGGCAGATGCTATGGTTACGCTTTCAGAGGTTCAAACTAAAAAAGGAAGCGCATACTTAGAAGCTGGACTTAGAGGGCTTGCAGAAGTATCGGAGGTAGAGATTTTAGACAGCAGAATCTGGTTAATTGGAAGTTGTGGAGTAAGTCTTTCTAATTCAAGGATAACTGATAAAGCTGAGTTGATTATAGAAGGGAATAGAGTTGTTGTAGATAGAGCTAAAATAGAAGGAGAGGGTACAGTATTTAAATTGAAACCCGGAGGTAGGAGTAATATTTTAGTTTCAGACGTTTGGTTAGAGAATACATCACATACGCACATAGATCGAGTTGCAGGATTAGAAGAAGATGTAGACTTAGTTGTATCAAATATCATGGAAGTGGGTGAGGCTAAAGGAGAAAAATTTACTTACCTTCTAGAGGGCGATGTAATACTGAAAAATAAGAGTATAAGCAAGATTTCTGGAGCTAGTGATTTAGTATTAAAAGGAGTTGAAACGTATGAGAAACAAGATAATTGACAACAAAGAAGGGACTTTATCATTTAGCTGGAATCCTGAACTAAAGAACTATGATGTAATAATGCTAGACAAACACCCGCTAAATACAGATGGAGAAGGTTCAGGTATGTTTGGAGGAACTGTAACTCACCCAGACCTATTTGGATATGATTGTTGGATAAGAGGTGGTGTAAGCGTCATAGGTGAGTGTAAGATATCAGGTGGAACTATAATAGAAGGAAGTCAAACAAAAGTAGTTAATACGAATTTAGATAACTGCAGGATTTTCATTTCTTTTGGCCAGATGTTTGAGAGTAATCTAAATAACTTGAATATCAGTACGAATAGATTTGATTGCAAGAATTTTATTACCGCAGATAGTTCTAAGTTTATAGCTTCTGGTTATGAGAGTTTATCAATAGTAGATACAACCTTACTGGGAAACTTAATGATAAGAACGAGTGTAGATGTTGATAATGATCCGAATAAGACAATTATAGTAGGTTCTGAGTTAGATGGTAATATTATAGTTAGAGGTTTAGGGTTTGAAATAAAGAACTCTCGGATAAAGTCTAGGTCTACCATCATTAGTGAAAATTACTTGAAACTTAATAATGTAAATGAATGAGAAATACAGTAATAGACCTAAAACAGAAGAAGACTATTAAAACAATCGACATATATAGAGTGGTGGATTTAGAGTCTGGAGAAGAAGGTGGATGGGTTAGTAAGGATGTACAGATAGATAGGAATTCTTGGGTAGGTAAGGCTAATGCTATAATAATGCCACAAGGATCTAGGTTATCACTTCAGAATACAACTATAGACGGAGCTGGTATACAGTTTGAGGTTAGAAATGGACTGGTTTTACTTAAGGATTGTGCAGTTAGACCCTACGCTAAACTTTCTATTGAGGCTCGTGAAAAAGTGATAATATCTGATAGTGTATTTGGAACTGGATCTTCGTTTATTATAGATGGGATGGATTTCAGTTCAGTTAGTGTAAATAATTTGAATCTCGGTAATAGCGCTGTGTTTAAGGTTGGGGTATTTGTTGAGAATGTAGTTGGACCTGATTTAATACCCGCAGCTACTTTTAATGACATCTCTATTCAAAACTTGGGGAGATTCTTTATTACTGGTTGCAAAGGAGATGTCTTGGTTAATAAAGTTCTAGTTGGAGAGGATTGTAGTTTTCAGTTGGATAATTATTGGGGAGTGATGTTAGATGATTTTGAATGTAGAGAGGATAGTAAATTTGCGCTAAGTAATACAAGTCACCCTAAGCTATCTAAATTTGGAAACGAGATTATAATAGTGGATACAGATATTGGCAGTCACTCTTACGTTAATCTTAATTCAGCAGGGGGAGTTATTTTAGACAATCAAGTAGTGGAGAATGCTAAGTTGACAGACGATGATGTAATAGTTAATGGAGTGTTTAAGAATAAGAATCAATTTATAGAAGAATGGAACATAGGGTAATGAACAAAGAGAGAAGTATCCTGTTTATTAAGGGGAATCCTAAGAATCAATTTTGGAGAATGTACCTTCTTGAAAATCACCCTCTATATACCGGAGATGACACTGTGAGGGGTGGACTTATTGATGATCCTGATAGTATTTCTTGGGATAGTTGGTTAGGTTCTGATGTGATTGCTGATAAGTCTAAGATATTGAACAGCAGTAGAATCGAGGGTTATTTTGAGATTAGAAGCAGCACTATATCTAACTTAAGTATTACAGATGTTAATCCCAATACTACTCCCAGAATTTCAAACTTAATCAAAAACTCTACCTTAAACTTTCATGCACCTGTTGGGATCTATATAACTAAGGAATCTATTATTGTAGGAACTTGTATTGATGGGTATGTAGATATAAGTAAAGTTGCGGGATTAGATTTAAAGAATAACTGCTTAACTGGGAATATAGACCTTAGGAATTGTCGTGAGCTTTTAGAATTAGAGGACTGCTTTTTTAACGGTAATCTAATCTTTGAGTGTAGTAATTATAAGTGGGAGAACGCTAAGATAGAAGGGAATAAAATAATTAAATAGCAATGGAAAAATATATAGGACCGGGCATAAAGATTAACTTAGAGAAGGGAATAGAGTTTTACCATGTAGATTCTGATAGTAGATTTGATATTTACCAGATTTACAAAGATGATGGAACAATAGGAGGAAAGGTATCGCTGGGAGTAACTTTAGATGAGAGTTCGTGGATAAGTGAGGGTGGATTAGTAGTTAATCTAAGTTCTAAGAAAATCCACATAACTAACAATTCAAATATCAAAGGGACTGTTCTACTAGATGCAATGGAGGTTTGTTTGGATATGGTTATAATTGAGATAAAGAGTGAGATAATTAGTAGTGGTGATGCTCAGTTTGGTAAGATTAAGTTGAAGGATTTAGTTTTAGGTAGAGCGTCTAAGATTGAATTAGTAGGTGATTTAGGGAACTATATAGCAAGTGATTTTGAGATTGATATGGAGAATGTGAATGTTGAAGGGAACTCTACTCTCAAGTTACGTAATTATGGATCGGTGAGAGATTTGAAATTAACCAAATCCTCTGCATTAGTTATAGACAGTGTGAAGTTCTCAATAAATAATGTAACTATAGGGCAGGCTAATTTCATCAATATCTCAGAGTTTAATACTTTATTCATATCAGATTTAACCGTAAAGAGTAATCCTAATCTAAACTTAAATCACCTCACCTTCAATGCTCCAAGTGCGACTATCAAAAATAATAACTTAATCATAACAAATATATTAATCAAGGGAGGAGCGTACATTCGTAAAAATATAGAGGATGAATACGTAATATATGAAAATAAGACATGGGAAAGCCAAACTACATAAAGAACAAAGAAGAAACCCTACAATACCTAAAAGAGACGACGAGTTTGTACAGGGTTTATATGCTACCGAATCACCCAGCTAAACGTTTAATAGGTGGAACTGGGATAGTCAAGGGAGGTTTGGTACATAGTATGGATAATTTAAGTTACGACTCTTGGATTAGCCATAATGTACTTATATTAGACGAGGGGACTAGAGTATATAGGTCAATCATAGAATCCCAAGCATCAAACCTAGTAATAAAAGAGAGTCAGATAAATGGAATAGAGGTAAAGTTAGATTGTAGATATTCAGATGGAGGGCTTATAAGTAATTCTCATATAGATATAACCTCTGGAAACTTGGGATATCTTAGAGGGCTTAGGATAACGGATTGCTATATAGAAGGAGCTTTAAGTGTTTCTGGTCTATTTAAGTTATCTATGAGAGGGACTAAGATTATGGGTCAATTGTTTATAGAGGGGAACATAGATCGAGACACTGATGACCCTTCAATAGATGTAGAGATAAATGATTGTAATTTTGAAGGAGTTAATAGTATAGTGAGAACGATTATGGAAACTGATAAACTAACCTTTGAGAATGAGAAATATATAGGAGCTAATGTTTTAAATGATAGCGATGGGAGCAATTAAAATAAATGCTAGGGATAAAATAAATCTTCTGGGACGCACTTTGTATCGAGTAGTGAATGAAGTAACTGGTAAGAAAGGAGGCTGGGTTAGTAAGGAGGTTGTAATAAGTGATGATTCTTGGGTTGAGTATGAAGGAGCGGTTATATCTGGTAATGGAGGTAAAATCTTCTTAACTAATGGAACTAAAATAGAAGGGAGACTAGAATCACACAGTCAAGTAACTAAGGTGAGTAATTGTTTCTTTAGAGGGGAAGTAGTAGTAGAGGAGCCTGAAATCTATACCGCTGAGTTTGTTAATTGCAAGACTATAGATAAGGGGTGTAAGATATTCATAGCAAATCCAAATTTTGATGTACCTGTTCAATTTTCAGATAATGTATACTTAGAGAATGTGCTTATGTCTAGTGGTTCAGAAATGTTTCTCTCTCCTCATGGTAGTGTTTCACGTGCAACATTGTTTAATAGAGCATATCTTTCTGTGGATAAAAGTGGGAAATATTTAATTAGTGATTTGACGATAGGAGAGCGAGGTTCTTTGTTTATCTCTGGATTTGCTAGGGTAGGTATTTCTAATTTAACTATGGAGACCTTTTCTGAGGCTACTAAGTTTAAAGATATAGATATTAAGTGTCATAGTGATTATAATTATATAAGTAACTGTCTGATTAACAATACTAAATTCGAAGTTAATGATAGGTATGCAGAAATTATTAGAGTTGACAATCCGAACATAGATTTGATAATTAACGATGGAGTACGATATAATAAATGATGAAAAGACCCTCGGATTTAAGAAGGATTTAATTACAGGGGTTCTAGGTGATAATTACTATTCAGACACCTACCGAGTTTATATGCTCCAGAATCACCCTTTATTTGAAGTTACTAAGAAGGAAGATAGAGTAGGTGGTATGGTTTTGGATATAGAAACTTTAGACTCGACCAGCTGGATTAGTAGGGGAGTTGAAGTTAATGGTCTATTATCTAAGTTCATTAATTCTGTGCTGATTCATACTAACTTAGAGAAAGGAAGGTTGATGGTAGGAAGGAATGTAAAGCTGACCAACTGTTATATAGAATCTGGATGGGAAGGAGATGCAGTTATAAGAAAGTCTGAGATAGAAAATGTTAAGATTATAGGGAGATTTGGTGGGGTTAATATTAAAAAGAGCAAGATACTAGGTGGAAGCTTTGTTAGCACGAGTTTAGAAAAAGAGTGGGGCATAAGCATAGTTGAAAGTAGTATTGTTTCTTGTAATATTATACTCCACGATTGTTACCTAAGTCTTAATCAAATGAATCTCTGGAATATGGATATAGTTGAATCAGAAAAACTATTGACCAATGCGGATATTGAAGAATTATAGAAAGCAGAAACTCAGGATTATAAACAAAGGTAGTAAAATAGCTGAAGGATTGGATTTAGAGGAGGTTAATAAGATGAGTCAGCCTTCTACTATGGTTTTGATTAATAGTCAGTTAAACGGTAATATAGAGACTCACAACGACATTATATTTGAAAATTGTAAGATAGGTAGAGTTAAGAGTTTCACCGTAAGTTATAATATAGAATCTTCACCTGTAATCTTTAGGAATTGTGTTTTTAATGATGATTGTGAGGTGTATATTGAAACCGGTGAAGGGACGTATTTTGAGATAAACAACTTAGAAATGGATGTCGAGAGTATGCTTACCTTAAAACCTATGAAATCCTGTATAGTCGAGAATGTGAGAATAGAGCATTATGGTGAGTTCTGTGGTTCGAATGATACAAGAAATATAGTAATGAAGGACGTGATAGTTAGTCGGAATGTTTTAGTTAATCTTCAGAGCGAGTTTAATCCTGACATAGTTTATCTCAATAATGTGCACTTTGGGGATGATTCTGGTTTTTCAGTAAAGGCTGGTAATGTTAACTTATCTATGGTGGATGTTAGAGTTAGACCTTTTGCAGTTATTGCAGTAAAGAAGCACACTAATTTAAAAGGAGAGATATTAGATGGAAACATTACGATTTAAAAAGCTGCTAGATAACCACTACATCGTTTACATGACCAAATACCACCCTTACTATTATCGATATCTGAATGCTAAGGAGGTTGAAGGTTATGGAATAGAAGGTGGGAGAATAGATAATCCAGTGAAGATAGATAAGTACTCTTGGATTGATATTGGAGTTAATGTTAGGAATTCTACTATAAAGCGTTCTATAATAACTACACCTGAAGGGAATATATCTCTCTTAGTATCAATCTCGGACTGTAAACTTGAGAATTGTGAGATAAAGTGTAGTGATTCTTCTTATATCTTTAACTCGAACTTGGAAGGTGATTTTATTGAGGCTGATGGGAATACCGTTGTTTTAGGAGATTCTTCTATTAATGGAGTTTTTCAATATTATAATCCTCCATATAGCTTAACTGTAAAAGAATCAAGCATATCGGGAGTAACTAGGATGATAAATGTTTGTAGGAATATAGCTATCATCAATTCAAACTTAACAGGTTCTCAAAACTTTACACCAGAAACTAGAGAACCAGGAATGATTAAGAGTGATCCAGTAATTATCGAGAACAAGTATATAGCAGAAGATGGAGTGATATCGTTAGACCAAATTAATGAGAAAAAGTATGTTAGTAATTGACAAAAATGAAAGTAAAGAGTGGGGAGATCTAATTCTTTACCGAGCGATTGATGAAGATACTGGAGAGAAACATGGATGGGTTACTGAGAATATTATACTGGGAGAAGGTTGTAAGATAGAGAAGGAGTGTAGGGTTTATTCAAAGTCTCTAAACGGTGTAGTTCATTTGTCTGATGTTGAGATTACAGGTATGTCGGATATAGGAGTTAATTCAGGCTTTTTCTACAGGTGTATCTTCTCTAAAAGCTGTATATGTGACTTTGGTGAAACTGCAGAAGTAACTAATTGTCATATATCTGGTAAAGTTGAAGTTATTGATGAAGGAGGGCTTAGAGTAAAGATGGATAATGTGCAAATAGGACACGGCACTCTCTTGGAATCTGGAGATGGGGTAACTATTCTTAATTCATGTTTCGCAGACAGTTCAATAATTAAAATACAACCTCAGATGGAGCTCCTAATGAATAACGTGAATATAGGTTATAAAAGCGTGTTACGTATAGCTACAGCAAATAACTTAACTCTAGATAATATAACCATAGGGGAGAAGTGTAGGGTGGAAGTAGATAAAGGAGAACTAACCTATGCAGAATCTATAGTTGGAGAAAGAATTAATGACAATGAGCAGGTTGAGTTTACGGGAGATCAAGAGTAGCGGCAAGGTCTCAGATAATGTTATTCTAGATGATGGCTCTTGGGTTGAAGAAGGAAGTGAGGTCATAAGTAGTGATCCAAGTAAAATGGTTACCCTCACAAACACAATAGTCAAAGGGAATTCCATATTGTGTATAGATTCGGGGAGCTTGATTAATTGTGAGTTTGATAGAGCTAAGGTGACGTTAAGAGGGAATGATGTTGTAGAATTTAGAGATTGTAAGATAAAGAATAAGTCGGATATTTTCAAAGTAAGAGGTATGAACAAGGCTGAACTAAATCTTAGGCAGAGGTTTTACAAAGTTGAGATGAATAATGCTTCTATAACTTTTCCAGATGGTGAGCTTTTATGTAACAACTTAGTAATGAGAGGTAGTAGTCACATACACCTAGAAAACCCTCAAGATATAATAATTAGTGATGTAGTGATGGATAAAGATGCTGAAATAGAAATAGAGGGTAATCAAAACTTAACTATAACTAATGTGGATCTTAGGGAGTATTCGAGCTTGAAAATAAAGACAAGTGCAAGTGGAACTAAAGATGCTGCAAGTGTAGATAATATGATAGTTATAGCTTGGAATACAAAAACAGTTAAATTATGAACGATATAGAAAATGTCACCTTTGAGAATTGTGTTATAGGTGTGATAAAGTCATTTGAAGTTATTGGAAGCGAAGACCTAAAGAATCCCATCGTATTTAAAGATTGTGTATTTGAGGATGGGATTTCAGTGGAGATTAAAGTTAACCCTGATAGTATAGTAGAGGTAAATGGACTTAAGATGCGTGAAAAAAGTAATTTGAAGGTAAGAAAGGCATTAGATAAACTTCAAATAAATAACATCTGCATAGGCTTAAGATCTACTTTAAATTTAAACCCAAGAAATGAAACCGAGACTGAAGCATCTTTTACTAATTGCTGGGTTCTAAATGGATCTACTTGGACAATACTAGAGCCCCTAACTTATAAAAATAGGCAGATTGATGGAGATATAGTGTCGGCACCAGAGGAGGGAGGTTTCAGGATAATCTAAACAAACAAAATTATGAGCAACAAAGAAATAAAAGTAAAACGAGAAGAAACAGTAGACGGTAAGACTTTAAAGAGAATAGAATTACCACAGGGGGGACTTGGAGGTTTAGTAGAGTTCCCGGAATTAATATCACCTCTAAGTTTCATATCTCCAAACTGCACAATCATAGGTAAAGTAGAGGTAGAAGCTGGTGCAACGATAATGGATAACTCTAAGATTGAAGGAGAAGGGTTTATAGGTTCAAAGGCAGTTATTCAAGGCAGTAAAATCAAAGGGACGGTTAATATAATAGGTGCTGCAATTCTCCAAGGTTGTTTAATGGAAGGGGAGATTAACTTAATGGGTAGTGAGATTAAGGATGAGGCTATATGTATTAGAAAGAGTGATATAATTGGAGATGTGTATATTAAAGAAGGAGTTAGGCTTAATAAGTGTAAGTTTGAAGCTAATTTAGAAGTAAAACCAACCGTAGAGCTTATTAAAACTGAGATAATAAACGATGGAGGTACTTGTGGAGTTGTGGATACTAATTCGCTTAGGAACTTACAAAAATACACCCTAGATTCAACCAATATGTTCAACAAAAATGTAACCGAGAATGAAAATGACTAAATATAAAATAGTAGGAGAGACCTTAATTGATACAGTTACAAATGAGGTAATAAATGGAGTGAAGATACTAAATGCAGCAGAAGATTTGTATATAGGAGATAATGTAGATTTTGGTATAGACGTGGAAGTTACCCTATCTGATTCAGCAAAGGTTATTGACTCTAAATTTATCTCGGGAAGCAAGGCGGCTATAACAGATAATGCAGTAGTGATTAATAGTGAGTTTCAGTTTGATGGAGATTCAGTTATTAGAGTAGCTAGGAATGCAAAAGTATATAACTCAACACTAAGAGGGGATATTAAAGTTCTAGGGGCTACAGTAGTTAAGGATAGTAAAATCAGGGTTCCATTCTTAGCTCTCAGACTTGATAACTTTATAGAGAATGTAGAATTTATCAGTAACTCCCCAGAAGCTTGTCATGCGTTTGAAAAGTGTTACCTGAAAGATTGTAAGATTAGGTATGGTAATGAGCCTGGAGATGACAACAAGTATAGAGGTATTCATATGATAGAGAGTATTTTAATGGGTGTTGAGAATATTGGGGCTAGGTTTCCAGATCAAGTTAGAAATTCGCTGGTGATTGAAAAAGTCTATGCGGATGGAGATCAAATACAAGAAGGTACTATGGAAGTGTTTAAGGCTGATTTGACAGAAGATGAAGAGAAGTGGTAAAGCAGCTAGGATGAAGGAAGATAACCCTATTTGCTTTAAGGAGTCTAAGATTGAAGAAGCAGGGGTCTATCTATCTGAAGGTTCTTCTATAAGTGATAAATCTTGGGTAGTGGATTCCAGAACCTCTTTCGTTAATTATAGTGAGATAGGAGATAATATATTCTACCTAGACAGTGGCTTTATAATGGAGGAGGATTCTAAGTTTAATGGTAGTCTATTTTCAAGAGGAGGGGAGTCTAATTTACGCCTATTCTCCACTAGTGTTGATGCAAATGTGAATATACTTGGTGAATGTTACCTTACTCTTTCAAATTCAAATATAGAGGGGAACTTTGTAGTGAGAGGCGAAGGTGGTAGACTTAATTGTGTGAATGTTAATATCCTTGGTAATGTGATAATTGAGCTACCTAAGAATTCATCCATAGACTTAGTAAATGTAGAGATTCATGGGGACTTGATTTTAGACAGTGTTAGTTATTTACGTATGGGAGAATGTTCGGTTTTTGGATACAACACTATAGTCAAGAAAGGAATAGGAGATTTGAGAATGGAGAATTGTCACTATAATAACTCTGGGTACAACGAATATAATTTAACAACAGATACAGTATGGAAGGAGAAAATAGAGGGAAGCAAGCACATATAGTTGATAAAGGCTGGTATTACTTAGATAAGACTTTGGTTGGTGGTGAGTCACAGGATTGTTTTGCAGCTATTGATAAGTCTACAGATTATGTTATGGGTTATTTCTCAGAGTTAGCCAAAGTAGAGGAGGGCGCTAAAGTTAGAGATAGCTTACTGTATGGAAAAGTGTTTGTGAGTAAGGATTCAACCGTGCTTAATAGTAATATCGGCAATCCTGAAGGTGAATCTATAGTAATCATTCAAGGGAAGTCTAATATTACATACTCCACTTTCAGAACCAACATTGTTAGGAGGAATTCACAGGTATTTATCATTGATTCTAAAGTTGAACTAGCTACATTTAGAGTTAGACCTGGGACATTAACAATAAGAAACTCTACAGTAATCGGTGTCAACCCTCCCTCAATAACAACAGACATAGGGCAATCTAATAAGTTTCTAGATAGTGGGATTATTGTGGATTCTTTAGTTTACTTAGGGAATAACAACAACATGAGTATAGGGAACTTTATCATTAGCAATAGTAAGGTTAATTTAGATATTTTAGATGAGCGATTTCAGAGATCTAGAATAATTAGTAATATAGACTGTATGAGAAATCTTAATCTTCCAATCAGCTTACCAATAATTAATAACAGATCAATATGAAACTAGACTTAGAAGATAAGAAAGTAGTAGATGGAGTTACGGTATATAGACTAATTGTAGATGGAGTAAGTTGGGGACACGTAGAGAGTTTAAAGAATGTAGGTCCAGAAGCTAAGGTTTTAACGGGTTGTGTAGTTATGGGAAATGCTTATGTAGGTTCAGGTCATGTAAGAGGAGACTCTAAGGTAAGCGGAAATGTTCAAATATCTGGTAACTCTATTATACATAACTCAAACTTAACTGGGAATGTACAAATAGATAGAGGATGCTTAATTGACAACTCTTCTATCTCAGGGAACGTAATGGTAGTAGGTGGAACTAAGGTAGAAAATTCCATAATAGACGTTGAAGATGGAGCCTTAATACTATCTGAAGAGACTTACGTTGGAGATAGCTGGCTTACAAAATCAGGGGTTTACTCAGAGTTCAATATCAACAAAATTAACGAAAAACAAGAAGAATCATGACAGAAGGAGAAAAAGTGTACATCAACCCAGAAGAGACTCTAAAGTTTACTGAGAATGGTGGTAGTTATAAAGTAGAGATGCTGCCGAAACATGAACTATACTACACAATTAGACATAAGTTCGGGGGAAGCGTAGAGGATCCTAAATGTATGGACTATAACTCTTGGATAACTTCGGGGGTTCATGTTTCTAAGAATTCAAGATTATCTAACACTCAAATATACGGTGAATCTAATAATGAGCTGAATAAGGGATCTCTATGGGTATCGGATAACTCTACTCTAACGGACTGTATTATTGAAGCTGGAGGGGGTTATTTAAATAGGCTTAAGAGGTGTAACTTATCAGGCGTAAAATCATCAGGTTCATTTGGAAGAGAGGCTGCTGGATTAGAGTTTAGGAATGTTAGTATGATAGGGAATATTTTAATCAGCACAATAGGGAGAGGGAGATTGCTTAGAATGAATAATGTAGATGCTAGGGGAATTCTTAGGTTAAGTTTAGTCCAAGCAGATAAGTCTAAGGTTGAGATTATAGACTCTATCTTTAATGGGAATATAATGTTGGAATTAGATGCGGAGAGTTGGGATACTGATGTTCATATAAAGGATTGTGGATTTACAGGGGATTTGATTGTAAGCGTAAAAGAAAACTTAGAGAACAAATGGCACAAATAAAGATAGATCAATACGACAGGAAGGATTTTAAAGATCATAACGGAGATAGTATAGGGCTTGTATATAGAGTGGTTAATAAGGAGACTGAAGAAAAAGGTGGATATGTAAGTTTGACAGTTAGAATTAATGGAGATAGCTGGGTTGAAGAAGGGGCTACTATATTCCACGTTAATGATAATAATCCTGCAACAACCCTTAATCTCAATGACACTATAGTTAAGAAAGGTTCTAGAATTGAGTCTCATAGAGCAGCAACATTAGTGGGGTGTGAGATTTATGGTTCTTTACAAATGGGAGTATCAGAAGGTTATGCCCTAGAAGATCCAATAGTTCCCATAAGACTCGACAATGTAAGGATTAGAGGAGGAAGCAGTTTAAAATTATTTGGTGAAGGCTTTATTGAGGTAATAGATATGTGTTTAGAGAAGGAGGCTATGGTGGATATTACTGATTTTGAGTCGATAATAATAAATGACATGTATATCGAGAACTCTGACATAGGCTTATCTGGAAACAGTGAACATATAGAAAGATTGATGATAGATGGGTTTGGGTTATCCTCTGCTTGTTTGTTTCAGGGTCTGTCATTATATAGAGATGTAGTAATTAGTGATGTGCATTTTAGTGGAGAGGTGGATATTAAGCTAGACGAAAAGTATGATGAAACGTTAGGGAATCTATTAATGACAGGAATAAGGTATCCAGAAACACACAAAGAAATTAACATACTACTAGACGAAGAAAACATAATAATAAACAAACTAGAATGAAAGAAGAATTAAAAGAAGCGTTAAGCAAAGAACTCCCATTAGAAGCATTACAACCTATTCCGGGAAAACCATACTTAACTTCAATAAAAGGGATATACGTAACTGAGAGATTTAATGAAGTATTTGGAGTAGGAGGGTGGAGAGTAAAAGTAGAGTTTGTAGAGAGAAAAGAAGATGCTGTAGTAGTTAAGGTTATATTTGAAGTTCCAGAGAAGAATATCTATTACGAGTGCTACGGAGGGAATAACAATAAGGACCTTGGAGATGCGTATAAAGGAGCTACAACAGATGCATTAACAAAGATAGGAAGTTATTTAGGAGTAGGATTAGAAGTGTTTAAAGGTAAAGTAAGTCTAATCTCCAATGATGACCTGAAGAGAAAGATTAACAACTACAAGACTACAAAAGATTACCAAGAACTGAAAGGATATACATTAAAAGAGGATCAGAAGGAGTTTGTAGCAGCACAGTTTAATAAGCTAAAAAAGTAAAGTTATGGGAATGTCTAAGGAATACTTCACACAGTTACAAGATGAGTTTGCAAATAGGGTAGCTATGGTTGAAGAAGGTTACCTATCACCTCTAGATGCAGCACTTGAGTTTAGAAAGGAGCAGGAGATGTTTGAGGAATTGATAAAGAGTCGTAAGGATTGGTGTAACATTTTTTCAACCCAAATAGCAAATGAAGCAAGTGATTATGGAAGTGATGGATATAAAGGGTATAAGTTTGAAAGTAGAGTTAATACAAGATATGACTACACTGACTTAGAAGAATGGGCTGAACTGAATAAGAAACTAAAGGACTATGAGGCTATGTGTAAGGAGAACTACAATGATCCTAAGTATAACGGAGAAGAGAAGCCTAAGGTAATTTATTCAGACAGACATTTAAGAATCAGTAAAATCAAAGGGTATGGGAAGAGTAGAGAAGAATGAAACATGTACAGTAAACAATAAACTCACACTCTACAGGTACTACAATGATGATGGAACTACGGGAGGTTGGGTTATATGTGAAGAGAATGTGGTGGATAGTTATTTAGGAGAAGATGTGCATATAATAAGTGAGGAGGCCAGGGTTATAAATTCATCTATCTACTCTAAATCTATAATACAAAATGATACAGTAATAGAAGGGTGTGGGATAGGTAGGATTAATGTAACTGGAGAGAGTACTGGAATTAGGCTTATAGGCGTTAATTTAATTGAGGTTATGTTTGCCAATTGTGAGAATGTAAGTATTGTCGAATCTGGTTTTAAGGAAGGGGGGATTAGATTTGTAGATGTTAAAAGTTTTCTAGCTAATAATTGTAACTTCTTATCTAATGGAGCTATAAAGAATTGTAAGAATGTTGTACTGGTGGATTGTGAAATTAGAACAGAACTGGATGACATTAATACCTTTATAGCCGTAGAGAGTGAATCAGATGAGAAGGGATCATGTACATTTAGTGAAGAGTGGAATAAAGTAATAGTTAAGAATGATGGATACGACTAAGTTTTTAAGGTTACTGCTGGAAGATGAGGATGCAAGAGTATGGAATGATGGGATAGATTATGAAAGTGATGATGCTGAGTTTCTCCATTCTGTATTCTCTACTTGTTTTATAGACTGGACTAGAGAGGATTTATTGAGCTGCTTTGATGATAATACGGAGCTTTACACGGCTAATGACTATACTAACAACTATTTCATTAAGTACAAAGGAGAGCTTAGATATGGTTCTATTGTGGATCCTTATAGTATTTTTATAGCGAGTGATGTTATATTTTTAGATGATTACTTTAGCTCAAATAGGTTTAAAAATCTCACTATCATTAACTCAAAAGCTGTAATCAATAACCCTCTCTTATCCACTACTATTTCTATGGTTGATTCTTCTGAGGTAAGTATAGTCAATAAAACCGGGACAAATGGTGGTTGGGGTAGAGTTTGTTTAAATGTAATATTCCACCAGTCTGTTGAATCGGATCGAGGGAATAAGTTTAGTATGACGTCTGAAGTAGTGGATAAAGTTTTAGAGCAGATAGACCTTACCTTCCTGGATGATTGTAGTAACTCTGAGGTGGTGATTGATTTAGAAAAGTATTATAGTGTACATAGAGTTAATATTAGTTTTGGAGATTTAGCTAGAGATAACATGGTGGAACTAATAAATGTACCAAAAGATGTAACAGTAAATACGATAGGTGATGGGTCATATAATAATAAAGTGATCGTAAATAATAAGCTTTACACAGATCCCACTTATTTAGCATGTTAAAAAAAAAGAGATTATGAAAGATACGATGAATAAAGTAGCCTTAGAGTTAGAGGGTGTAAAACTCGAGGATGTAACCTATTTCGATAAACACTATAAATCCCAAACCGACTATGACTGGGTGAGTTTGTATGCACTTTGAGTTCACGGTATAGATTGGAGGTTAGGTGGAGGGTTTATAGAGAAGTGTTTCAAGAGGACAAGGACGTTGAGAAGATACAAAGGTCTGATGAAGATTAACTGGAAGGGAGAGTATGAGATTAATGGGGATACTAAACCTCTTAACTTTCTTCATTTCGTAGGATCAGATGTTAGTATTAAGTGTTACAGTGAGTTGTGGGAAAGAAAGCTTAGAATGATTGATGCGGTGGGTTCTAATCTTACAGTTGATCATTTGTTTGCAGCTTCTGGTTATGATATTTTTGGTGGGTCTAAGGTGGTAATTAATAATCTAGTCAAGAAACCTCACCCAGGAAGCTATACAGAAATTAGAGTTACGCTTACCTCCAGGAGTGAATTGGGGAGTACCTTCGAGTTGAGTTCAAAATACAAAACAGATACTCCACTAAGACTTAATATAATAGCATATAGTTCAAACAATAAAATAAGGCTGGATTTAAAGAATATACCTAATGCATCAGTTTATATAGAGTTTTGTCACCTTCTTGGAAATATAGAGGCTAAAAATAATGTAGCTGAGATTAAAGGAGTACATAACCCAGATAATATACAGATAGAAATGGAAGGAGAAGAATCAAACAAAGTAATACTATGGACCGGGAAAAATTGATAAGAGTTGTTTTAGAGGGTGAGGAGGAGTTGTATTTAGAGGATATTAGAAGGTTACAAGAAAAAGATTACCCTGATTCCTTCTTTCTTACTGAGCTTGGTACAATAGTAGAAGATATAGATTGGAGTATAGGAAGCCCTGCTAGTAAGTGTTTTGAAGAGAATGAAATAGTAAGATCACCAGAAGAGGACTACAAAGGTTCTTATAGAGATACTTCAAGGGAGGTTGTTAGGTTTGTTAATTACAGAGGTGAGGTTAAAGATTCAGTATTAAAGACGAGAGATAAAGCATTGGAGTTTAGAGCTTCTGATGTGATTATTCCAAAAGACTTCAACGACTACAAACCGAAAATCAAAACTTGGGGGAGTAGAGTTGTATCTAATAAGTATGAACCTTTCTCAGAGTGGATGATAGATTCTAATAGTGATGTAAAAATTGTGAATCTTAATAAAACTCGGGGCTTGGGGGTTGATGATATTGTGATTTCGGTAATTGGAGATAATTCAGAAGTTTTGTTTAGTAATGAAGTGTCTCTAGAGTTAGTTAATATTGAGGTTACTTTGGTTTTGTATGGAGAGAATAACAAGGTAATAATAGATATGGATAACTTTGGGATTAGATCTGGAGTAACGCTGAAGAGAATGTCGTTTGCCAAGAATAACGAAGTAGTAGTAAGACACATGGTTCCAGAGTTTGTTGTTAAAACCGAAAAGAACTTCACAGATAATAATAACACACTGAAAATAGAAATAATACATGATGACTAAAGAAGAATTGTGTAGAAGAGTTGCAGAGTTAGAGAATGTTGATCTGTTTATTGTAGATGAGATGGCGTACACTGGAAACCTAAATGACGCACTGAGGGTTCTAGCTAAGTATAGAGGGGAGGTTGTAGGTAGTTTGTTTGGTGAGAATGAGATACTTGTTTTAGATGAAGGTACTAGGAATTGGAAGTTTTGGAGAGCGTTCAACTATAATAAACCTGAGATCTCACTAAAAGAATATCGAGACAGTAAGTTCTTTGGTTTCTTTGGGAGTGAGACTATTATTAAGGATGTATCTTTTCATGAGTTTGTGGCTTTTGTGTTGCATGATAGTAGAATAACAGCTCATCTAGGAAATAACTCTAGTGTACACCATTACGCCTTAGATTCTGATAGTGAGCTGCATGTGGTTAATGGGGCTGTCACTCTTCCTTCGTATCTTAGTTTTGCAATGGAGGGGATGGGGAGTAAGTTAACCTTTAGATCAAATACAGCTCCAGAGAAAGATTTCAGGTTAGATATAGAGATTGCTACTCACTTTAATACAGTAGATATAGACTTGATGAAATTTAGGAAAGGAGTTGTAGATTTAACAATGCATGGTGGTTGTAAGGGTTGTAGAATTAATATAAACGCTAGGTATCCTTATAAATCAGTAAAGCTCGGTATTAATGGCGGTAGTGAGATGTTTGAAGATAATGAGATAATAGTAAACGGAATTAGACAGTATGAACAAAGAGAAAATAATACGGGAGCTCTTACAGGATAATAACATTGAGTTTGATTTTATTAGGAGTTTAGAGAGGAGAGGATCTGACTTTGACTTTGTGAATCTAGCCTTACAAGCAAAAACAGATGACATGTCTAAGGTCTACCCACATTTCGGAAAAGAGTTTGTCATATGGGAAGTTCCGAAAACCGTTCCTAGTGGCATTATGATTAACTTTGATGGACATGCTTCAAGTGTGCCTAGGTTATTTGCAAAGGACTTAATCGATAAACTCTCTGCTCTCTATATTCATAATTGTAACGTTCAGAGTTTTAGTGGGTATAAGAGTTGGTTTGTTGAAGCTTACACAGCACTTAGAGATAGTAACTTGAAGCTTTGGGATTTTAATTTTTCAAGGAAGGGTTACTCTCTAGCTGGTGATACTACTTTAGAAATATTGAATGTAAAACCTCTAGTAACCCCCTACGCTCTAAGATTCAATATCCTCAGGTCTAACAACGTGCTTAATATATCTTCTAAAGTTGCTCCAGTCGGTGGCACTAAAGATTACACGATTGAACTAGATTTTAGATATGAGGGAACTACAAACAACAAGGTGACAATAGATATGGAGAATTTAAGTGGTTGGAATGTAGAGATTATATTTGGTGATTTTTGTAGGGATAATGAAGTGGATATAATTAATGTTAAAGATGACCGAAATGTAGTAGCCGATTATTATTTGAGTGAGAATTCTGTTAGGGTAGAAAATATAGTTAAAGTAAATGGAATCAGGAAGTTATGAATTGTACCGGAAGTTAGTAGAGTGTGAAACCTTGCCTATAAAAGAATTAGGAGAGTTGAATTTTCTTAGTTATTTTGACATAGTGTATATACTATTCTCTAGTAAGTTTGGGAAATTTCTTGGGGATGGTAGGGTTTATGCGATGTTTAAGGAGTTTGAAATTATTAGACAAGACGATATAGCACTTGGAGGTAAGCCTTCGTTCATCTTAGTTAATCACAGTATCGACAATGAGGTTAACTTAAAGAACTACCTAAATACCACAGGGGCTTCTAGATTCATCGATATAGTGAATAGCAAAATTAACATAACAAGTGAGGGTAATAAACATTTCGTGAGCAATATAGGCATCCTTGATAGCAAAGTTAGTGTTGATAATCTACTCTTTTCTAGTGGATCCTATATTCTTCTAGATAGAACTGAGTTTAACATGGATCACAAAAGAAGGTTTCCAATTTGGGGAGCGATAAAGAACTTCTTACGGTTTTGGGATGAAGATGATTCTAGGTATATAAGTAGGCAGTATAGACTTTTAGGGGATGAATGTAGTTTGGCGATAAAGTCTAGTGTATATATTGGGAGTGATTATGACTTCTTTTTCCACATCACGATTCGCTCTTGTAATAGTAAAGTGGAGATTGATTTGACTAATTTTCGATACGCCGCTGTTGAGTTTGATTTTCATAAAGGGGCTGAGAATAATGAGATTAACATAATAGCCGGTCCAAGAAGGGTTACACTTAATGGTATGTATTGGGATTACAAAAGTGTAAATAAAATAATGATAAATGGAGAAAATTATGAATAGAAAAGAAATAACGAGAGAGCTACTTCAAATGGAAAATCTATATGATAAGTGGCTGGAGAATGCGAAAACGTTAGATAGTGACGGGAGGTTCTTTGAGGAGGTTTTCTATTTACCATTACAGAGTGAGTTTGACATTAGGCACCTCTATAAGTATTTTAATAAGGGAGAACTTCTGATTAGTAAAAAGGAACTCTGGCCGCTAATGCATAAACTTCCTATAGTTACTGAGTCTTATTCTGTAGTTAATGAAGAGGGAAATTTTGAAGAAAGAATTGGGAGTCATGTAATTTGGGTAGAGCGACTTCATCTGAGTAATTGTAATTTTGATAAACTCTTCCTAAGCTCTAATAAGTATGTGATTGATTTGCTTTTGGGAGATAGTAACCTTAAGATGCATAAATTTGACATGATTAAATCCTCGTGTGTCTTAGGCTACAACTCAAACCTAACTATAGAGAATGAAACCACAGATATAGAGGATAATTTAGTGATGAAGTGTTCGATTAATGGAGGACACTATTTCCCAAACACCCTAAGTATCTCATCTAAAGTTCCTGTTATGTCTAAGTTAACGTTAAATATCAGAATCGAAGAGGATAATAATACAGTTAAAATAGATCTGAGAAACTTTAAAAATATGTCAGTAGTGATTAGTTTTAGTACAACAGCAGTGGGAAATGAAGTGGAAATTATAGGAGCTAATGAGAAGAACCTAGTAGTAATTGAAAAGGAAACCTCACTGAAAAACAACACACTGATAAAGAGATGAATGCAAAACCAATAATGAGACAAATATTAGAGAGTGAAGAAGTAGATGTAGGCTTTCTTAGGAGATTTGAAGCTACCTCTACTGATGATTATGGGCTCGTGACTGCTCTAAAGATGGAATATGAAGGAAAGGGTGTATTTAGGAAGACGTTTGAAAAGAATACTGTAGTTACTAAATCTTACAATAGTCTAGTTTCGGATTTCTACTTGATCAACATGAGCGGTGAACAGAAAGCCTCAGAGTTAGGTGTACTAATTGGGAGGAGTATAGAGATTTTAGATAGTATATTCAGCTTGAAGTTAGATATTGAAGGTGAGTTTGCTAAGGATTTATTTGTCTCTGGCAGTATCGTTAAGCTTGATAGATTTGACTTAGTTTTTGATGAGACCTTTGTTTGGTATGGTTCGAGTTTAGAGATCGCTCAGAGTAAACCTAGAGGACCTGGCATTAGTTCATTTCACTATAAAGTATTCGGTTACAGTAGTTTAAGTATATCGTCGGAAGTGAAGGAAGAATCTAAAAATACGTTCAACTTAAGTCTAAAAGGAGATGATATTATATTAGACTTGGACTTTACTAACTTACTAAATAGTTCGATTGTAATTCAGGGTGGGATACATGATAGAGGTAAAGATTGTGAAATAAATATAACTCATCCAGATCCTACAAGAATAACAATAAAAGATCTAAGTATTAACAAGAATAAAATAACAATCAATGGAAAGAGAAAAGTTATACAAAGCTTTACTAGAGGATGAAGGTTTTAAAGGCAGTTCTCTAAGTATTCTCAACAACCACATATACTCCGCTCACCCTAATGTAATCATCAACTTTATTTCGAGAGATCCTGTAGACTTTAGATTAGGTAGTGAGATTAGCGAGTGTTTTGATGAGAATGAGGAATTAAGTGATCATGGGAGCGAGGTTAAGTATTTTGCTAAGGTTACAAGTGATGAGTATATAATTCCTAATGCCCGACAAGTTAAGTATTTCTCCAGTAAATTTAAGCTAATGGATGAATTTCAAGGGTTATATTCAGTAGAGCATGTTGATTTGTATGGATCTGAATTAGTAACTACAACTCCACCCCCTATAACGTGTATCACTATGGAAAACCACTCTAAGGCAATTATCAACCTAAAAGAGCAGAGTAAGTATGGTGGTATTGAATTAAGTGGAGTAGCTATAAATGGAGAGGAGACTGAGTTAATAATAAAAGCTGAGGTAGAAGATAAAGTTAAGGGTGGAGAGTTTTATTTAAGGATTACTGGGGAGAATAGTAGAGCTGAATTAGACCTTAGGAAATTAAAAATAGATAAACTCGAGGTATTCTTTAATCACTCAGGCCCTAACCATTATATTCACCTAAAAGTAAGTCCAGATACTGCGGTTAACTTTGGTTTCTGGAATGGTGATACTAAAGGTGTGAAGGTTATTCTTGAAGGTGGTAGTTCTATAAATGCAAGTGAGTTAATTAATAGTGGAGTAGATTATGAACAGAGATAAAATGATTAGAGCGTTAATGGAGAATGAGGAGTTGAGTTATGAGGATTTGGCTGAGATTTCTAGATACGAAGGTTATTCCCTTAAGCCTGACTCCTTTGTTCGTTGTTTATCTAAGTTTCATTCAGTTGATTTTAGGTTAGGAAGTATGGTTAGTGAGTGTTTTAATGATGGTGAAATACTAAGTGAGGAGTTTCAATCTGAGTGGTGTTTAGCAAGAGTAGTTAGCGATGAGTATGTTATCCCTTACAAAGATGAGGTTACTTTTTACTCCAGTGTATTTACCTTAGATCCAGACAATCAAAGTAAGCACCCCATAGAAAACATTGAACTAAACGGATCTGAGTTAACTACAATAATTCCACCACCTACAACAGAATTAATATTAAAAGACTACTCTAAGGTAAACCTGAACTTAACTAAAAAGAGTAGAGGCGGTATGCATTTATATCGTGTTTTAGTAGAGGGTAGTAATTCTGAGGTTTTTATGAAGGCTGGAGTTGCAGATAAAGTTAAAGAAGGTGAATTTGTGCTTAGAGTTACCGGGGGAAGCAATAATAAAGTAGAGTTAGACCTTAGAAACTTAAAACTAAAACTCTTCAAACTTCACTTTCACAGATCTGGAATTAATAACTATATACACGTGAAGCTAAATAAAAATACTGAAGTTAAATCGATGTACTGGGATTGTGAGACGGAAGGAGTTAAGATTATTATAGAAGGAGGAAAGAATCTGAATGTAGATGAATTAGTGAATAACAATGTAGACTATGAAGTGATATGAACAGAGACAAATTAATAAAGACCCTACTTGAACATGAAGAAAACTTAGATATAGATGACTTGAAAAACCTTAATGATTATTACCTCCATGATTTTGATTTCTTAACTAGGGTTGATTCAGAGTTACAGGAGTTAGATTGGGAGAGAGGTGGAGTTTTAAGTAAGTGTTTTAAGGAGAAGGAGGTTTTGCATATTCGTAATGAGTTCTTTATGGGAGGTAATTCACTAAGAGGCCTTCACTATAAAACAATACGAGTAATAAACTATAGAGGTGAAATTCCGGGATTCTTAGTGACAAATAATGATGAGAGTTTAGATATTAGGGCTTCAGAGGTGGATCTTGAGAAGTGTAGAGATTATATTCAGTCCATTATAGTTAGAGGAAGTAAAGTTGAATCGAGTACTACTAACAAAACAGGACTATGGATGATAGATTCTAAGAGTGATGTTCAAATTGTTTCTAGATCTGACCACCCTCCTATGCAAACGGTTCTAATAAAAGTAATGGGAGACAATTCGACTATCTTATTCGGCTCAACGGTTAAAAGAAAAGAAGCCCAGTATGTTAATATTGAGATTTTCGGGAATAATAATAAAATAGGAATCGATCTGAATAATTTTGGAGAGAAGTCTAGGGTTGAGCTTAGAGCTTTGAAATCAGCTGAGGGAAACAAGATAATGATTAGAGGGGTTAGACGAGACTCGATTTATGCAGAAAATGAAGTAGAATATGAAATTAGATAATACAAAGCGAACTGAGATTATTAAAAGACTCTATGAAGAAGATCACCCAATTGAAAGAGTTAATCAAATTAAAAATTATACGGACGAGTGGAATGATCTTGGATTTTTAAAGAGTCTAGTTAACTTGGTGAATCTTGATTGGAGACCTAATAGTTGGATTTCTGGTATGTTTAAAGATCAGCAGGTATTTGAAGGGGAGGATATGTGGTGTATCGATGAGCTTATAATAGTTAATGCAAAAGGTACTCAGGTGTTCAAGTTCTATGACAAATTTAAAAGAATAACCTTCCTCTGTTCCGACTTTGAAACTACAACTACATATGGAAATAAGAGAGTAAATAAAGTTACGCTCTATGGGTCAACTCTAGGGACTAACAGCTATATCCCAGTAGAATCTATAGAATTACACTCAAACTCAGAATTAAATGTAGATATAGCTGAAGAGAATGCTCCTTGGTCACTTGGGTATATTAACTCTTGGGAAGGTGGTAAAATTAATGTAAGGAGTAGTGTAAGAGTTGAGGTAAATGGTTTCAAGGTGTTTTTACATAGAGCTTCAAATGAGGTGGACTTAGACTTAACTAACTTCAACTTCACTGGGTCATTTAGGATATCTTTTGTAGGAGAAGGGAGTAGTAATAATAAGGTAAAAGTAAAGTTGAACTCAGGGACTAGGTTTGTAGTTGATGCACTTGATATAGGAGAAGGAAATGAGTTAACTATAGAAGGAGGTAGAATTGATGAACACTTAAGTAAAATAGGAGAAAAGTTAAAATATGAATGGAGAGGATAAGAAAAATTATATAGAGTTGTATACAGACGGCAGCTATGATATGAGAAAGAAAAGAGGTGGCTGGGGCTGTTATATGGAACTGAATTTTAGTAAGAAAGGGTATAAGAGGCTATATGGAAAAGAGGAAGGAACTACTATTAACAGATTAGAACTCTTGGCTGCCATTAATGGACTTGAATATCTAACAAAGCATAGGTTCAATAAATTCCCAACCACCCTCTACACCGATTCCCAATATGTAGTAGATGAGATAAACCACAGCAGCAATTTGGATTTATGGGAGAAGTATGAAGAACTAAAGGAAGGTTTTGAGGATTTGAAGATAGAGTGGATGAAAGGACATGAGGAGGAGAAAAATGGAAACACTATCGCTCACTATCTAAGTAAAAAATACAAATACGACGAAAACGACAAAAAGAAAAAACAATTATGAAAGGATGCCTTAGTGAATTCGGGAGGTTTATACTGTTCTTAGCTTGTGTAGTAATATTTGCAGCTATAACAGGAACTAAAGTAAACCTATTGATGTCAGCCCTGTGTTATCCTTTAATTAGGTTAATTGGGTTGAAACTTTGGGGAGAAAATAACAACAATAATAAAAATGAGTAGTATATGGAGAAATTTGAGTTTGAGATTTGGAATGTACCTGATACTAAAATAGGTCAGCTGCAGAGTGTAATCTTAGAGAAATGTCCTACCTTAGCTGAGAACTTAACGGGAGATTTTAGTAAGGGAGAGTTTGAAGCTGACTGGAATGACCTTAAGAGATTAGATGAGTTAACTGAGCTGTCTAATTATTTTTATGAAGCTGAGATTAGAGTTAAAGTTACAAATGCTAAAGGATACTTTTGGATTGAAAGCTATCATGATGGAATTTTTGAAGAGTATGATGATTAAAGATGACAACCTTAGATTCCACTTATTCTTCAAAGGGATTAACGGAAGGAATATTATGAAGTCAGTTGAAGAGTTGTGTCCAGTTTTGTTTGGTAATTTAACTGACAATTTGACACTAAATGATGACAGCAAGATTTACTTCAGAGATTCGAGTTGGACTTTTGGAGTTAGGCTTAAGGAGATTCAAGGGTTGTGCAATAAAGAGGGTATCGAAGTTCTAGTTATTTGTTTGTGGGGAGCTGAGCATAGAACTATTAAAGATATGAGTAGGACTATGTTTCACTGGTTCAAAAAGAAAGAAGAATTAACCAATTAAAGTTTATAGATTATGGGATCAATTTTTAGAATAGCAGGGTTTATAGCTATGACAGTTATTGGAATTTTAGGATTGAAGAAGGAAGGAGTAATAGAGTTTGATATTAAGAAGGTTTTCGATCTGTTTAAATAGTCATAGGTTATTCTAAATTCAAAACTAGAAAAATTAACTTTGAGGATAACAAGGAAGGATTATAAAAGTTAAACAGTTTATGGAAAGGCTAGTTTTAATAAGGGTTAACAATAAAGCGCCCCATGTTAAAACTATAAACCTAAGATAATGTTGAGAGTTAGTTTACTTTTTAGTTGAGTTTATTTTAAATTTTAGGTTCAGCTCATTTAAGGCTTATTTTAGCTAAGATCTATTTTTAGTAAGGTAATTATACTAGCTAAGAAAAGATAATCGATTTTGAATAGGTTTATGAGCTTAACTTAAGTTTATTCTGGCGGGGTCGATAAGATCCCCGCCAAGTTCAACCAAAAAGATTATAAGAAAGAAAGTTTATTGTTATCTCAAAGTTAGTTTTTCTAGTTTTATTTTTATTTCAGTTTAAGGAGCGAAACGATAGTGTAGCGACTATATATAATATTATAATATCCTTATAACATGGGTAGGTTTTAATCACCTCTGAGAATCAACTACTTACATAAATAACCTTCAGAAACCTATCAAAAATCAACCAAAATAACTTCTCTAATACAATTTACTAGTCAAATAGAGAAAGTGTCTTAAATGAGCTAAAAAGTACCTTAAATTGAACGTGGGTATTTTTAGTAGATTGGAAAAAGCTCACTGAAAAAGTCGGCAGGGTTTAGCTTGGGGTAATGCCTTATAGATGTAAAAATAAAAATGTTGTGCTTCGACTTTTAGTTTGGCACGCTTTTTGCTAATTAAATTTAATACTAACCAAGATAAAAAAAACTTAATAAAATGATAGCCATATCCAACGATTTATTCAGTAAGAAACAAAGATTAAACCCATACAGCATCCTTAACCAATTATTAGGAGGTGATGGGATTAAGAATTTCACTCTAGTTTTCGTATCAAGGAATCCAGAGAGAGATGCAAAAGAAAATATGTCTGAGATTCTAAAAAATAGCGCGAAGGTAATTTATGAAACTTCAACCGGAATTAGAAATCAGGACAAAATGTCACCCGCTATGTTAGACAATATGCTAAACAAGTATGACACACCTAATCATATTATTATTTTCAAGGACTTTTTAGATTCTGTTAATGTTTATGATAGAGCTAAGTGTAGATTTCAGTCTTTGATGCATAAGCTTAGAGATAGGGATTGTCAGGTTTTAGTGAATTATGACTTAGAGGAATTTAGAAGACAATCAGATAAAAATATAAACTGGTCATACAGAAAAGGGAAATCGGAAGTGGCTAAAATATTCCATAAATCCCTTAGAAACCCAGAGAATGCTTATATCCTAAACCTTGAGAGAGAGAAGTACTTTAAAGGTTATGATCCAAGAAATTTTAAAAGCTTAAGATTACCTGAGATTGATAAAGAGGAAGCTGCCTATAGAGAGAAGGTTGTATACACTATAGAGGCTCTTAAATCTTTTGTTAATAGTCTTAAGTGTAATTTTGAAGTATTTGAAGGGAATTATCATCCGAAAAAGGGTGTAGTAAGTATTGCTGAAACTGGAAATAAGACGATACTTGATTACCTAGAATATTCCAAAAGATCTAAAGCTGAAAAGTTCTGGGATACTAAAAATTGCTCTTGGCGTAGTGATGATAATAATACCTTCTATCCACCTAAAGCAGTATACTTAGATAATAGAACTAGCCCTACCTTTGATCGGAATAGTAGCTTGTGCATGAAAAAGGATATAACTTATAGTGAGGGAGCTTTTGAATTTACAGGAATAACTCCTTTATATACTCTCCGAATGTACTTTTACCTAAAATATAACCTAGCACAAAATGGTATGGGAGAAAAGATACTAAACAACTCGAAAGAATTACCTCAAGGATTACGACACTACCCTCAGAGAATAAGATGGATGATGGAGTATTATAATGAAGGTACTTGTGAAGAAGAGGTGATTTATGAGTTTCAAACTTTAGGTGATATATTTAATGCCGGAGAGATGACTGGTTTATCTTTTGACGACACAGCTTTATTAGTCTTAGAGGCTTGTGAAGATGATGGAGGGTACTTGTCAATGATTAAAAACGCAATACAACAACAAAAAGAAACAGAAATAACAGTATAATTATAACATATGGAAATTACACAGCAGGGCTCCTCAGGGGTTGACATACGGTCTTCTCGCTTGATGGAGGTGTACGAGCAAATTGGTTCAGACGATTCGATTAACATTATGACTCTGATCCTTTCTTCTTTTGAGCGGAATACATCTTACAATAAGGTTCTCCGCGATATAGAGTCTGTCTTAAACATTAACGGAAAGAACAGAACAGTAATTAAAGAATGGGAAGAGAATCAGCAAGAGGTCGATGAAGAAGGTTTAGAAGTGGAATCTAGAAACTCAGCTATAAGAATGGTAGAGTCGACAGATGACATTATAACGAGAATCTTGGTTGAGGAGGTCAATGAGTTTATTAAAGAAGTAGAGAATGTTAATGCGAGACCTAATTTATTAAAAGCCTTAGTGGTTAAATTCTTACAGTCTAACTTTTATTACAAAGAGAGTACGCTATATAAACCAAAAGAGTATGAGCAGGTGATTTTAGAATTCAATAACTATCCATCTCAATTTACGGATTTTTGGCAGGAAGCGATGACTAAGATTGAAGAGAAGTTCCCTAAATCAAAACTAATATCACTACTTAAGAGACAGAATAATTTAGCTTTTGTTAGGAATACTTTTAATATCACCGAATTCGTTAACGCTCCGCCAGCTGAGAGGAAATTGTTTAGTGAGCTTAGAAAGGAATACCATAAAATAATAAATCCACCACTAACAACTATTCTCAACTCTTTAAACATGAACAAGAAAACGTACGAAGATAATATTAATATAGTTACTGGGAAGTTGGTTGAGAAATTAAACGACCCAGAATTGACTAAGAAGTTTAACCAGATAATTTTGAACTATGGGGTATAAAGCAGTATCAGACCAGAGAATCTTAGAGTTAGCCAGAGGTCAGCAAGTTACAACCTATATGGACTTTAACTTGAGAATAGGGGAAGCAAATTCAACTAAGCTATCACCTATTAATGGTGGACTTTATGATAAGAACTTTTTTGGATCCGTATTTAGAGATAGGTGTAATTGTGGTAACTTGAAGAATAGAATCAACATCACTTGTAACATCTGCTCCTCTACCATACTACCTTCTGATGATGAGGTTTACCGTTATGCTTATATTGATACAACGGTTTACTATTTATTAAGGTATAAGGAGAAGAAATTTTTAGCTCTTATTCAGGATATACTAGAGATTCCAAAAGGTACTAGAAATAAAATAGAATACCTCTGCCTGTGTAACTATAATTATGACAAGAAAGAGAATAGTATAGTGTCGTCTCTTGAGTATTTTGGGAATGAGATTTATACTTCACTAGAGGGCCTTATGGCTTTACTAGAGAAACACTACCCAGATAAGTACAAAGAGGCACAGAACTATATCAACAAGTATATTATCGTATCTCCTATTTCCCAAAGACCTGTAGCAATTAGAACGGTTAATGGAAAGAAGGAGCTTGCTGTGTCTGGAGAGTCTGTCATTTATAAGAGTATTATCTACATGGTTGAGATGGTTAATACTGAGATGAATGCAAAAGGACTCCCTCTCGTTGATAAAGTGATGTATAGGAATATGCTTAGGAAATTTATAGTCTCTCAGATAATGGAAATGAGTAAACTTAATAATCCATCTAAGCAGAACTTTGCAAGAACTCAATTAAAGAAGAGAATCACAAACTCAGCCAGAAATTATATTGTACCAGACATAACTCTAAAGCCTGACGAAGTATCTATCCCAATTAAGGTAGCCTATGAAATGTTTAAGACTGACTTTATAGAATACCTTAGAGATAAATATCAACTTAGTCCTTTAGATGCAGAAATGAGGTATGTCGATTTTACAACTTACAAAACCTTAGATGACTTTAGAGGTTGGGTGACTGATAGAAGAGTAATTATCAACAGGGCACCATCACTACATAAAGGATCTATTGGTTGTTATAAGGTTGTATTAAATGATAACTTTACAATGGGCTTAAATCCTCTTATTATTGAACCTTATGGAGCTGACTTTGATGGGGACTCTCTTTCAATAACAGCAGTACCTAAGGATTATACGGAATATGTAGAGCAGAGAATAGGTCCAGAAGCTTTATATTATCAGGAGTCAAACCTTAAAACATTGCTTACACCTTCTCACGAGTTTCTTTTAGGGCTTAACCTTGGAAGTAGAATTGAGATGGGACCTAAGCCTATTAAGATTACAGATTCCTCACAGATAGAAGAGCTTTTAAATGCGAACAAAATTAACTACAATACACCTCTAGAGTACAATGGAAAGATCACTTGTTACGGCAGGTTAATGATCTCAACATATATAAAGGGTAGTATTGATGATTTAATTGGAGATGGACAACCTATAAACGCTAAGAATATACTAGTGATTATGGAGTACATTTCAGTTAAGTCAGATAGGTTAGATATTATACATAAACTAGCATCTTTTGGTTCAGAGGTTGTTAAGTTTAAAGGAGTTACATCTCTTACGCTTAACCAACTTTACTTAGACCTGGACACTAGTTTACATAAGGAGATGGTTAGAATTAAAAATGATGAAAGCTTATCTCCACAGCTGAAACTAATTAGAATCTCTGAGGCTTATAAGAACTTTACTGAACAAGCTAAAGATTCACTTACACCAGCTATTAAAGACAGACTAGAGAGTTCAAACAGGATTAAGATGAAACAAGTACTCGATCTATCTATCCCTAAAATTACAATATCAAATGAAGGGGTTATAGATGTAATGGAAACGAATCTCTTAAATGGACTTTCACCTGATGACTACTATTCTGATGCAATAACAAACCGTAAAGTAGTAGGGATTAAGCAGGAAGGTGTAGGTGGTTCAGGATATTTAACTAGACAGCTGGTAACAATTGGTAAAGGGTTTAAGTTTCAAGATAAAGATGCTCCTGGAAATAGTTACTTAGAGGTGGAATCTTCGCCATACTATAAAGGGAGACTTACTTTGGAGGGTCACGAAATTACAGAGAAGGATTATGGGAAAATAGTTAAGCTGCCATCTTGTATATTTAATAAGGACACTAACCTATATAGAAACCAAGTGTCACAATTATTAGACTATTATCAAGACAGTAATATTGGATTCTCATTCTCTACGACTTTAACTGAAGCGATGACCCAGTCTGTACTATCTATTAAACACAACGCTACATTTAAGATGATTAATGAAGGGTTTATACATAGAGCTAAGGCAGATGGGGAACTTACCGAGGTTACTGAAAATACGTATACAATTAAATATGGAGATGTAATAGAGACTTATCCAAAGAGTAAAGAGTTTATCGTGAATCTGTATAAGTTTAAGAAAGGGGATGTTATTGGGTATATACATAAGCTTCTCTCACCTACTTATAAATTCGAGGCTATATCTAAACTTATTGATACATTCCCTATTTCACTAGGTAACAAGAACGCTAATAACAATATTCAACCATCAGTGAGTTATTCGCCATATGAAGGTATTATTAGTTATCAGTTTTTACCAAGGAATAAGATCGGAGTATTTGTTAATGGGGTTATGATTAATTCTCAACACTTAGATACACCTACTCTTTATTATTATCCAGAAGGAGCAAGAGTAGCTAAACATGCTAAAATCTCCTCTGATGTAGTAAGTATGAATAAGTACAGCAATCCGGAGTTACAGGGAGATGATGCGATTAGAGATAGGTATATGGTATTCAGACAGCAATTCCTAGAAGCTAACGGGAATGTAACTGAAGATTTAATTGAATTTCTATATCGTATCTGTTCAGTTAATTTAGGAGGACAACTTACATATTCCGGAGTTAAGGGTGCATTTAAAGAACTTCCTGCTCTATCTAAGATTGCCTTTGGTTACGCTAATAAGACCTTAGATAATCTACTGGAGAATGAAGGATCTGAGAGAGAAGACCCGCTTGATATAATATTTAGAAGCCAATTAGAATATAACAATTTAGCATAATAACGATGATTTCACTAATAATAACACGAGATAATGTAATGATTGGTCAGTTCACTTACGAGGATGAGTCAGAATTGGAAATAGCTCTATCTGATGTAGTCTCTAGTATATTCGGGCTGGACTTTACACCACAACTCTGGGAGAATCTTGACATTCCAGCGATAAATACAGTCTTAGAGTTTCAAGGTTACAAGGATAGACTGCATAGAGTTAATCTTGGGGCTGAGAATATAGACGATAAGGAGATAATACTCTACCACAATAATGACACCTTAGTATTAACAAAAGATGAACTAGTAAAAAATGTAGGTCTTCTTTATAATATTATACCAGTTACAAAAGATATATTAGAGTATTTCATGGAGCTTAAACCAGATTATAAAAGAGCTACTATGAGAAGTCTGCTGGATGTATTAAATAAGAATTACGCGCTGAACTATATAATATTAAACAACTATGGAGGAATTAAGGTTTAGTATTTGCAGGTTCTTAAGGTGGGATGGATTCAACATAGACGCATTTACTGAGGAAGTTAAGGGGGAGATAAAACAAGACTCCCTCAAGATTTCTCCTAATGAAAGTGATGCAACTATGATGGATATAGAAGTTTCGATCCCACCAGAACTAAGGCACACAGTAGAGAACATTTTAAATAAGTACACAAAAATATACACGTGGATCAATGAACAATAGCTATAATTATTTCATAGAAGAAAGACTCCCGGAAATATTAACATCTTACTACAATAACCCATTAAAGAAGAGAGGTTTCGAGGTGGTTAATATAGAAGTCGTTCACCCAAAAGTAGAGTTATCAAGAGCAATAGAGCTAGAGCAGACTTATAATTATGATATTCTCCTCAGTTACATTAATTTAGAAACTGGAGAGCAGCCTGAGCCTATTGTGATTGAAGTTCCTAAGATGGTAAACGATTCATTCATTATCTTTGGGAAATACAAGACTCCTACTTTAATGCTGGATAATGATAGAAATGCTAGGTTTTATGAGTCTCAGTTTGTAGTAGACCAAGATAAGACTTATAACTACGAGACTAACCTATTCAAGTATCTAAACAGCAGCGGGGAAGAGGTTATTATAGATTTAAATAGCATAGAGGAGTTACCAGAAGAAGCAAGAGTTGTAGATGGGAGTATTTTAAAGAAGATGGTAATAAAGCTAGGACTAGATAAGACACCTAAAGAGTTAACCAAAGAGATGCTGCTTATAGCTAAAGATAAGTTCGCGGGTTATAACGACAAGGTGGAGGATCATATACTAGACAAAAAGGTTCTCACAGTTCAAGCAGGTTTAGTTAACTTCCTAAAGAGTCATAAGAAAGAGGTTTATACAAGGATAGCTTCAGATTTACCAAGAAGAGGAAAGATCTATGCCAGTGAGATGAACAAGTATATCCGTAAGTTCTTTTCACATGGAGGTATGATTGATAACCCTTCTAAAGTAAACTCACTAACATTCTCTGCACTATCAAGAAGGATTAAGCTTTCAGAGTACACAGAGTATAATAGAAGCTTAGTAGATATCATAGACCCAATTAGAACTCCAGAAAATGCCAATGCGAATATCGTGAATGAGCTTAATGTTTGTTCTGTTATTGATGAGGATGGTGGTATTTCTATTAGGGTATTTGATATGAACTTTAAGCCTGTAGTCCTTCCTTATATAGATTACTTTGATTCATACATAATTGACAACCAGAATGTAGACTATATAAACAAGAAAGTAGAACCAAAAGTTAAAGTAAGGAGGAGAGGTGAAGTAATTGGAGAGTATAAGTTATCTGAAGTACCTAAACCGTGCTATATAGATGCTTCTGCTGATGACAAACTTTCTTACTCAACTAGAAGGATCCCTATGATTAACTATACGGACTCAATTAGGGTATCAATGGGAGGAAACATGAGTAACCAAGCCGTTGAACTTATAAACCCAGATGTACCAGCAGTTAGTTCGGGACATGATGATGGAGCTAAGACTCACCCTTTAAATATCTATGCTTTATCTTCAGGAGTAGTGGATTATAAGGATAGAAACGTAATTAAAGTAAAGGGACCTAATGGAAAGTCTGTAGAGTATAAATCTCACTTAGTTAATTCCATGTACGATCTGAATGTTGTGGTGGATCCTAAGGTTGAAGTAGGTGATCACGTTAATATTGGAGACACGATCTTTGCACCTAGAAATATAACCTCAGAATTTAGACTAGGGAAAAACTGTAGAATAGCCTTTATGCTTCACGGTAATAACTACGAGGATGGTGTAATTATGGGTTCTCACTTGATTCCTAAGTTTGCTCATATAGCGGTGAAAGATTACGTATACATTCTAAAACCAGAGTCAGAGCTTACTTCAATTATGGATATGGCAAAGGCTGTTGAAGAAGATGAGCAGATACTTGGAGTTAACGAGAGAATGTCTACTGAGGATTTAGATTTCTTGGCTGGAGCTGTAGATTATGGTAGAGTAAGTAAGCTAAAAGGATTCTTCATGACGGAGGGTCTAAGAGTGCCTAAGGATTTTGGGAGAGGTTACTTTACAGATATTATAGTTCAGAAAGGGAATGTAGAATCAGATCCGACAACAGAGCAGGTAATTAATGAGGTTTTCAAGAGGTATAAAGCATCTAGAAGGGAAGTAGCAAATATAGGTGAGATTCCAGAGAGTTACTTAAATTTACCAATGGAACAACCAGAACCACCTCAGATAGATTACAAATACATGATTAAAGTTCGCTTATTACAAGTCAATGAACTCAAAGTAGGGAATAAAATAACAAATAGGTATGGAAGTAAAGGTCTATGCTCACAAATTATTCCTGAAGATGAGATGCCAAGAACTAAAGATGGGCAGTTGATAGATGTGATTATGAATGCGGACAGCACCGTAAAGTCGACTTGTTGCGGTGGGTAAACCTTGTGAATTGCTGGGATATCCTACATGTGGTGGTGAGGGCAATCAGCAGCCCTTATGGGTTCAACGACTATCGAAACTGTAGTAAAGGAGTAGAGTACACTTAAGCGAGTGGAAGCGCAAGGATAGAGGGTAAAACTTTTATATGATATAGTCTGAACGTCCTTAGAAATAGGGAGCTGGAGTGATTTCCGGGATAAGAAGTAGCGAGCTTATCTGAACATAATTGAGCAAGAAAAATAGTCTCTCAGCTACTTGAACTAGGATTATCTAACTTATCTAGAGCGATGTATGCCAAGTTTGATAAAGATAGAAACCCTAAAGTAATGAGAGATGAACTAAGTGACATAATAAACCCTAGACTAGCCTCTTACAGTGATAAACAAATATTAGAGTACCATGACAGTCTTAAAGATAAACAGATATACCCAATAGTAACAGGAAACTTTGCTAAGGATATGTCTTCTAAACTAAGGGACTACTCTAAGAAATATAATGTAAGTCTAGATGGGGAACACCTTTACACTAAATCAGGAAGACTCTATACGGAGAACAAGATTTTAGTGGGAGATATGTACCTTATGAAACTCTACCAACTACCAGAAAAAGGAGCTAAAGTAACCTCTGACAATATGAAAGGAAAGAGACCTGTACTTGGAGCTAACTTTAGGAATGAGGGACAGAGTTTAGGAGAGATGGAGTTCTGGGCTTATTCAGCTAACGACCTCTCTGAACTTTTAACTTACAATAGAGATAGAACTAAACTACAAGACTCAGCTAAATTCCTTACAGAGTTGTTGAAGCTGGGGTTAGAGTTTGATGGTAATTTAAAGAATAATAAACAAATAAAATAAAATGCGTGTATTAAAATTTGGAGCTTCGTGGTGTGATAAGTGCTCCGTATTGTCTAAGCTAATAAAAGAGTCAGACTTAGATTTACCAGAGATTGAAGAAATAGATTTAGATGAAGAACCTGAACTAGCTGAGAAATATGGGGTTCAGACTTTACCTACGATTTGTTTTGTGGATGATCTAGGTAAACTCCTTAAGAAATCGGCAAGAGCAGCTGAAACTAAACAACCGCTAACTCCAGAAATAATTTTAAAAGAGTACAACAAGCTAAAAGAAGAACATGAATAACTTAGAACTTACAAGAATAAAGGTGTTAGTTAAGAGAGATACGATGGATACAACTTTCTTAACTGTAGAGGGGAACTTAAAAGAAACTGGTACAATATTTGCAGTAGGAAAAGACTGTGAGCACTTACAACCTGGAGATAGAGTATGGCTAGGACACAGAACTGGAGTAAAGTTAAACTACGAAGGTGAAGAAGTTGAGCTGATGGATGAGGATGAAGTTTTAGGAAAGATATTAAGTTAAACATGATTCAGGTAGCATTAGTAGTAGCAGATTGGTGTGGGGCATGTCATAAAGTCCTTGAGAAAATAGAGACATCCGACATCAATCTAGACTACCTGAAAATAGCGGTCTTTGAGGAGAATTTAGAACTGTGTAATCAAGCCGGAGTTAAATCAATCCCTACAGTGCTATTTTTAAGTCATTCTGGAGCAGTTCTCGATCGGATTGATAGTGACATAACCCCGGAGAAAATAGAAGAAAAGTATAATAAATTAAAAGAAGAATAAAATGAAAAAAGGAATTATCGCTACAGCATTTGCATTATTTGTGTTAGTGAGCTGTAAAGACGAAAAGAAAGAAACAGTAATAACAGAAGAAGTAACGATTGAAGCTATTAAAAATGACTCAGCTTACTTCTCCAATGGAACGTCTGCACCTCTTGAATTAGCGGGAACAGATGTAGAAGAAGGGGATGTAGTAGAGTTAAAGTATATCGTAAAGAAAAAGAAGTAATATATGAGGAAGGTTTTTGCATTATTAGGGATCACTCTTAGTTCACTGGTTTATTCACAACAACAATACGCTTCTTACTATGGTGACAACTTTCATAACAGGAATACAGCATCAGGTAAGAGATTAAATGTTTATGGAGACCACTGTGCACATAAGACATACCCTTTTGGAACTAAACTTTTAATAACAAACACAAATACTGGAGCTACTGCCGTTTGTACTGTAATTGATAGAGGTCCGTTTGTAAAGAATAGAGTACTTGATCTTACAACGACAACTTTTAAACAATTAGGTGGAAAACTTAGAGATGGCTTAATTCCAGTAACGGTTAAAGTTCATGAGCAAAGCTAACAAAATAGACATTCAAACCCTCTCTTGGAATCAACATATTAGACACAGACCAGGCATGTACGTCTCGAATGTGGATAACCCGACTGTGATTCTAAGGGAGGTTATTGATAATGGAATAGATGAAGTTTTAGGAGGTTACGCTTCAAAGTTAGGATTTAAACAAGTAGGGGATTTCTTAATGGTGTATGATAATGGTAGAGGTATGCCGATTAACCTTAAGAATGACCCAACAAATCCTAAAGTAAAAATAACCTCTGCCGAAATAGCCACTTCTCGTATGAATTCAGGTAGTAAGTATGAGAAGAATGAGGTAGCAACAGGTATGAATGGTGTGAACTGATTATCAACTAGTTACGCACTCCTCTAGGGAAACTTAGGGGTAATAAAGTCCAAGAATTGCTGGGATAAACTCGTTAAGTAGTAAGTACCAAAGTGTGACAATCTTACTAATAGAGACAATCAGCAGCCTTTAGATTAACTAGGGGTTCAACGACTATCGAAAGGTTCGCCGAGTAGAGTACGCTATAAGTCAATAATGATAGTGGAAGCATGGACTACCCTAACGTAAAGCCGAGGGTAAAGATATAGTCTAGCCTTAGTGGAGACACTGAGAAGTTCATAGGAGAACTGCATAGGTTTGACGAGCCTGTGTGACTAAAAGCGAGGAACAAAAGCATCTAACGCTCTATCTTCAACTTACGTATTATGTTCAAAGGTTACAAAGGATAATTACAAAACCAGCATAAAGAAAGTAGAAGAGGCGTATAGCAAGAATAAAGATGTTTACTACCTGATAGAGTTTAAAGAAGGGAATAAGGTTAAGGAAGATGTACTTAGTTTGGAGGATATATTTAAGAAGTACAAGTTGAAAGTGAAGTTGGAGTTTAAACCTTCTACCCTCGTATTCTTTAAACCAGATTATACACTTATCCAATCACCTAACTATGAACTACCACTTACAAACCTAGCTCTCGTTAAGTTAATTGTTAAGGAGACTACAAAGAAAGAGGTAGAGTATTTTATAGAAGGTAAGGAGGTTGAATATGAACTCTTTAAGTACCCTCTAAATATGACAATAGGGAAAACCAGACTCTTAACTACCTTTGATTTTGATACAGACTTAACTAAAGGAGTATCTAAGGGATCAGTTAATTCACTTGTTGTTAATAGAGGTCTACATATAAGAGAGATGGAGAATGCTTTAAAGGAAGGACTTAGAGCTACTTATAATTTAGATGATGTTTATGTTCAGTTTGTTTTAAAGGGACTTAACTTGTCTATAATTCTCCTAGCTAATGAAGTTGGGTTCTCCTCTCAAACTAAAGAAAATCTCACTCAAATAGATGGTTGGGATAAAAGTTGTAGAGAGAAGTTAATTGAAGAGGTTACTAAGTTTTTAAAGAAGAATAAGGCTGAGTTTGAAGAGCATATCGAAAGAGTTAAGGAGTTTACCGCTTCTATGAACAAACTTAAAAACATGGACTTCATCAAATCTAAGGTTATCCTCTCCTCTGATATTCGTAAAAGTAAAGGAGGTAAAGAGATTAGTAAGCTTAGGGATTGCAGCACCAGTAACCGAGCGGAGGCAGAACTTTATATAGTAGAGGGGGATTCAGCAGCAGGTTCAATTACATCAGCGAGAGATTCTAAAGTGCATGGAGTTTATCCGCTCAGAGGTAAGGTGCTGAACTGCCAGAATAAGTCTTTAGAGCAAGTATTAGAAAACAAAGAGATAAGAGATTTAATTAACGCTATAGGTGCAGGGATTAAAGGGTATGAGCTAAAAGAGAAACCTAGATTTGGAAAGATTATAGTCGCTACAGATGCTGATGATGATGGTTACTCTATTCAAGCTTTAGTTCTAGGAGTATTTGGAGAGTATATGCCGCACTTAATCGAGAAAGGATATGTTTACTGTTTAGTTCCACCTCTATATAAGCAAGAAGGAAAGTATTATTATGATGGAGAGGAGAAAGGATTAAATAGGAATAAGAAGTTCACTCGATATAAAGGACTTGGTACAATGAACTCTGAAGATGTAGAAGAAACGTTAATTAAGAACAAGAGGCTGAAACAAGTTACTTTGGATGACCTAGATTATGCTAAAGAAATCCTTGGTACAACTTCAGCTAAGTATAACCTAATGAAAGAAGCTGGTATTATATATGGCTAAGAAGAATAATAAAGTAGTAACCGAGTCTATTGGAGATATAGTTTCATTCGGGTATACAGAGTTTGGGAAATACATTAATACATCCAGAGTGTTTCCTAGGCTTCTCGATGGACTTAAACCTTCCTATAGACGTGGTATTTATGCATCTTATTTAGGGGGGAAGGATTATGCAAAGTCAGCTGAGGTTTTAGGGAATATGATGAAGTTCCACCCTCACTCTACCGATGGGACGTATGAATCACTGGCAAAGTTTACGCTCTGTGGTATTTTAGAAGGAGAAGGGAGTTTTGGTAGGGCTGATATATTAGGGGATTCTGATGGTCCAGCTGCTGCTCGTTATACCGCTATTAAAGTATCAAAGAAGCTCAGAGCGATGATAGAGCCAGTGTTAGACCTCGTCCCATGGCAAGATAGTGAGGTGAATGGAAATATAAAAGAACCATCATACCTTCCTACACCCTTTCCGTTATCCTTCTTAGTTGATAGGGTTTCTGGATTAGGGATTGGAGTTTCAGCTATCTTACCAACGTTTTCTATGGAGAGTATGTATGAAGCTTATATAACTAATGACCCTAAGAAGCTGAAGTATAGAACAAAGGGACTTAAGATTATAGTAAAAGATTCAGACTTAGATGCGCTATGGAAAACAGGAAAAGGATATCTAACTTACCAGTATGCCAAAATAACAAAAGGGGATAGGGAAGTTCTTATAGAGGGCGACCCAAGTAGATTCCCTATTCAGTTAGATAAAGGTGGTAAGGGAGATGACAAACTATTTATGCAGTATCGTGAGGAAGGGAGAATCTTAATTGACAATCTCTCCGATAAATCAAAACCAGGACTTCTAAGAGTTTACCTTTCACCGGGAACTAGAGGAGTAGATATAGACTGGCTGCATAAATACTTAACAGAAAAAGCTACCCACAAGGAGACGTATATGATTAATGTTACTGATGGGGAGACTGTTAGAACTATAGGAATCAGAGAGTGGATAGATATAACTTACAATAACTACATAAACCTACTAAACTTAAATAGGGATAACAAATTAAAGAGCCTAGAGTTTAGTAAGAAAGTTTACCTAGCTATGCCTGAAGTGGTTAAAATATTTCTAAAGGATACGAGTGTCACAAATGAGCAGCTGGCAAAGAAGACAAAAGTAGATTTAGAGATTATTAAAGTTATCATGTCTAAGCCTATAGGAACACTAAGAAAGACTGATTCAGAAGCTAAGATTAAAGAGATAGAAAAAGAAATCAAAGCACTGAAGAAGTTTAAAGCAGAAGAATTTATAAAGGAACACATATTTTAACAACACGACAATTATGAGAGCTATTTTAGAGGACGTACTAATTGAAAACGGATGGAACAAGGCTAATGGTCTAGTAAACAAAGCAGTAAGAATTAACAATGTAGAAATTTGGGAAGCTGAATGGTTAGGAGGAGAGTTATTAGGAAGAGTGAACGGAAAGATTAGAAATATCGTTACACTGTTTGAAGAAATGAAGTTAAATAAGACTGTAGCAAGAGCCGCTTTTCTTAGTATATTAAGACCGGCGTAGACTATGGGTAATGCCTTATTATTGAGAGGAGAACTACGGGAAGATATATTTGGCGGTATTTTCTTGTAGTTTCAATCTCATGTGTAATTCAATAAATCATCAACAATTAAAAAATCAAAAATTATGTCAACAAACAAGAACAAATCAGGAAAGTTAAACTTGAACGTACAAATGAAACAGGCTATCGATTTAAGTTTGTCTTCAGGAGTACCAGTTTTATTCCTATCTAACCCGGGATGTTTCACAGAGGATACTAAAGTTATTACAGACAAAGGAGAATTAACTTTTGGTGAACTTTTAGAGAGACATAACCAAGGGGAAAAATTCAATGTAGTTTCTTGGGATACGGAAGCTCAACAAGAGATTAACCCAGCTATGAAGTCAGCGTTTATCACAAAAGAGGTAGATGAGCTTATAGAAGTAGAATTAAGCAATGGAGAAATTTATAGATGTACTCCTGATCACTTACACCTACTTGCTGATGGAAAGACTTGGGTAGCTGCTGAAGAGTTATCTGTAGGTCAAGGTGTAAAAGCGTAAAATTATGGAAGGGATTAGCAGACTCTATTATGTGAATTTCAGTGTTAAAGATTTAGTAGAGTATACCGGTGGAGATCCGTTTATAGATTTATTTCTCCAAGCTAAAGGGTACAAAATCTACAACTTCTTTAATAATCTGACAAACCAGCACTACGTAGGGGACAATTCATCAACTATGCAGGAGCGTCTGTTTAACTCTCTATTCGGACATTTTACTTATTTAAGAGAAGAAGGTCATTTTAACTATGGTGTAGATGGGAAGTACTTGGATATATTAGAGTACGGACCAGAGAACTTTTACATTAGAATCTTACCACCTATTAATGGACACACTTACAATCAAGAAAAAGATGAAGAAGTGTGGATTAGTAGGCTTAATGCTTTTGTAGGGGATTTAAATGAGCTTAACCTTCCGGGATACAATAGAAGTAGAACAGGAAAGGGAATCTATTTAAATGAAGCTATAAGACATGAGAAGATTTGTGTAAAAGATAGAGAAGGGTGTTATAAATTCATTTTTCCAAGCGAGCTAACTGAAGAGTTTATAGAGGTTGATTCAAGGGAATTTTATTCAGAGATGGGGAAAAGGGGTATGCAGACTCACCGGGAAAATGGAACACACGTATTTAACAAAGCTCACCAAGTAAAACTACAGAAAGCTGGACTTAAATCTCAAAAGGAAAATGGTACAGGAATCTACAGCCCAGAAGTTAGAGAGAAGGCTTTTCATAATAGTCGTAAATCTCTAAGGGAAAAGAAAGTAGGCAGCTGTCATGATCCAGAGCTTCAGAAAAAGATTAGAGAATACGCCACTAAGGTATCATTCTTTAATCGACTTAATGAGAGTATCCAGTTAATCTATGATATGTTTTACAGAGGGACGCCAATTAATGAGCAGAGTTATAATTATGTGAAAACAAATAAACACTTCTCGTATAAAAAACTTCTGGTAATCCCTAAAATTATACCCCTCATCATAGTCAATAACTTAATAATAACGAACTTTAATCAACAAAAATTATGGAACTAACAGTAAAATCAATCAAAAGAATAAAATTAGATAACCCAGTAAAAGTATACGACTTGGAAGTAGATCACCCGAGTCATAACTTTAAATTAGCCGCTGGGAACTTCGTGCATAACTGTGGGAAAACTACAATCGTGCAAAAATATGCAAAGGCTAATGGATACGGATACGTGGGTATTAACGGTGGTGAGTATTCTCCAGAAGATATCCTAGGTTTCCCAGTTAATCAGAATGGTGAAGCAGTAAACCTAAAGCCGGACTGGTTCAAGAAAGTGGAGGAAGAATCAGCTACTCACGAAAAGGTAATCTTGTTTATTGATGAGCTTACTACCGCTTCTGAGTATGTACAGTCTCCGCTATTGAAGGTGATATTTGACAGAATGGTTGGTCAGAGAAAGTTACCGTCAAATGTAGAGATTATTTCTGCAGGTAACTATCAGGAGAACTTAGGGCAGAACTTTGACTTGATCTCCCCAATTATTAACAGATTCATGGTGTATAACTTAATATCTGTGACTAAAGAGGATTTCCAGTTATTCCTAGACGCTGACTTCGCCGCTACAATAGACTTTAGAGAGTCACCAGATGAAGTAGAGGTTGATGAGAAGATAATTCAAGAGGCGCTTATGGACTTTATTGCGGCGAAGGGGCTTAGTCTAGATGTAATGAATAACACTGAGCTTTCTGATTTATATAGAGGGCGAAGCAGAGTATTCAACCCGCCGACTTGGAGATCTGTAGGTAGACTTAAACCTCTATTACATGCAGCTGCTAAGAAAGGATTGCTAGGGTCTATGGTAACTAAAACTCTAGTAAATGGTCTAATTGGATTCCTACCAGATAAAGAGCTTCAAAGTTCATTCAACGGAGATGTAGGAGAAACTCTAATCAACCTCCTAAAACAAAATCCAGCGTTATCTAATCTAATGAAATCTGCTGTAACGTTTAAAGATGTTGAGTGGTTCTTAGATTCAAACATAGAGAAGGGAGTTGATGAGGCTAAACTTCAAGAATTCCTAGAGATGTTTGATAAGGATAGTAAGATCTTAACCTTTGGTGAAGCTGAAAAACTGATTGATAACTTCTCCTCTAAACTATGGTCAATCAAAACAACTTACCTTAAACCTAAATTAGAGAACAAAGAGATTAAGCCAGCAGACAGTAAAGCTTATATCAGCAAGTTCTCAGAAGGCATTAACAAGGTGATTGATGTTCTTGAAAAATTGGCTAAGAAAGATGATATTCATGAGTACAACATAGTTAAGAATAAGAGAAAGTCAGTTGAATCAGTTAATAGAATCGGATAGTCATGAGAAAAGATTATGTAAAGAAAGTAGATGAGTTTAACAGCAAATACTACGTTAACTACATCTACGAAGACATTTCAGACAATTTAGATCCGAGTCACATGGGAGTTCCTATTGCTGGGTTAATTCAAAAGGACATAACTCACTGGAAACTATTGATGAGGGAGTCTGAGTTTGAAGGTAAGGAGAGTAAGATAAGAGAGAGTGTTATATATCATGAGTATGGACACGCTTTCTTTGCTCACCACCTCCTAGCTTATAAGGGTTTAAAGACTCTGGAGGGAATTATTAACAAACCGGATTATGTAGAAAGGATGGCCAAAATAAGCGGTCGTCCTAAAATCTACATAAAAGCTCTACTCTCTAATCAGCAGTTTATCTTTAACCTTCTAAACATAGCTGCAGACTGTGAGATTAACTCTAAGATCTTAACTCTGGAGGATGTAGAAGCTATAGATAAAGCCTTTGAAGCTGACTCTATCCACCCGTCTAAGTATGCATTCCTTGAGGGTAAAACTTATCTTGAGTATGTAGAAATGGTAGCTGAATATCTAAACTTATTCTTACCACCTAAACAACCAGAGGATCAGCAAGGACAAGGAAATGGTGATGGAGAGGGTGAAAGCGGAGAAGGTGAACTAAAAGGTATGCCTGGCTCTGGTACTGGATCTAACTTTATTACACCTGACATGATCGAGAAAATGGTTGATGAAGGTTTAATAGACGAGGATGGAAACTTGACAGATAAAGGTAAGGAGCAGATGAAGGAGCTTAAGAGTTCTGGAGGTGAATCTAAAGAAGGTCAAGGAGAATCTAGTGGAAGTGAAGGAGAATCTGGAGAACAAGAAGGAGGAGCAGGAAAGCCAGACCCTAGATTCCAAGATAACGGTAGAGGAAACTCAGGAGGAGCTGTACTAACTAGGAATACTCAGAATATCTTAAAGTCTATGGATGATTTGTTTAGGGACTTGAGAAATAAAGAGGTTACTAAAATGACTACTACAAGAAACCTATTCAAGAATCAATTAAGAGGTCGTAGTGGTAATATGTACGTTCCAGCTCTTAAGATGAACCCAGCTAAGGTAAAGGTTGAACAGATGACCTTCCTTGTTGATGTCTCCGGTTCGATGGATGAGCGCTCTATTTTTGGTATTATAAACGATATCGCAACTAGAGTGAAGAAGATTGGTCTAGATAGGGTTAGGCTTATTACATGGAATACTGGGTTTGTACAAGACTTGATGATAAGAGATTTTGAGCCTAAGAGAGGTATGCTTCGTATTGGAGGTGGTACTGATCTAGCTAGAGGTCTAAAGCATATCAGAGAGCTTGATGAGGGTGTACCTGTTGTAGTAATATCTGACCTTTGTGATGACATGAAAGCTTGGAATAGAGAGTTTGATAAAATAAAAGATCCCAAGTATGTTGTTACTCTAGGTCATGTGAATAAAAGTGACGTAAAAGCTATAAACAAGGACGTTAAAATCTTTGAGAGCGATTACGATTAAATAAACAACCGATAATCTTTAACTAACTAATATATGATTTTGAGTATTGACTGCGGATACGGCCATTTTAAGTACTGTATCTATGACGAAAAACAAAAGAAAATAATTAAGTTAGATAAAGAGGTTACAGGTGTGATAGAGGTGCCAGAAGGGGATTCATCCATGGTTACCTCTGTTGCAACCTACCACCACTTCGATGGAAAAAGGTATTTAGTAGGTGAGCTGGCGACAAAATTAGACCGGCTCCCTATTGATACTTTAACTTACGAGGGGTTCAAGGAGGTAGGACCAATACTAATCTCTTATCTACTTAACAAATTCCAATCAGAGGGAATCGAAAAGATAGCTTTGGGGTTGACCCCCGTTATCTGGGATAAGCGCGATGATTACAAAAGCTACATCTTAGAGAAACTTAATTTGCCTTCAGAAAAGATCGACATTCACGTTCAAGGTCTTTCTGGTCACGCTACTTATTCACAGTACGGACTAGATGTTGAACCTAATGGAAAGATCTCTATGGAGGATAAGTCAGCTAACTATTTCGGTCTTGATGTTGGATTTAATACTATAGACACTTACCTTGTTTTAAATAACTCTCTACTTGACTATGGTATTAAGGGTTATGCAAATAAAGGTATCGTTCTAGTAGCTAACAAAATTAAAACGTATATCTTTGAACACTTAGGTATATCTATTAATGACGTTGAAGCTAAGGAAGTAGTAACTCTTGGAGGATATAAGAAGAGAGGTAAGCTACACGATCTATCTGACAAAATAACTGAGTTCATCGTAGATTATTTAACAAGTACTTTTGAGATGTTAGAATCCGAGTATGGAGATCAGTTCAATAAGGTGGATAATATTCTTCTATTTGGTGGAGGAGCAGAGATAATCAAAATCTACATGGAGAAATCAGATGTTATACGAAATACTATATCTGAGCTTTATGGAGACGAGTTCCTGTTACTACCAAAAGATAAAGCAGAATACTATAACACTATAGGCTATTCACTATTAAGCAGCAAACAATAATGAAAACAGTAACATTTATACATACATCAGACCCCGCAATGTTAGAGGCAGTAAAGAAAGCATTGTCAGAGGGTTATGGAAAGGAGTTTGAGAATACACTTATAACTTCAGAAGAACTGCCAGAGCCTGAGGAAAACTTCTTAAAGACTCAATGTATTCAATTCCAAGTTAAGAGAGATGTAGAGGCTATGATTTCAGCTGATACTATTATAATTGACACTAATGACTGGAATCCGAGTACATGGTTTAATTTAGGAATGGCTTATAGAGTAGCTTGGAATAAAAACCAGAAAGAGCTTATTACAGTAGGGGAAAACGGTATTGAGCATATTCAGAAGTACCTAGAAGAGTGGAACGATGTTTATAAAGCTTGGGTCCACAGTACTCCTATTGAATTTAAGTTTGACGTTAACCGAGCTTCTAATGTTCTTGATTGGGTGAAACTGGGATACCTTTGGGGGGATGTGAATAATAACTACTATATCGTGTCTAAACTTATAGGGGATCCACAACCTTCAGATTACATTATTAAATTCCTTTCAACTGAGATAAGCTATGAATAATATATTTGAGTTTCTAATTAAAAAGTTACATGTTATTAAGTTGGCCGTTTTAGCTCTTATTATTGCAGTCGTGTGGTATGGGTATAGAAGTATGGTAAGAGTAGAGCCTAACTATGAAGGTGTAATGATGTCTAATTTTGGAAGGAACGGGAAATCTGATTTTAAGGTAGTAACTGGGAGACAATGGACTCTACTGCCTGGAACGAGATTATACCAAGTGCCTATGTTTGAGACTTCAGGAGATCCGGATCAGGTTACTATTTCAGCTAAAGATGCAGGAGTATTTACAGTAGACCCTTCCTATCAGTATCAGCCAATTAGAGGGAGAGGTGTAGATATTGTATTTAGTTATAAGCATCTTGGAGTGGAAGACCCTAAAGTTATGCTGGATAATGTAGAGGTTTCAATATTAAATAAACTCGTAGTAAATGCCTATAGAGAAGAAGCTAGGGAGTATACTACAGACGGTCTAATGAATAACCTGAATGAGTTTGAAAAGAAGGTAGAGAGTAGACTTAAGAGGGATTTTGAAGCTAAACATTTTCAATTAACTAACCTAACTTCTGGACTTAAACCTCCTAAATCAATGGAAGACGCTATCGAAAGGAGAAACAATATGATCCTAGAGAAAGAGAAAGTTCAGAACGAATTGGAGGTGTCTAAAATGAATCTGGAGAAAGCGAGGATAGAAGCTGAGACAAATAAGGTTAAATCCAAAGGTCTAGATGAAAAGCTGCTACAAGAAAAGTGGATAGACGCTATAAGAGAGACTGAAAATAAGGTGATAATTACTGACGGGAAAGCCCCAGCACCTATAATTATAAAAGAATAACAAATGAATAACAACCAACAAATAAAAAGTTATATCCTACTATTCGTCATTATACTGAATATACTTCTCATTGGTTATGGGTTTAATTATAGGCCAATAGTAGGAATGGTTGTTTTCATATCTACGGTGACTTTGTGGACTTACTTCCCATATGAAAAATACTTTAACGAATGGTGGAAAAAGAAAGAATAATAGTTGAGAGGTATGAGGATATGGCGTTTGATTTGCACTACCCTCACTACTACAGTTACAGCTATATAGGCACTCCCGTTGTTGTTAAATATGTCGAAGGGAGAATAAGTAAGATATCACCTATGGACAAAGAACTAACAAAATATATCCCTGAAGAAGTTAATCCAGCTATACGAAAGATAAAGTGTATGGTGGTTGAGAATAGACTTGTTACGGGAGATTTTAGAGTGATTTGTTATGATGTAGATGTGAATTCGACCCTAGGAGTAAAGTACGGCTTCCTTGAGAGTCTTAGAGCTTTTGGTAATGATAAGTTTTGTGTAGGTGAGATATTTGGTTTCCTTACTGATACTCTCATTAAACCAACCATAGTCCAAGTAAAAGAGTGGGAAGACTTTGAAGCTAGGATTGATGGGATATGGCACTTTGGAGAGGAAGAGAAGATTTACGTACTGAAAGAGAGAAAACTGCTTGATGTTGTAGTTGATGGACTCGGAGTAACCTTAAAGTATGACCCTGAATTAGACATGCTTTCACCTAGTTTAGTTATAGCTGGTGAGAGAGTAGGTGGAATATGGAGAAAGAGTATTGAAGTTAAGTCTACTGATGTCGTAAAGGGTGTAACTAAAGGGTGTAAATTATTAGTAGATTGCCACACAAGTTTACTGGAAATTATCGAGAAAGGTGAATCTGAGGAAATAAAATGTGATTGTGGTAATGTATTAAATAAGAGTCACGTAGTTGGTAAGTATTTTAAGTGTGATAATGAGAACTGTAGACAAAGCTGTAACTCTCTTATTTCAATGTATATGGGTAGAACAGTAGACTCTCAGTATTTCTTTAAGCTCCTAAGACTCCCTAACTTTAAATTCGAAAAGAGAGTTAAAGATACGTGGAGCCTATCAGATCAACTAGCAATAAAAGATTTTGAGAGTTACCTTAGATACTTAAAACAAGGAACAAACTTAACGAAAGTACAAGAAAAGGTAATAGAGGTGAATGCTTTAAAATTGTATAACTTATTAAATGATGATGATTAAATTACCAGACATAGAACTTCCAGATAAGAATATAGAACCGAGGGAGCTTGTAGATTACGCGATACACAAAGGTTTTAAAGTAGAAGTAGACGAGGATTCTTTTGAGGTTAAGTTAGTGGGTAATAAGGTAACAGAAGTATATCTCCTAAACCCAATAATTAATAGATACAGCAAGATATATGTAGAGGGAGACGGGAAGCAGAAAGTTAGGTTTGCGAGTTTTCTTTACCTAGTGGATGCTCCGGTTATAGTCCTGTCTCATATGCTGTCTATTTTAACCTTAGGAATCTCTATCTTCTTATCAGGTAATATAGCGGGATTTAGTTTGATAGGAATGGTGGTGATACTAGTTACTTTGGCAGATTACGGATGGAGAAACCACAAGATGACTATGGTGACTAAACCGCTGTGGATCTATAAAAATTTGATGATAAGTATTTCCCTGACATTAATTTGGATGAGTATACTTTTTAGAGCTGTAACAATAATAGAAATGTGAAATGACAAAAATAATAATTAAAAAGAGGGAGGTATTGCTTGGAGTAGTGAGCGTATCTTCAGAGGACTTTAGAGATGCACAGAAAGTTGACGCTCTAATTAAAAACAAGCTACTCGATAAGATAAGTAAACAGACTCCAACTTTTAGTACGATTCAGGAGTTATTCTTACACTATTGGAATGCTTATGGACTTGAAGTTTTCCCGTTAGATATTGAAGGAGAATTAGAGCTTGTAGATGATATGACTTACGGGCTTGTCAGATTTCCACTAGATAATAATGGTATACAGAAAGGGCTCTTAAGACCATACCAAGCAGGAGGAGTAGCTGAATTAGGGAAAGTAGTATTAGATTATATGTACATCCCTTCAGAAGACTTTTTATCAGGTATTTCAGAGATTAGCTTAGATTTACCACTAAGAACTGCTGAGGTTGAGAATATGACTGAATACTTAAAAACAAGAGGAGTAAATATAGAAATTGTAAACTATCATGAATAAGTATCTAATAATAAGCCACTATAATGAACTAGAATCAGATGGGGCTATAATCAAAATAGAAGAGGGAGAGTCTGCATTAAATCACCTTATAGAGTACATTTCAGATAGGGAGGACTTAATGGGATACACTAGACCTTACATCGATGCATATAAACTTAAGGAACTAGATGAGACTGGAGCTTTTAATTCTATCTCAATCGCTATAGCTCCTTATGGGTTTCAAGTAGTATCTGTTAATTATGAAGGAGAGATTGAGGATGACAGAGAAGATAAGTGGGTAGTGATTGATAATGAGAATAACGTGAAATACATAACTACAGACGATATTGACCAAGATGAGTTAGCTAAGTTTGTTACGGTTATGTTAGCTTCACTTAAGGTTTCAAAGACTATACTAAATGATAAAGTTGAGAAGGTTAGAGCTAATAGTGATATCCTAAACATAGACACTTTATCCAACTTAGAAATCATTAATCAATTACTTTTCAGCCATGGTTTTAGATCCTTCTACTGTTAGTTCTCTTGCCAAAGTATGTGAGAGTCTATATGGTAAAGGGTTCCTGAGATTAGAGAAGATAAACGATCAGTACATGCTTATAGGTAGTGGAGTTATTAATGTAGATCACTTAGTTAGGAGGTTTACAAGAATAAAAACAAATAAAGCCATACTATCTCCGGCTGATACTTTTGCACTCTATACGGGAATTAAAAACCTTGTAGATTATTGCACACTAAGTATAACCGATAGTAACCTTTCAAGCGACCTTCTAATAAATCCAACAGAAAAGGGTTTTGAAGTGTTTGCCTATGTTAAGAGTAGGGTTGAACCGATATGTAATTTAGAGTTCTTTTCTTCTGACAGTGGGTTTATTATGTGGTTACTCAAGGTGATGGGTAAGATTGAATAACATAAGACAAAAATAGGGAGCAGCCCGGGGTTAAATTCCTCAGGTTGCTCCCTTTAACTTTATTTTTTTTTCGCCTTAGATACTCACATACGGCGTCTTTTGAACTTTATATTTGCTTTGTAGAGATGAAATAGTCTGTCCAAAAGTCTTCTGAAAATGCGGCATATCTCTGAATCTCCAGTTTCCTCCCCATTCCCATCCATACTTCTTAAATACAGCAACAATCTCTAGCCAATCCGCAACTCCATCTTTATCTGAATCCATCTTAGCGTCCCAACTTACTTTTGTTCCGTCTTTTGATAGTAAACAGATATCGATAGCAAGACCGTAGTTGTGGTAAGACTGACCTCCTCTTGCATTAGTTACGATAGATCCTTTTACAGTTCTACCTTGTGCATAAAGTTTATCTTGTTCTGCGTGTGTTCTAAGTGTATGGGTGAATCTTAAAGTGTAGTCACCAGTAAGTTTAGCTGATGCTTCCTCTAAGATTTGTTTTGCTTCTGTTCTCAATTTAGGATGTAGAAGCTCTATTCTTTGTAGTGATACTTTGTCTAACATGTTCTATAAATATTTCTTAAACTTCGTCCTTATAACCCAAATACTTCCAGCAATAAGGATAAGTACAATAAGAATCCACCAAGGGAAAGACCGATTATCTGCATCTACCTTCTTGACTCGCTCGTGGGATTTAGTTTCAGTATCTTTCTTAACTTTAACTTGCCCCTCAGCTTTCTTATTTACTTTATTTAGGCTGTCTATTTTTCTTTCTTCTTTTGTCTCTACTGCTTTATCTGTGGTTTTATTAGAATTTACATTAGAGATAGTTCCATTCTTTACTTTACCCTTATAGAGCTTATCATTAACATATACTTCAAATTCAGCTTCCTCATTCTCGTTAATTGGAGTAAAGTAGAATTCGTCTGTGTTAATAAGTTCTTTTAGGTTCACCACTTCTTTCTTCTCCTCTACAACTTTATTTTTAACTACTGCTGCAGAGTCTACTTTCATTGAGGATACTGAATCAACCTTTTCTACGATTTCTTCTTTCTTCTCCTCCTTAAGCACCTTACGAGTTCCACATGATGTTAGAGCTATAAGTAAGGCTACCATTAAACTAAGATAAGTACACTTTTTCATTGTTAACTATTATAAATTTTCGTATATGACCTAAATAATACTCCTCTAAAACTAAAATGTATCTAGAGTGATTAGCACCAGCAGTGAGATTGTCTACCCCTTGTTTGTGATTGTCTGGTAAATTACTCTGTCTGTGGTCGTCTTTTTTAGGTATTTTATTTTTCACTATCTCCAGAGCCTTAAGAAACTTTGAGAAATCTTGGTTAGCTAGTTTGGTTAGTTTCTGTTCTATTCCAGCTACTATTTTCTTTTGTTTGTAATGCTCCTTCTTAATTTCTTTGTTTAGTGAGTCGATCTTTGCTTGGTTATCTAGAATCTGCAAAACATCGTCTCTTACTTCCTTAGGTACTACTAGAGAGTCTCCATCTTTTGTCACTAATACTACCTTGTCACCTTCTTTAACTTCTAATTCTCCGCTCGTATTTTGTGCACTGCTAGTAAACGGTAAACACATAAGTAGAGCCATTATATTTTTCCACATAAGCCTAATTATTTGATAAGTTTGTTTACATTAGTATCTACTTGTTCGTATTGATCTGTTATTTCTTTACTTTTCTCGAGTCCACCTTGTACATTCTCTATTTGGGTTGTTTGAGCTTGTTGTAGTCGGTGGATAAGTTTGATGTAGACCTCTAGCTCCTCGGCACAATCCTTCTTCGCCAGTTCTGCTATCTGTTTCTCTTTTTCTCTAAGTCTATCTTCATAAGTACCTTTACCCCAAACTATAATACCTATGAGACAGATTACGAGAACAACTAGAAGCCACTTTTGAATATTGTCCGGAAGATCGATACCACCTAAACCTTGATTGCTTAGTTCACTACCAGAAGATCTATCCTCTCCGTTTTCCTCTGGTATTTGGTATTCTTCTTCCATCATGTCGTTTTTATATTCTTTCATTTCCTAATCTCTTACTTCTTTAGATTCATTTTCTTCACATATATTTTTTACGTCTAATCCTGCAACTCCTATGACTAAACTACCGGCTTTTCGTTTCCACTTATAGGTTACCTTCCCCTCCATCTCGTCTGTAAAAATCATATAATCCCTGTCAGAGCTTAGGAGTAACTTATCGTGAGCCACATACTTCTTTGCTGCCTCTTCCCCAAAAAGGTCAACATCAGATTTATCTATCACGTCTGTTACATTATACTCATGCTCAAAAGATTTATTAACGTAGATGTAGTAACCCTGTTTATCCTTAAGCCAGTACGAAAATGGTGAATCCCAAGATGAAGATTCTAAGAGGGTTAATAGTTTCTCCTTCTCAGACATCTCTTCCCTTAGACGCTCTACCTTGTTGTTGAGCTTAGTGATATCGTGTCGTTGCATATTGATGATGTTGATATACTCGTTACTCTTACTTTGTTTATTCTGTATGAGGTATTTAAATATATAACCTAAGAGTATACCTCCTCCTCCCGTTATTAAAATATTCACTAAGTCCATTTTATTAATTCATATTTAGTTAGACAGGAGAGAGATTTTTGTTCTCCCTCTCGCTGTGCTTATTGTTTTGATTATATCAGTTTACAATTAACTACCTTTATGGTAAAATTGATCCTTAGATATAGCACTACTTGCAAAATTATGCAAATCCATACCCTCTACTCTACATATTGGCCAAGTAAGATCTCCTCGTAATCCGGAAGGATCGCCAATACCTGAATAAGAACCATCTGGATTCACTACATATAATTTCTTAGATGGTTTGTAGTTTCTACTATTTAGACTACTTCTAAGATTCCAAGTACTAAATCTTCTCTGTTCCTTAACCACGTATCTAATATACTGCATATTCTTACCGCCTATACCGTAATTAGGGTCAGTTAAGTAGCTATGATCTTCCTCAATATCTTCGTAAACTACGTTACAAGATTTACCTAGAATATCTGCGGTGTTTGATGTCTTGACTAACTTACCTGTTTGCGGATTAATTTGTAAGAAATGATGAAGCATAGTATCCTCATGTTTTCTAAAGTTACCTGAAAAATCCTTAACTAAACCTAGATCGAAAATACTAGGATGATCTTTTATACGAATTTCATAATCCATACCTCTTCCTCCGGAATATCCTCCATCATATCTAAATCCATTATCAGGTTCATTTAATTCAGACCAACGCTGTTCTTTTCCATATTGACGATATACGCCCGGACTTTCCTCATAAGTTACATAAGGTATCTCGTTTGCTTCAACAGCGAAATCTAAGAATTCATCAAAAGATTTAATACCATTTAATACCCAATACCAATGAGAACTTATTTTTTCTCTATTATTTGAATTAACTAAGGAGAATCTCATTTTACCATTTAACATAGGAGCTTGGGATGAAGTACTTATTTCAGGTCGTATTATATAATAAATCAGCCTTTGATTCATTTTTAGTTCAGAAACATTCAACACTCCCTTGTATATTCCAGTTGTAGTATCTTTAGTTAATCTGGTTTGCAACATATTAAATCCAGATTCATTATATTGATTAATTATGATTTGACCTGCCCCTGCACTACCAGTAACTGTATTAGAAGTAATAGCGGTCATTGCTGCCATTTCTCCTAAATTATTATCCGCTAGTCTCTTAGACTCTGCGCCTATTGGTGTAAACTCTATCTCCATGTAGATAGGTGCATCTAACTGAGTATTATCAAATGAATAGAAGGTATTTATAGCTCTAGATAATTCATGTTTAGGTCTTTCAGAGATGAATTTAAACTTATCTGATGAACTAATTCCCTTAGTATTATTTCTAAAATCATTTACCACTTTTAAACTATATCTAAAGTCTCTTAATTCAGATAGGTCAATTTTAACGGTTTCAGTATACTTCTGGTACCTTACTCCATTAACCTCCACATTATACTTACCTCTAATTAGGAAGGTTTTCAATCCAGACCTCTTAGCTATGAAAGGTAACCAAATCATTCCTCCAGCCTCTATCCTACCGAGAGTACTATGAGCTGGATATCTAAGATCCCATGGAACTTCTGGTGGCATATGTTGTTTCCAAGTATCTGATCCATCCTCAGGCATAATCTCAATACCCACAGTCTTAATCAAGTTATGTGGATCTATTGAATCGTCATAAGATAGAGCTGCTTTAAACACATTATTCTCATCTTTAAGTTTTCTTATAAAGTTATTATCTAAGAAAGAGACTGCATTTATACCTCCTCCAGTAGTTGGAATACCTATTACATGAACCCCCTGTGAAGCAAACGTTGTATTAGCGTCTCCTAAAGTTAAATCATATGTAAACTTATTATTAGCAGTAGGATTCATGCTGTTGACTATCTGAAGCGCTGACTTTTCAGTACCCTTATGAATCAATCCAGCTCCTTGTAAGAAGTTCATCACAGACAACACAAGTACTGCATTAGAATGTATCTTCAAACTAAACGACTTAATAGCTAGTAGAGGAACATTATTATAGTAAACATCTCCTCCTTGTGCATCTTTAGCTCTAGCTCTTACATCAAATCTAATCTCCTCAATATCTTTAGCATTATTAAGTTGAGCTGCTAATCCTACATAGTCAACTTTAACCTTATCTCCCTCTATTGTAATGAAAGGTGCAAACTTCTGTGAATCTGCTGGAAGGTTAACTATAGAATACTGAATCTTACTCTTATCAACTGCCCCTTGTACTTTTGGTTTCAACTCATAAAGAACTGGAGCTGTAGGGTAAGCTTTGTACTCTTTATATGCTTTAGTGTAGTTTATATATTTATCTTCAACTGAGATACTATCTTCCCAACTAATAGATTTAAACAAGTCCTTAAGGTTAATATTAGTTGTATAAGGATCTGACCAAGAGTTACTATCAAAGCCTGTCTGGTCTGTATATATCCCTACTAATCTAATTGCATGATCCCCCGATAACTTCTTAAGGTCTACCAGTGAACTAATCCTCATCTTAATTGGTGTACCTACAGGATAAGCTTTATTAACTTGTAGCATCTCCTTAAGCTCTTTTGGTACTGTAGTAAACTTAACATGACTTGGAGTAAACTTAAGATGAGCCCCTACGTAAAGTGTATTAGGAGTTATTGTCATCTCATAGTTATTATTCTGAGAGTCGTAGTTAAGGTCTATAGTATGTGCTACGTCTAGGATTTCAGGTTTTAAGATTCGTTTAAGGGTCACCTCTGTAGTTACAACGTTTGATGGTAATTCCTCTCCGTTATAGTCAGCAAAACCTTGAACCTTAACCTCCATTGTCTCATTATCCTTAGCCTCTATATCTTGTTCAATGTGGTAGATTTTAGGATTATGAGTATCTTGAGTGAATCTTGGTGCACCTACTGCTGTTGCTCCAGTTACCACTAGTTTCTCCTTAAGTGTACCTGAACTAAATCTAATTGTCCCTGTTAAAGTTACGTTCTTATTAGGGTCAGTTGTTCTTCTTCCAATTACGAGTTTATCCATCTTAAGTAGTGGTGGTATTCCTGCTAGAGCTACTGCATTCTTATCGATAACTATAGTAATACGCCCTCTCTTCTCTGAGTTTGCATTATATAGTTTAGAATTAGGCTCATCTGTTGTATCTTTAAATATCGCAGGGAGCTTAGACTTATCGATTGTAGCTATTATATTTGTTGCGTCTACTGTCACATTTATAGCGGTCTCAGGGATCTCTTTCCACTTACTATCATCCTCAGAGACAAACGCATTAGTGATAGAAGATATACCATGCCATTTTGAACCTAAGTTATGTGGAATAGTTACTGTAGTGTCTGAGAAGTTATTGATAGTGTAGATTCTAGTTATACTTCTATTATCTAAAACCTCCATCAATACCTCATAGAACTCCCTCAAAGATTTAGGTGTAACTACTGTCCCGTTTGTTCTTCTAAAAATTGGTATATCATTCTGGTTAACTGTACTCCAATCTGAGAAGTCTCCTATATCCAGTTTCTTTAAATTCAGTACTCGCCCTTGTGTTGCAGCTAAGGCATCTCTAGAATTTGTACTATTAAGGTGATCTACTACATTCCCAAACGACTTAATAGAGGTAGTGAACGTAGCCATCATTTTCTCCATAATCCCTCTATAATCGTAAGGGTTGCCACCTAAGACTTTCATATGGACTAGCTTGTTGGAATCCTCAAAGTAAGTCCCATTTCGATAAGCAGGTAAATTTTGAGCTACAGTATCTAAGTAAGTATCTAGAGTAACTATAGTCGTAAGCTGCTCATCATCATAAGTTATAGCGGCTCTATCCTCAGGTAGTAAGAATTTAGAGACGTCAACTGTTGGAGTATAGTACCCTTCCATTACAGCATCGGGAATATTAGCGTAAATACAAATCTTAGCTACACTCCTTTCTGTAAATAGTTTCCCTCCTGTTAGTTCTTTGGATAGGAAAGCTGGTACATAATTACTAACTCCACTAGCTTTATATTTTATCAGAAACCCAACGAAGGACTTATTATAGAATCGGTTAATGAACTCTAATTTGTAGTAGTCTCTGTCAATTCTATAAGCTGTAACTATATCTCCCGTCTCTCTAATTATATCGTTAAAAGACCCAGAAACTAACCTAAACTCATTCTCTACTTGTGCTGGTGTAGTTGATGAAGTTAAAGGTGTTCTGTTGGAGGTTATATAGTCTACTTCAAGTCCTGTTAGTTTTATTTGGTTACCACTCTCCCTATCTCGTTTAAATTGTAAGAAGGAAGAGGATGGTATTAATTTAATCTTGTACTCCGTCATAATAGTTCTAATTTGATTTTACCATTAAGTTCGTCCCCTGTTTGTAAATAAAGTCTATGCCCTACTACTACAGGATTCTTTATACTTTGATGTTGTTTTAATCTACTATGGGTGAATGGATCGGTATGTCCTAGCTTTTCTACCAGTTGTTTCTTTTCTAGTATATACATCTGGTCAAAGTTAGGGTTATCTATATCAAAGTAATTCACCATATCCTCATTCACTCTTAATATTACACTCTGGTCTAGGAACTTAAGCGTATCGTAATCATTCTTTGAAAATACTCTATAATTGTTAAACCCATTAATCACTAGTCTTAAGGTTTCTCTTCTGTCTCCAAATATAAAAAACCCATTACAAATATCTACAAGTCTATAATCTTTTCCTAATTTGTGAGCGAGTATCCTTGTATCTAGTTGTTCATATATAGGAGTTAGTGAGCAGTTGTATAGTTGGTTTCCTTTGAATGATAAGATTTCTGACTGGTGGAGTACGTGTTTAACTTGAGGGTCATCCATTACTCCGATAAGCTTATGATCTAGTGTGTATAGTTCCCGTCCTTTTGGGTAGAATCTAGAAGTTATAAGTTTTCTATCTCCAGCTCCTAAAGTTACCTCTACAGACCCTCTACCTGAAGTTGTATCAATAGTTTCAAGGTCACCATACACACCAACAGTTATCCCAATATTCCCATTACTTAACTCATTTACTGCATATACCTTCTGGTTCACAAAGTCGTACATTACCTCTGAACTTGTGTCTTTAATAATGTATCTAGGGTATGGGTTATAACTAGCAATCATATCTTTATTTCTTAAGTGCAGCCCGTCAAAGTGTGTAGGCTTGTTCTTCTGATAGTAAAGGTCTAGGTCGTTATTGGTTACATCACTCCCATAATAATACCTTTCAAATCTCTCTTTAGTCTCCCTTATGGTTAGTGATTTATATGGAGACTCTCTTTTATCATCAATTAAATTCTTATCAAACTCTAAACCTGAAAATAAAGGGAATAGATCCAGCTTAACTTCTCTCTTATCTGAAATCTTAGTTATTAGGACGTATTTCTCAACTTTGTATATCTTCAGTGGTGGGTTAATGTAAATCCTAGAGAGAAATGAAGAAGTTTGGTCAGCGTAATATTCTATAGCTGTTAAGTTTCTAATTCTCTCAGGGTAAGGGATTTCTATGGTTGAGGTTATGATTAGGGTTTTATTCTCCCACCTCGTTTCTATATGTTCTTCAGTCCAAATATCCCCCTCCTCAAAAACCAACCTAGCAAATCTAAGGCTCCTGTTTAAGTCTTCTAAGGTCGTTGATGAACCTACTATCAGATTGTATATCATGTTCTTCTTAGTTCAAAATGTAAGCGTCTGTAATAAATATCTTCTTCTTAGGGTCTCTTGATTTAATATGCAACACCCCCTCAACAATAACAGCATCTACTCCAAAATCCTCAGGTAAGTCTATCATAATATTCTCTGTCTCCTCTGGGTGGTAGTAAATGTATATCGGTCTTGTTTCAGTAAGTTTAAATAAGTATAACCCTTCTCCCAGTCTAAATGTGGTAAAGTTGAAGTATGTATTTTTTATGTTGTTTAGTACTATTCTTGTTACATGCCCTAGTCGATTTAAGTAGTATTCAGCAGTTCTTAGAGTCTCGCCTACCCCATAAAAAGTATTCTCCCACAAAGGTTTTAAAGTATCGTAATCTGAGTTCTCTATCTTCTGAATCTTTGTATCGTCTATAGGTTTAATCTTCGTCTTCTCTAGCTCTGGAAAATTAGCTTTAGAAACATAAGTGCCATAAACATAAGGTCTTCTCGTAGGGTATATCAGTTGTTCAAAATCTCTAGCCATAAACTAAAATCTTCTTAATGTTCTCAGGTATGGTGGTTATATCTTTTCTTGTTCCTGTTATAGATTTTTGAGTTGTTCCTTCCATGTAGATTAGGGTTATAAAATCATTAGGCTCTACATTCTCTATTCTGTCATACACTTTAAACCCTTTCTCTTTTGACATAATTGAGTTAGTAGTTACGTTCATAAAGTTTGCCATCTCGACTATAGAGTTTATCATGTAGTTTATTCTATTCGCTACTGGCAAGACATTGTTCGCATTTAAGTGTACGACCTTCCATGGAGTCCAGCCTGATACAACTCTATTAATAACTGGTGAATTTGATGTTCTTATTGCAAGGTACTCATCTGTTATAAGCTCCTGTACAATATAATCATCACTCCCTTCAATAACCCTTAAGTAACAAGTTTCACCTACTGGATTCTCTACTATATTCAGCGGCATCTTTGGGTTTCTATATATCCCTGGGCTTGTTATTACCTCTAAATCAACTGAAGAAATATCTAAGCTCTCCCCTAGTTTTGTATAGTGGTTGATTACCTGCCTTAGTATTCCTGCATTAAGTGGTCGCATGTCAGAGTAAGAGGAGGTCAAATATTCATCAAAAGTGTTTATCATTCCATCTGCTTCTCCTGTTAAATCATGCAAAGGTCTAAAATGCAGGAGGTTGTTTGGCAGGATAGTACCTAAGTCTTCTCTTGCCATATCTGAGTGACACCTATAGGCTAATTCATCATAGATCACAATATCCCCAATTTCATAGATGTGTTCAGGGTTGTAATCAAATAGTCCATAGTATCTTTTCTCACTTGTTTTCAATCTCATAGCTTCCTATTTGTAGTGGGTGGTAAATGTTATTGTCAATTAGAGAGGTGATTTTAAGTTTTCCGTAGGTTAGAGTTATACCTTTAGGATACGACACTCCCCATCTCCACTTATCATCAACTTTCTCTGTATTTTCTCTAGCATTTCCCGTTAATTTAAGTTCATTTCGTTTATCATAGAATCCCTGCTTACTTGCCTTTATGTGATTAGCCTCTACTATTTTCTCTCTAAGGTAAGCTGAGGATACCACTTCTTTCTTTAAAATTTCGTCTCTACCTAACTTTACTACTGATGCAGATTTTAGAGCTTTATGGTAGTCTATTATATTGTCATCATTCTGGAAGTTAGCGGATTGGATTCTTACTACTTTATAACTCTTCAGCTCCTCTCTCGCTCCCTTTGAATAATCCTCTATAACATACCTGAATAACGGCTCATCTTTAGTTACCTCCTCTTCTTTATTTGCTTCTATTTCGTAAAGGGTAATTGTATGCTCATCATTTTTTAAGTAGAGGTTTAGGATATAGTAGAACTTGTTAGGATCGGTAGAGTGTGGAACTTGTATAAACTCAAAGCTCTCCTCCATAGAATCCGCTATATCTTGTGGGTTATCTAAAATTACTCCTTCTATATAGCTCCCTTTTGTTTGGTCTAATGCTACTCTATCTAGTACACTTCTTCCTTCTAATCCATATCTAGTTAAGTAAGTGTGGTAATCGATAAAGTAAGAAGTATCAACCCTCCTAAGTATTCTCGAAGTACCGTCTGAAGCTGCAATGTGAATATAGTTAGCTCCGTGTAATGGTTTATCTGATTTAACGCTATAGTCTACTCCGTCCATTGTATGTTTGCTTCTATTCGTGTAAATTTATCTAGTAAAACTCTCGCTGTAGTATTATTCTCAACCTCCAGTATATGTCTAAGCTCTTTAATAAGCATATCTAAACTCGTAAAGTAAAGCTCAAAGTTAAGAAGATCAGAGATGAGAGTAAGTAAGAGGTCTAAGTTTGTTCCTTTGTATGTTACCTTGAAGTGAGCCTTTAGTTTCAACTGCTCAGGACTATATTCAAATCCATCAGGCTCAGTAAATTCAATATGTAAATACTTCTCTATAATCTCTTTAACTCTATATGTCCCTTTTGAAGCTAAGAAGTCTGCCAGTATATAGTTAGTTGTTGGTTTGTCGTATTCTCCTAAAAGATCTAGACACTCCATTAACTTTTGTACAGCAGGAACCTCAAAGCTCTTATCTATAGGGAGTTTACTTAAGGATAACAATAGTGACTCCCCTTCTTTAGTAAACCCTCCATATAACTTCAAAAAATCTTGGTAGAGCTTGTAGTTTAACAGTTCATTATCTAGTGGTAAAAGCATCTTGTTCTACGTTAATATTAGGGTTAAATCTTACAAACTTAGGTACAGCATTAGAAGTAAGGTCATTCAACTGTTCCATCTGTGCTCTAATTGCAGGGTCTATCGTTAAGGTTACATATTTTACTCCCTCAAGTTTAGAAAGAGCAGAGTGTATATCATCTTGTCTTACCCCCTTTACAATCTTTCTCTCGTATGTCTTAAGCACCTCTCTAATCGATTCTTTTGTAATATGTTCAACTGAAAGGTAAGTCTTAACATCAATTAGTATAGGCACAACAAGTTCAATAGCAGGTGAAGCTGAAGGGATCTCTCCCAAGTAGTAACTCCTATCTATTTCAGTCTTAAAGTTATCCATCTCCACCCCTGAAACTTCTCCTACACCTTCTGATAATACGTAATAAATGTGGAGTCTATTGTTTGCTGCATTCCAAGTGTGTGAGGCATCCGCTACCGAAGTTACTAGTGTTGCTCTAAATAAATCTACAATATCGGTATTACTCTTCATCACCCCATTAGAGAATATTTGAGCTTTTGCATTGTACTCTATATCTCTGGCAACTTCTTTAGGTATAATAGGTTCAACTAATCTACAAGACTCAAACCTCATACCGTTAATCTGAATTGAAGTTGATGAGCTGAGGATAGTTGATTCAAGGAGTTTAAAGTTGTCAAAGAAAGGATAAGACTCTACTTCGTATTTCTCTGCTGACTTAAATTGATCTCTCTTATAAATCCTAACTCCGTAATCTTGGGTAGTAAGTGTAAAGAGTATATTGGAGTCCTTTCTGTCTATGTGGTTCTTAAAGACTCTTGTTGTATCATAGTAAGTACTCGCTAATGCATCTACCCTTCTAACTCTAATGTCTTCTGATAAACCTGTCTGTCCTAATTCAATATAAAAACCAGTCTCTCCTGAAAACTCCTCTACTTTCTTTCTCCCTCCAGCTACCATTACCTTAAGAGTCGTCAAATTATTTAAATCTTCTATAACCTCTTTATCTTCAGCTGCATATAGGTAGTAATCTCCACTCTCGTATACAGTATCTCCTATCTCGTAATTTTTAGCTTTAGTGGCATAGAATTTAACCTCAACAACTGGATTCTTCCCTCTATAAACTGAGTACATTCTATCCATTGCGTGTTGTATCTTAGAGGAGAGGAAGTTAGAGTTTGTAAGCGATTGTTCTTTTGTGTACCTAAGTAAGTTTAATTCATTTGTGTAAAGGGCATAAGCTATCATATTAGTAAGGATCGTAACGTGGTCTCCCTGTATTTGTAAATCCGATGCTAACTTCCCGATACTTGCTTTATATTCATCGATCGATCTCATGTGTCTCTATATTATCTCCGTTTGTTAAGGTTACTGTTATTGTACTCTCAGTCATATCTATCCCATCAACACTTAGGTTACAGCCATTACGCTCATTGAAGATATCGATAAACCTAATAATTCTCTGACCAATAAACTCCCTAGATGAGGAAAGGTCTAACCCGTCTACTATCTTGTTAAATCCAAAGTCATTATCTAGAGGGACTGACCAGCTATTAATTTTAAGCTCTACCTCCATTGCATCTCTAATATAACTGAGCTTACTTGGTGCAAATGAGCCGTCTGATTGTAAGTATTTCATAAGTTGTTCTAAGTGTTTAAAGCTTGTGACATCTGAGCTCCACCAAAGGCTGTACCAGGAATCGCAGACATCGCTGTTACTTTTACTCTGGTTTGAATTGCTTGGTAGGCTGTCTCCATTTTCTCTTTTACTGCGTTTGTTAGGGATGTGATTTTTGCTACTAACCATTCTTTTAACTGATCCATCTTCTTAGCAAACCAGTCGTTAAATTGATTGAAGAGCTTGTCGGTAATTCCAGGAACATACTCCATCTCAATCTCTAAATCCTCATCTATACTCTTATCAATCTCCATAGTTAGTTTTACCATATCATTTAAGAGTATCAGTGGGTTCTTTAGTCTGGCATTAACTCCCTCTTTTATCTTGTTTACATTCCCTTCAAAGTTCTTAGCTATTTCAAGTCCTCTAGCTGCTGTATTTAAGTATCCTTTTATGTTTCCTAAGTGTTCTTGATAAGGTGAATCTGCTTTTAATAGAGTACCTACTGAAGCGGACAAGTCTGTAGCTGTTCTAACATAAGCCGCAACCTCTCCTAGTTTAGTTCTCTTCTCTATATTAGGTCCCATTTCATTAATAGCTTCACCAATAGCTTCTGCCTGATCTCTAAGTCCTGCATCTTCTGGTTTATCTGCTGAGGTGTAAGTCTGAATGTACATGTTAATCTTAGTCCTCAACTGTCTCATCTCTTGGTATTGAACATCATCTGGAGTATTGTCTGCCTCTAAATCTCCTAGTTGTTTTGTAGCCTCTAACCAGTCAAACTTATCCCACATTGGCGTATGAAACTCTCCCCCTGTTGTTAATTGAGCATACTTAGTTCGGTTAAAATTATCGTATCCAGCATCTAGCATTATATCTCTTATGTTGGACAATACCTCTCTCCCTAAAGTAAAGTTTCTCGTGGAGGTTTTAACATTATCCTCTACTACCTCTAACCTCCTAACCTCTGCTACTAACCTTCTCTTCATGTCGCTATACTTAATTATATCGTTGTTATCTAAGTAAGGTTTATTATGATCAGGGTGTCCCATAGGTGGATTTCGAGTAGAGGTATAATTCTCAGCTATAAAACTATTCTCAGCAGCCTCTAGAAGTTTATTATAAGGATCTTTCATAGGTATCCCGTTGTGCATTTGTCTGGAGAAAGTAGCTGTCATTACGTTTTGCATATCTGTAGTGTAACTTCCTATTTCATCCTCTAAAGCCGCACTAAGGTCTCTCTTCTCCGCATCAACTGAAGGTACTAGTGAAAAGATATCCCCAAGCTGTACTCCATCTCTAGCTGCATTCTTTACCTGTTTGTAGTAGTTTAGCACAATAGCCGCATCTCTCATGTAAGCCACAGTCTGTTTCATCTCTGTCTGATACTTTCTTTTAGCCTCCTGTATTTGATTCTTATAGTCTTTAATCATTTTCATTACAGAAGACCTTTGACGTGAGAAGAATCCTTGTGAGGCTGGAGAAACTGATCCTATACTTTGAGCAGACTTTTGCATAACATCAGTAACAATTTGAGTAGCCATCCTTGTAACATCCTCAGTTGTTGGTATTGCTATAAAGTCCTTAACATCTGGCTTAGAGAATTGCTTTATAACAACATCAGGTATTTCGTATTCTAAAAAAGGTGTTCTCATATAGTTTAAATTTAAAGGAGGAACAAAGAGGTTTCCACTCTAGGTGTTCTCATCTCTCTCTCATTAATCGTTCTAACTTACTTGCTGCATTATTTAAAAGTACCCTAGTTCTAATATCAAGCACCTCTCCTCCTACAGTCTTAAGGGATACTACTGCTTGGATTAGAGACTTTATAACGTCATACAAACTATCTTTCTCGTTGCTTATTGATACTTTTCCATCTGGGTGAATTTCTACTTTTGTTCCATTAGATCTAAAGCCGTTAAAAGGATTCTCCCCGTTAAACTTCTTCAGTGGTAGGTAGAGGAATACATTGTCTAGATTAGGGTTCATATTAAAAAGTATAACCTCATCATCTACAACAGGAGCATCAGTATGGTATAGAGGAAAGGCTAGTAGGTTCTCATTAATTTCAGGTATATCTACTTTAACAACCCACTCATCTTTTTTATAGTCTTTATTATTAACCAGTTCTCTTACTCGTCCTAAATATATTAAGTTTCCCATTATTAGTCGTATTTGCTTAGTGCCATAGTTGTAAATACCCCAGATGAATCAAACGTAAAACCTCTAGAAGTAACAAAGAATTCAGTAGCATTAGTTGGGTTTGATTCCGGATCTGCTAGGTTTATCTTATCTCCAAGTTTGTAAGGAGGGATATTCTCGTAAGTTCTCTTCATTGACAGCTTTGGTTCCATTCTACTCTTATAATTAGCGGATATGTTTTCTTCAAATGGTGATCCGTCTTTAGCTGTGTAACTTATAGATTTATCATACGCAACAACTCTAAAATACCTAAATGCTTTCTTGGAGGTTCTAGGTGGGTCAAATTGTTCATACTTTATTTTATTCTCACTCAAATCATTCACCCCTAAATCAATTGTAAAAGGCTTATAATGAGGGTAACTTGCGGGCTGAGCTGAAAAAGTAGTTATAACCATCCCATCCATAGAGAATCCATATAACACATCTTTTCCATACCCTAACATAAGTCTCTTTAAACAATTGTAATCTGTCTCCCTAGTCTGTCTAAGCTCCATCTGGTTTATTGAGGATTCCACTTTCTTAGTTACCTTACCTGGATAGAGTCTACTAATGGCAGTGTTCATATCATTCGCTAACAACCTAGACTGTATCTCATTTGTAAAGTAGGGGTCAGTTATAAGAAAAGTAAACAAAGCCATAGTAGAGTTCTGTTGTACGTTTGTTATAAAGACCTTGAAGTTTCCCCTGTATGATGGAGTCTGGATTGTCATCTCTAAAGTCTTCCCTAGGTATTTTGAAGATTGGGATTTAGAAGAGGTGAGCATGGTAATAACCCCTTGTGGCAACTCGCCTCCCATAACCTCAGAAATCTCCATAAGTCGAAACTCCATAGTAGGATCCTCAGAAAATTCATCTAGTCTAATTTGATAGCGTGTGTGTGATACCATTAGATATTATTTAGGTTTAGTGTAAGTCTGTCGTAGGAGTCCCGGTTGAATATGTTAACAAAGCTCCCTAAGTGTAAGTCTCTAACTGATTTGTTGTTGTATAATAGTAAAGCTTCTCCGTAATCCTGACTACCATAAATCTCATCGGAAATAAGGTCTAATCTATAAGGGTATTTTGTTATCTGATAAGTCCCCATAGAAGGTAGGAAAGGAATGAATTTTAAAAGCTTAGAGTTAAAGACATCATAATCATTCTCTATATAATCCCCGACTCTTTTTGTTAGTAATCCTGAGGAGTTGACGTCTGGTACATACATATCTTATTATTTCTTTAGTTTGTCGTTGTAGAGTTCTATGTAAATGTCTCTGTAGTGTTTTAAAGCGGTAATCTCTAATTGTAGCTCAACCAATCTAGTGTCATTATTCGTAGCATCTGCAAGTTGAGCCTCCAAATATTTCATTCTAATTTCTTCATCATAGGGAGTGCTAACATCTACAGCGGTGAACTCTACCTTATCTTTATTCTCTTCTGCCATGTGTTTAGTTTTGTTTTTGACCTAAGAAGTTATACAAAGGTGCCTCTAGAGCAGTCCTCTTTAATTCAAACTTCTCCATAAACCCTTTCATTTGATTTTGATTTAGACTCTTGAAGCCTGGATTAGAACGCTGTGCACTGTTAATAGCCTCCATAGCATTCTTAGCTACATCTGAACTTCTGTCTAGTGCTGCTCTAAATGTTGCGGAGTTTTGACTTGAATCTATGTTATAACCTTTTGAGTCATTCTTTAGTGTAGTCTCAGCTTTAGATATTTCCTTATTCACTCTCTCCTTCTCCTCATTAACTATCACTACTCGGTAATTCTGGTTATCTGGATTTTTCTTCTCTGACCATTTTGAAAACACACCATTTCTCTTACCTTTAGGATCAAACCCCAAGTTGGCAAATCTCTGGTTCTCATCTTTCTCATTATGCCCATCCCTTCTTACCTTAGGCTCAGCTTCCCATAATCTCACTGCTTTAAAGGTTGACATATACTGCTTGGTTCCACCTTTATTAGAAGCATCAGCATTAGCCAAAGATTCATCCCAAAGTCCATATATTCTACCACTACCTCCTAATGATCTTGCTATATCTCTTGAAGTAAATAGTGAAGCAGGAACAAAGGATATATCTGCTCTAACCCAAAGAGGATAACCTTCAACTGTAACAAATTGGGAAATATCGATATCCACATTTGAAACTAAGAGGTTATGAACGACCATGTGATTAGAGATAAATAGAGTAATAGTTCCTGGGTGAGACTTGTTATTTCTTGTAGCCTCTGGATCATATAAGTAACCGCCTGGAGGACCCATAAATTCCCAGTTCCCTTGAGTTAGTAGGTTCTTGGTTGTTCCTATTAAATCAAGTACTTTACCGGCTATTGAATTTGCTACTCCATCGGTTGTTACATTATCTCCAGTATTCTCACCTTTAACTTTTACATTCAGCTTAGCCTCTACAATCTTTAAATCTCCAGCACTAACCTTTGAATCTTTTTGTTTCTTTAAGTTTTCGTTTAATTTTTTAGTGTAGTCCTCAATAGATCTCTTAGCGTTGGCGATAGCTTGAGTGTTATCTTGGTCTGGATCCCCTCCTTGTACCGCCTGTGTTCTTTGGAGTTGAATATTTGTAGGATCTTCTAGGTATTTTAAGTTACTCTTCGCCTGCTCTAAACTAGCTCTTAACTGTCTCTCCTCCATCTTTAGGTTCCAGTATTCTTGAGCACCGGAAGGCCATGAAGGGTCTGCTTTTAAGGCTCCATTAACTTCTAACTTCTTAACTGCAGTATTTTCTATCTCCTTAGTTAAACTCGCTACTGGTATACCTAGGAAATCGCCGAGAACATTATGAATAGCCGCTCTAGGATCTTTCCCGTACTTATCTGCAATTATTAAAACGGATAGGGTATTTGGAAAGTTTACAGCGGTTCCTTGGTATGTCTTAGCTGCTTCTGCATAATTAACTAACTTGTAACTAAGGGCTTTTAATTCCTCCCGCATTGCATTGTCTATATTTTCAGCGGTCTTATCCATCCCTACCATCTCGAAGAAACTCTTAGCCATACCCCCAAGACCTCTAACAGCTGATTCAACCCAACCATTGTCATTACCTAAAGCTCCCGTATCGATACCTGTCTGAGAAGCTACAGTGTCCTTAATACTATCTTTAGCCTCTCCCCATTCGTTAGTAGCTGAGAAAGTAATGTCCCTAGTTAAGAATCCTCTAAGAAGCTCTATCCCGTTACTACCTGCTCCTGTATGAGTTAATAGTGGGTTAGGCTTATTCCCCATTACATCTTGGTGCTTAGCTATTCTTACAGTGAGGTGGTCTTGATTCATAAGAGAGTCCCAGAACCAGGTAACTTTCCCCTTAATCATTGTTCTTTCCCCTACCCGGCTATTAACTCTCTTTCCCGGATTGTATACATCTGCCATAATTATCGGTAACTTGTTTGTGTTTTATAAGAATTGGTTTGAGTAACTGTATTAATTGGTATATACTGTCCTTGCTGCATAGGTGGCTGATAAGTCTGTGGTGCATAGTTTCTAGATATAGCTACAGGTTTCTTAGGTCCGAATCTAGGGTCAAGGTTGATGTAGTTTAATCTATTGTTTGCAGCTGAACTATCTTTACCTATGTGATAAGCTCCAGAAGCACTCTTTACGGTAGCAGCATTAACGGCAGGGATAGTCTCATCAATAAAGTTTAGTCCGTATTTCCTAAGAAGTGACTGTCCTTGAGATGAATATAAAAACTCCCTAACTCCTGTATCTGAATTTGAATTTACCCCATAGTCTATCGCCTCTCCTGAACCGTGTCTAGAAAGCTTACCTCCCTTAGTAATTGAACCCGGTCTATAAGCAGAAGTAATCTTAGCCTCAGGTACATAGGATAACAGTTCTTTGTGGAAATTCAATAAATCAGGCTGTAATCCATCTATCCTAGCACCTCCGACTATACTCTTTTGAAAACCTGGTGAATTTATATCTACAGCAGCACCTTGAGAAAACTGAACATTATCTATACCCATCTGAGCTTGCATAGGATTTAGAGTAGGTTGTACTCCAAAGTCCATCTTAGAGAGTATTTCGTGTCTAGTTGTTTGTCTCATAGCTGCCCTTAGAATTGGATCCTTTAAATCTTTCTCCTTCCATTCATCTAACTTCTTAACTGTAACTTTCATCTTTTTGTCAGTAAGGTTGTAGTTAGTGTTAAAGGTACTATAGAAAGCCATTGGATACTTCTTAATAATCTTCATAGCCTCTTCTTTAGGTAAGTCTTGTACAACTCCCGGAAGATTCTTTAAAGTCTCCACATCTGAATATCTGGCTTCCTCTGCTCCTATACTTGAGATACTCTTCTTCCAGTCTGCATTTCTTACTTTCATGAGGTTTTTGTAGATTGTCTCGTAAGTCTCATCAGTTTCCTCTGCTAGTTTCTGTTCCTGTGTAGTTCTATATTGTTTCTTACTCTTTTCGTTTAATCCCTTTTCTTTTTCTAATTCTTTATATCTCTTCTCTAACGCCTCAGCTTCTGGATCTGCCTTCTGCTCTACTTTAACCTGCTTAGCTAATCCTAACTCTCCAGGTACAATAGGGTCAGGCACTTGTGGTACTTTTAGTTTATCTAGATCTGACATCGCTTCTCCTACTAGCGCTTTCTTCTCTCTAACTTCATGAACTGTTTTAGCTGTAGTAAGAAATCCTGAAAGCTCATTATACGCCCCTTTAAGTAAACCGAAACCTTCACTAACTCCAGTCTTAGCCATATCCCAAAGTTTCTCCGCTCCAAACATAAGAATCTCAGTCCCTACAATTGGAATAGCGTATAAGTACTTGACAATTTTTAGTAGGAAGGGGTCTGAGGATTTAACTGAAGTAGCTTTGTCATACATCTTATATAACGACTTCAATTTCTTCCACGCCCCTTTATTTGTTGTATCCCATTCTATATACATTGCAGCTATCTTCGCTCTAGTAACTCTCATTTGTCCCCAGAAAGTTTTATGAGCGTCAATAGGTGCACCAAAAGAGTCCTCAGGGTGTGTAGATTTATATTCTGCATCAGATAACTCCTGGTCTCCTTCAGCTCTAACTTGTTCCCAATCAGCAGACTCTACCGGTTCACTTGAAAGGGCTGCCTGTTGCATTCTCTTAATTGAAGCATCAGAAGCGGCTAGTTTATTTAAAATACTGGACATAGAAATGAGGATAATTATTAGTAGTTTTTGCATTTAGTTTGTTTTTAGGTCGTAGCTGTTCTATTTGCCCTCTGACCTTTTTGTAGACTCTTGTTATTCTTGTCTTGCTGTTTGAAGGTATTGTTGATTTCGGTTGTTTTATGCACATTAGTCGTAGTAGAAGCGATCATATTATTCCCACCCGTTAAGCTTGGTGATACTCCTTTAGATTTACCTCCAGAAGCTGCTCTTTGTGCCGCCAAGTTTCCTACATTAGCGATATCTTGAACAGCTTTAGTTATGAATCCTTTATGCGCACTCTTGTCCATTTGAGGTTGTGAATGTCCCGCTGAATTAAGAGCTGTCTGAATAAAGTTAGCAGGGTTAGGTATTCCAGCTATTCCAGCAAATCCACCACCCCCACCAAGAGGTTCTACTACTCCAAAATCTCTGCCTTTCTTATCTAATATTCGGTCTAAGTTTTGGTAAGTTTCAGCTACAGACAAAATTCTACCTTTACCCCCTTCTCTTGCTAGTGCTTGGTTTAAGGTGAATTCATTTCCAACAAGAGCACCATTAGTTACAATCTCTCCCGGTGAAGTCTTAAGTTTTTGGAAGAATCTATTAGCTCCAGCCTCCCCTAGCCAGTGATCTAAGTAAGCCATAGCTGCAGAAGGTGGTAATCCCTCTCTAGCACTTCTCCTCTCCAAATTATCCTTTACGAACTGAGCACCAATTAAGGCATTAGCTCTGGCATCTGATTGGTGAGCATTAGGTGGTATCCCGAATTTAGGTCCGTATTTCTTAAGCTGAGCCCTCCATGTAGCATCAATAAACTGGAATAAACCTGCAGCTGTAGCCTTAGCGTGTTTTACTGATGGTTTAAATCCTGACTCTGAAGCTGCTAATCTCATCATTAATCCTGGGTCAACTCCTACTGCTTGAGATGCTGCTAAGATTGTATTTCTGTTTGCTTGGTATCCGTCTCCGTTTGAAATTGGTATAGAAGAATAACTCCCACCAGCTCCCGGAAACAATAAATTACCTGACATATTACTAAACCCTCCAAAAGAACCATCATAATATCCTCCTTGTGGTTGAGCGTTAGGGTTATATCCAGAAGAGTAAGTAGAACTAAATCCTTGAGCTTGGGCCTTCTTATGATTCATTATCTGTTGAGACTCTGTAATTTCTCCCGGTGCAAATAATCTAACTCCAAAATCAGCAACCTTAGTAAAGAACCCTCTCGTATCTCCACCTCCTTCATGTGCTTTAATTTGGTCGTCTATCTCATCAAGGGCTGTCATGTCTATTGGTTTGGTAAGCTCTTTAATCTCATCTACCCCAATATACATAATAAACATATACCCTTCTTTCTTATCGACTTCTTTTATAACATCTGGAAGCTCTCTAATCAAAGTAAGTTCGTCAGGTCCCCACTCTTTTTCTTTAACTAATTCAGGTGTAAGGTTCTTGTTAACTAATGATGCCCATAACCTCTTGTCCATTTTATTACCTTTGAACCTAGCTATAATCATCTCAATATCAATAATCCCAGAACCGATAGACCATAAATCATAAGCAAGCATACCTACGTTAATCGCTAGACCTACTGGACCTGTTGCCATTACTGCTAGCTTTTGTCCCGCCTTTACTGCAATCTTCTTAGCAATTCTACCTAGTACTCCAAGACCTAACTTTTGACCAATCTTCCCTATAATCTTAGTACCAGCTGATCTTAGTCCTGCTTGAGCCACTTTCTTACCTGCAATCTCAACAGCTTCTTCTGCAACTTCTTTAGTAACTCTTCCTGCTACCTTTCTACCTACAGCTGTTTTAACTCCACTTTGAATGGCTCTCTCTGCTGCCTCTCTTGCTCCTGTTCTCCCTACTCCTTTAGCAGCTTGTTTTACGGATTGTTCCACAGCCTCAGCGGTACCTTTAGCTGCAGCAGAGGTTACTCCCTTGGCTGTACCTTTAGCAACTGCCTTAGCTCCTTCTTCCCCTAATTCTTCAGCAGCCTCTTTAGTTCCTTTACCTATGAGTTTATTGAGACCAGTAGCATTCTTAAGTTTTGTCCATTGATTCTTAGCCCAGCCAGTTACTCCAGCTTTCTCCAAGAGTTTTCCCCCTAGAGTCATAGCTCCTTCCATCATTAAACCGGACACTATAGAACCCATGATACCTGATAAGAAGCCGCCTCCGCCTCCACCTCCTCCAGAACCACCACGACCAGCTCCACCAGCATACCCTTGATTTTGAAGAGCAGCCTGCATGTTTACTATGGTCTCGGCTTGTTTGATCCTTAGGAGTTCGAGTTCTTTATTCATTACTTTAAACCCTCTGACTGTAGCTTCATCATTATATCCAAGTTTAACCCCAGGTATCATATCAGCCGCTGCACTCTTAAGTTTATCTCCTCTATTAAGTAAGTATTTGGATCTGTATTCTTGGTCTAACTTATCAACCTTAGATTCCAGCTTACTTATCCTAGCTCCATTTGCATCAGGATCACTATATGCTTTTTGTTGATTCTTAGCTGCATTTAACTCCCCTACTGCATTACTTAAGTTAGTTACATCATTTAGTTGATCTTCATAACCTGTTTTACTTTGAGAGTTTGATGGAGGATTTACATGGTTTATATCTATTTCAGCTACATTACTATCACTATTAGAACTATCACTGTCATTAGGAAAGGGCTCATTAGTGTGTTTGTTAGCCATTATCTTAGTCTCAACGAGGTTTAGCTTTCTAAGTTCTCTATCCCTCTCTGACTTAGTGTTTAAGTATTGAGCGTTTACCTCTCTTAACCTTTTTCGCATAACTGAAGGGTCTTGGGCTGGACCTGCTTGTATCGTAGCTTGCATCTCTGCTCCGCTACCTCCACCTGAATCACCTCCACCACCAAAGAGAGAACCTAAAGCCCTTTCTATGAGTGTATCTTTAATGACGTTAGGTAGAGCACTCTTAATCCAGTTTCCAAATCCCTTAAGAGCTCCTTTTCCAAATAATCCTTTTAGCATAGTATTTTATCACATGTTAATCTTGAATTGAGGGTAACTTAAATCCACCCCATCCGATTCTTTTAATCTCTTCTTATAGTCCTCGTAGAATTTAACGCAAGTAGAATAAAGGTAGTCCTCTATGTTATCGTACCTGGCTATCTTATTCAAAAAGTACTTGAGATTCATTAGGTCGGAAGTGCCTGAGAAAGTCGGTAAAGAAGTTTTCAGTTATGGTTAGTACGTCTATATTTGTTAACTGTACTTGACCACAATTTACACACTTACACTCTACCGGTTCTATTCTACCAAAACACTTATCATCCAAATATATTAAGTTAGCAGCACTCTCTCTACTTGCGTTATCTACCATATTCTGAACTCTAGTAGGATCCACAAACCATTCGTCAAAGAGGCTGTATAATTTAATCTGTGCGAGTTTTACTTCTGGGTTGAATTTATATATCGTATCTAACACTGACAAAAATTCACCTATCGAAGGAACTCTAATTTTTCTCATCTCCCCTCCTATGTTTATTTTACTTGGGATTCTGTTTTCTTCTGTGTCAAAATCCTTAAAGTGAATCTGAGATAAGTTAAATGAGAATTGAGTTATTTGATCACAGCTATAACACTTAGTACTTGAATTAAACTTTATGTCATCTGAGATCGTTATTGATTTTAGCATGAAGATTAGGTAGTCCATATCCAGCAGACTCACCTTATACAAATCTACTCCTGTACTGGCTAATAGATTAAGGTCTTTTCTGAGTTTAGCTATTGGGTTTATCTCCACGTTTTCTATATAATCCAGCAGTTGTTTAAAGGTTAGTGGTTTAATTTCTATATTTGTTCCTCCTTCCCTTGAAAATAATCCTTTGCTGGGTAGTTCTTGATTGCTTATGTACATAGTTTTGTTGTGATTTGAAAAAGAAAAGGGCACTCAACTAAGTTTTAACGCCTAATCAAGTACCCTCTGTATTAACTTTAAATGTTTAATTATGAAGCTGTCCCGTCTGTAATTGGAACACTATTTCTTTGTCTTTCATAGTACTCGAACTGGAATTCTATGTCATACTCTCCACCGTTTGTTGTTGCATCCTGTCCAAAACTAGATTCCCCCATTTCTGAAGCAGTAGTCGGGAAGGCGTTATAGAATACTAGAGTCTTAATAACTTGTCTGTGGGTGTTATACTGTTTAAGCATTACCGTACAAGTTAAGTCTAGTTTTCTTCCAGTCTTCTTAGTTTCTTTCTCCATGATTTTGTCAGCCCAGTCGTTGAACATATACTGAATTGACATATCTTCTCTATCTATAAATCTCATGGAAAACGAACCATCTGCCTTATTAGAAGTAACTGGCTGGTAGATAGTGAATCCTCTAATTTGAGCTTCCATTCTATCTATTGAGTTATCTATTGACACGTTAAAGTCAGTACATCTAATCAAAAGGTTCTCATCTGGCGGCATGTAAACCCCGGTAGGTCTATCAACAAAAGAAAACTCCCATATATCTGTTCTAAGGAATTCTCTCCCGTTCTCTGCAATTTTCTGATACTTTAAAAAATCTAATGCCATCTTTATTCTGTTATTCTTTAATTTCGATTTATTATTACATTTAAAAGCAAGACCTCGTTAATCATCTGACTTAAGGTTACTTCTAGTTGAATCTCTGCTGAACCCATACGGTCATCATAGTTAAACCTAGTAAGCACAATGTCATCTATTAAGTATATCTCGTCTCTTAGATCTGTTGTTAGCTTTTGAATATACCTGTGAAGTTCTGTTTTCTTTGTTCCTAAAAATTGTTGCAGCCTTCTAAACTTTCTCTGTACCCTATTCATACTAAACTTGTAGGCTGGGTTCTCATTTATCGTGCTGTAGTAATAGGAAATATAGTAGTTGTAACCATCGTATCTAATGTGGTTCATCCCTATTTCTTTAAACTTCTGGTATTCCTCTTCTGTGTATTGTTTTTCTATATATATCTTCTCTTTTATAACTCCTGCATAATCTGTTGTTAGTCTGTCGAAGAAAGCATAACTTGTAGGCAGCTCTACTCCATTCCTAACATAAGTCCCTATAGTATAAAAGATGTTAGTTGTATTTGAATAAGTCCTTGCTATATCCCTATTTAAGAGAACTAAGAACTGATTTTCCACAGAGACTTGGTGTAGCATGGATAAGATTCTAAGCTCAGGGTCAAAGAACTCGTCATAACTTAAGAAATCTACATCTATATCCTCATCTCCAAATAACTCTAAAGCTCTTAAATAGTCATCCGTAGTCTTCTCAGCTTCTACAAATCCACCATCAAAGAAGTAAGTCCCGTCTGGTAAATTCTTATCTCTATCATGAAGGACGGGCAGTATGTAAGGTGAATTTTCTTTTAGCTGCAGGAATAAGTCTTCTGTTGATGAAAAGTTATAATCCTCTAAAAGCTCATCATCATAATATACCTTACAATTAAACCCTTGGATCTGAATGTTAAGCATATTTCCAAAGATACCTGGGATAGTAGATGCAAAGTCCATTATTTTGTAAGGAGAAGCGTAGCTAGCTATAACATCCAGCTTATCATTGTAGTCTATATCAATCTCAATCGTTCCTGGAGTTAAGTTCCACTGCTCTATCTCATCTGAAAAGGTAAATTGGTAGAACATATCAAAATCCTCTTCCTGTCCCGGCATTACTTTATACTGGGTGTAGGCTTCAATAACATTCTTAATTCCTTCTCTAATTTGAGCTGTGGTTTTATTTTGAATGTTTACTGCTGTCCTTACTACATTGGGTCCAAAAGCTTCTGTTCCTGTTATCCCATGCACACCATCCTCAAAAGTTATAAGTGTAAGTGAGGCGCTCTCTGGGTTAAGTCCTGAGGGTATTAGTATATAGTCCTTAGCCGCATTTAGTTTAGTTAAATCTCCGTAATTAAGCCTGAACACATTGGTAAAATCACTTATCTCAACATCCTCTAGAGTTTTGTCCTTGTTTAAAGATCTATCTACAGGCATTGAATCTAAGTATTGAGGGTGCGTAGCTATTAAGTCTGTATAAACCGGGTCTGATATTCTTAAGGTAGCAAAGTTAGGTTCATCTTTATTTACCCTTACTGCTGCAACTTGATACCCCTTCTCAAATAAAAACTTATACTTAGCTAAACTTGTAATCCCATCATCAAACTCCCTCTTGAAAGTATCGTAATCAAAGTAAATTGTAGGGTAATCTCTGCCTGATGAAGACGGAACTATAACCCCTATAACTACTCCTAATTCTGGCTGTTGTGGTGGAGTTATACCTACTGAATTAATCTGAATTGTACTCATCTACTTTACTTTTTCTTTTTAGGTTTACTTACTGTTCCCTTCTTAGTTGGTTTCTTAGCTTTAGCGTTCTTATCCGTAGGTTTAGCAGATTTCTTACTCTTACCTACTGATTTTGGCTTTGGTGAACTTTTGTCTGGAGTCTGTGGATTACCATCTTTATCTCTAGTCTCCTTTCTAAATCGTCTCGTATATGCTTTAGATTGATCAGACTCTTTTAATATGGATACTACTTTGTCTTTATTGAAATTAGTTATATATCTTGTATTAAGTTTGTCTTTATCCCAATGTCTTCCGTGTCCTTTACGCTGAATCTGCTCATAGAACTCATCAGAACTTAATTGACCTACTATAGAGAAGGTTACAGTTTTGTTGATAGGAGAGTGTGATGATTCCCCTTCTAAACCTTCAGTCATATCTATTGGGTATCCTATATAAGCTTGATAGTATAACTCTTTTAAGTCCACATCAAGAAGCCATATCCCTATTATTGAGCAGCACTCTTTATAAGGTCTCACTCGGTTTTTATAGAACATGAACTTTTTATACTTTGAGAGCCACGCCTTTACTGAATAAGTTGAATCCTCTACAAAGGTCGCCTCAAATCTCATATCTATCTTCTTGGTTGTAGGGATTGTAATTGAACTTCCCCCAAACATCTCCATTGAATCTGATAAGGTCTGTCCTGCATCTAGTGACCAGTTTGTAATCGGAAGAACATCTATATCCCTCATCTCAAGTACCGGCACTCCTGTTCCCATTGGTTTTATTTGTACATCCCATAGGTGAGTCGATGCTAATTCCAATCTCCCCAATCTCGATCTAAAATAACCTTCAAATGGAGCCGGGTTGATTTCATTTATAGTAGCCTCTAATACTTTCTTGTTACTATCATTTACACTATATGCCACATCTCCGTCATCAGTAAATGGGTTCTTAAATGTATTAGTGTCCGGGTCATATCCTACGACATCTACTGGAACTGGGGTATCGAAGTCTGTCTTTAAATTAGAAGCATCAATCCCAGCCTGTTCTAGCATACTTTTATACTTGTCAACATTAGTAGCTGAGTTCCAAGTCGTACTGTTAGCTATTCCTGCTGATGGTTTCTTCTTAGGCATTTTAGGTCCACCGTTCCAAGATTTTCCTTCTACTAAATTCTGTATTCCTTTTGATATCCCTAAAAACTCATCGGCAGTCTTGAAAGCACCTAGAAACTTGGGAGCAAACTGAGCTAATAAATTCTGAGGTAAAAGTGATAGTATATTCCCCAGTCCCCATTTAGGATCATTCTCCCTTACTCTATCTAATATTTTTACTACATCTGTGAAGGCTGCACCTGAGATTAACATATTTTGAACTTCAGCAGCAACTCTAGCATCTCTTGTAGCTCTAATCCCATTAACAATTTGAACTACCTTATTCTTATCATACTCAACCTTTACCTTTGTTCTAGTATCGATATAAGGATTAAAGACCCCCACTATCGAATTCCCTACTGCATTCTCAAGTTTATTTAAAAATTCCGATATCTTACTATTCTTTAACACTTGATTCAGAGCCCTAAGAGTAGCCTTAACTTGAACCATGTCTGATTTAGTTCTTATCTGGTTAGGCAACATCTTTAAGGCTTGTGCAGCTCTCCCTATATCTCCAACAGTTCCATTAAGGTGTCTAAGAGGTGAGAGTATTTTGGTTATAGTATCTTTTGCTCCACTATACCCCTTGCCTAATTGTAAATCACTAAGTAACGACATAATTATTTTCTATTTTTAAAGCCTCTAACTACCTTAACTGTTGGCGTATTTGTACCCTGCTCATTTGTTGGTAGTTCAAGTTTATCTTCTTTCTTTATTTCCTATAGTTACTCAATACAAAATCAATGTCTTAAGTTTTATAAGAATCACTTTAGAGTAACTCTTAATGGCGTACTACACACCTCTATTGGGTACTCAAATTCCCCAACTACTTTCTTTAGAATATTTAGTGAACCATTAAGGTCAGCATTTATAAGTTTACCTTTAGCTGATTTAAATAATCCTCTTTCTATTCTCTTACCTAGATAATTTTCATGTTCTTCTAAAGATTCACCATCTAAAAAGCTACATTTAGAAGTATAAGATTCTTCTGTAAGTATAACATTGACACCTTCTAGTTTACACTTATAGTCTAACTGATTAATAAAAGTATAAAAAGGTATATTAACAAAAGATTGATTATTAGTTCTACCTAAGTTAATGTTTTGTTTCCACTCCTCATTATAACCTATTATAAGAGTACTAATATCATTGGAAACTAGAAAATTCACTATCCTTCTAGAACTTTTGTGTAAATAATCTTTAACCTTGTTGTTCCTTATATTAGTTATACTTTTTATTCTTTTTGATGTTTTCTTATTACCTTTTAAGTGAGCTTGTAGTCTAGCCTTTTCTTTATTATAATATTGGTTTATTGACTTTAAAGGTCTGCCATTAATGATAAAAGGTTTAACTACATTAGATGAAACAGTAGCTAAATTGTCTAAACCTAAGTCTATAGAAGCATATCTTCCATTATCACTTTTAGGCTTAACTTCATCTACCCTATAAACTACTTCAATTACGTGATGATTGTTTCTAGGTAAAACTCTTACTTCAACTAAGTTAGACTCTGTTACTTTTGTAGGTATTTCTATAGATAATTTAGATAGCCTGATTATACCTTTTCTAAGGTAAACTTTAGATACTGCCTCTTTAGGAAAAACAGTTATATATCTACCTTCTTTATTTAAATACCTAGGGATTCTAATGGATTTATCATAGTTACTACTTTGTTTCTACTTAACCAAACTAAAGAAGGATTTAAAGTTACTATCAAGTAATCTTAGGGTTTGATTAGAGACTCTAGTAGGTAATGCATAATAATCCTCATCTTTGGTTTCAATCATTAGTTTATTAACTCCAAAGAAATTTAGATAACCTTTAGTTTTAAAATAATGTTGTCTAACTAAATATAGAGCTTTATTATAGAGATTCTTAGAGTTAAAACATAGTTCGTCTAACTCCTCATTATTCTTTATTATATGTCTTTCTACTAGGTACATTATCTTAAGTATATATCAAAAGTTATGCCAAATTTCTTTGCCGGTTAATAAAAATCACTGAAAGTTATGAATGGATTTACTTACTAGAGACGTGATCCTTTATTCCAATTAATCTATACTCAAAAATAACGTCCTCATAAGCTGTAAAATCATTCACAATAAAGGAGTAAGTCTTTCCGAATCTATTAAAACTCACCTTATCTCCTAAGTCAAGTATATTTTGGTTAAAGTAAATCATCACCTCATCACTCTGGTTATTGTAGTATTTCTGAGCGTGTGACTTGTTTATGATAAAGGTTTCTGTAAAAGTTTGCCATTCAGAACCTCTATCTAAATCATCGTGTGTAGCTACCTTTCCGTAAGTTTGGTTTATCATTTGGTCTCTGGAAGGAAGCTTACCTCTATCTTTATTATTCTTATTTCTAAGTAAGCGTTCTACTGTGCAAAGAGTCCCGTAAAGCTTCATATAAAAAGGAAAGCTCTTGTACATTATCTTGAAGAACCTCCCCGTCATTTCATGGGCTCTATTTACAAAGTCATTATTAACTGTCTCACTCATACTTTTATTCATTTATGGGTTGGCCGAGGGAGAAAATTCAATCCCCCTGCGACACGAACTTAATAAAAAATCACAACAATTATGAAAGCAAATGTTACTAGTTCGCTGTAAGTGTAGATAATGGAAGCATCTTGGACACCACCGTAATCTTTCTAAGCGCTCTACCAACATATATATTTACTTCTACCATTAATTCACCATCACCCCAAACATTATTAGATTTATCCACTATAACGTCATATTTCTCAGGTGCATAAGTTTGGTTCATAATAGTAGTTTTCATGTAGTAATCGATAGTAGCCTTAACGTCAAAAGCTGTACTCTCAACATCGTATCTACCTAAGAATTGCTCAAGAAGGAAGTCTAAATCCCAACCTATTCTATTAGCCATTCTTACAATCCATTCTTCATTAAACAAACTCTGACCACCCTCTCCAGTTCTACAGTCATTAATTGAAGATATACCTCTAAACTTATCGAACTTGATGGTATTAATTTGTCCAGCTAAGAATTTCTCTCTATCAGTCTTCTTAAATTGAGCTACTAATTCACCTACAGATACTTGACCATTAACGATTCCAAATACCGGTGCGAACTCTGAATTAGCTGACTTATTTCTTACAATAGCTTCAACATACTCAATACAAGGAGAAAGCTCTAGTGTCTTAATCCCAAAGTTGTATTTCATGTATGGAGCTAGTTTATAAGAGTTGAATGAATTAGATTGCTTGTACTCATTTACTATAGCATCTACTGTTGAATGGTTTGTAGTTTTAACTGAGTGTAGTGCAAGCGCTTTAAGTTCTGCTGCTACTGAGTTCATTACTGACTGTAGACCAACTTCACCTTCTCCAGCATCCCATACAAAGTCAATTCTATACCCTTCATCATACTCCAATAAATCTAGAATAGCTCTCTGTACTTTTGCGCTTCTCTCTCCATCTACTGGTGCTGCATTTCCTCCTAATTTTTCAAACTCTGCTCTAACTGGATCTGAAAATGCGAATACTCTATCGGGGTTACTTATAAGGACTTTTTCATCTGTCTGTGGATCTCCTTCTAGTTTTAGTCCGTTACTTATTGCGCTTACCCCTACTGGAGCTGGAGCAAGTTTAATCTCGGTTCTCGTTACATCTGCAATCGTGAACTCTGATCCTGAATCTAACTGAGAATTAACCTTTACGATAAATCTCTTATTAGCTGGGTCAATAGAGTTAATCAAGAATTTAAGAGGTGTAGATGTAGTATTTGTAATTGCTGAACCTACCGGAGCTGTAGCCTTAAGTAACAATCTATATTTATCATCAATCGTTAACTTAGGTGCTGTAGGTAGTCCATCTGTATTGGCAAGACCTAGCGTAGTTTTAATGAATTCGTTTACATTTGCGTGGTATTTATAAGCTATGTAAAGAGTTAGTTCATTATTCTCCCCATACTTATACCCGTAAAGATAAACTGATGAATCCTCTAGTCCGTTAATCAATTTGCTAATCTTCTCTTGGAAATCTAAACTTTGAACTGATACTGCTCCTACTTTAACTGCAGCTATTGTATCTAGTATTCTATCTTTTCCATCTACTAAATAAGACTTTCCGTTATCTCCAACAGCAATAGAACCTTTATAATCTACTACCATTTTATTTCCGAAAAGCTTTGTATAACTGAACGCTCCTTGGTCTGCATTATACATTTTAGTTACTGCTTCCTCCATAGAACTACCTACTCTTGTTACTAATACTGAACTGTGAGCAAGCATAGCGTAAATATGGAAGAATGTACTATCTAAATCTGAAACCAAATAATTCGCTCCATCTGGTCTATATTTTCTGAGGAGTTCTCTTTGGTTATTTATCATTGTTATGCCGTAAGGGCCGTGGTCAGAAACTAAGGGAGCAGCTACTACTATCTTCCCGTTCTGATATCCTGATGTGTCTGTAGTTGTCGCGGCTTGGATTCTGGACTCTACAAATGGTTCAAACACTTGGCTCATTATTGAATTTCTTTTGTTTCGGGTTGTTTACTTAATATTTTCACTATTCGGTCGTAATCCTTATACTTTAAACTGAATACGGTATCACTATCTACAGCATTCATTTCTTTTAGGTTTACTTCCTTGAATTTTACTAGATTGGTTATTTTAGAGATTACTACATCAGAGGGTTTGCAGTTATCCATTATAATATCAAAGTGGACTCTACAATTAAAATACAGCTGATGGTAGTAATTATTCTCCTCGTCAGTAACCGCACTTTTATCTCCTAATTGACCTGATATATCTTCCCAAACTATAGCTACCTTAAATGGATTGTTGTTATAGTCAAATACACTAATAGAAGTCAAGTTGGAAATAATCTCTAAGTTTCTATACCGGTTCTTTATATCCATAGCTTTAGAGAGGGTTGTTGATTTTAATTTCCACTCTATAGACAAGTTTGCATCTGTATGTCTCTTTAGTAGCGGAGTAACTCTTTTAGCTATAGGGTTATAATCGGCATTTTGAATAGAGTAGCTTAATACATCAGGAACCTCTACTAATTCATCCTGGTCATCTAACTTTAAAGATTCGAAACCATGGTCATATAACTGCTCTAGAACTACCTTTTTAACTTGGTACATAACTAGAGGTTCATCGATGACATAATTAGTATAGGTGTCTTTGTACTTAAATGCTCTATGGTTTGGGAAGATATAGTTAAGTCTCCTTCTACCTATCAAGCAGTTTGTTATATTAGCCAGTACTACATCATCTTCCCCTTCAGTTATCTCTAAGAAAGGTATCGATTTAAGTAGCGTTATATAATCTTTGTACTCTATATTCTGGTTTATAAATAAGTCACACCTCTCTTCATTATAAAGGGCATAACTCTTGTCTAAATCTGTAAAAATAGTCTGGTTTAATATATACTCATTAACTACCAGCTTCTTTATATTTAGGTTGTTTATTTTATTTTGTGGATTATAAGTTGAAAGTAAGTCTGACTCCTTAAGCTCTTCCTCTATAATCACTTCAAAAGGTAACTCAGTGTTTTTAGCTCCTTTAGTGAAGAAAATAACTAGTACTGAATTTGGTATATCCTCTTCAACTTGAGTAACACCCGCCTCTATGAATTTGATATAAGAGAGTGAAGTGGTTATCTTTAATCCGTTTACTACTAGTGTGTTCATATATTCATTTTCATTTTGGGAGGGCTATCTTTCAAACCGCTCCACTTATATTTAAAATCATGACCATTCTTCGTCCGTGTAATTTGGTTGTTGAGGCTGGTGGTGAAGATCTGAAATATGTGACCCTGGATGTTGTCTATGAAAAATCTGAGCCTCTTGTATGAAGTCAAATCTCTTATGTCTATCCATTCCTGTTTGTAGGTCTGTGTAGGTAACTTCAAATCTCTTCTTCTCTGATCCTCTACCTAACTTTCTACCAATCTTCTGACCTAATTTACTACCAGCTATAAAACCTCCAACACCACCTATAGCTCCACCCGCTAATGCTCCTATTGCTTGACCTGTCTTAGAATTACCTCCAAGTTTTCTCCCTATCGCAGCTCCAGCACCAGCACCCGCTATAGCTCCCCACTTCTTACCATCTCTTTTTCCGTAGTAAGCGTGTTCATCTCTATAGTCGCTAAAATGTTTTACTATAATAATTCCCATAAGTTCTAATCAATTTGTTCAACGACTACATTACTATAACCCACCCTCTGAGATAATTCATTTGCTACCTCGTGGGCTCTCTTTCGTGTTCTAAAAAGCATGTGGTAGACATAATTATGACCTCTCTTATCGAACCTTATCTGAAATCTATATCTATCAGGTTCTTCTTTTCTTGTGAGTCTGTCTAAAATCTTACTAGCCGCTACGCCAATTAGAATAGCTTTTAAATCACTCATAAGAAATATCAACAATACTAGCCTTATTATAACCAGGTGAAAGTGTAAAGTCAAATCCTAAAATATCCTTAATTCTAACAGCTATATCGTTTTTCCATACTGCTGAGATAACTACTGATACTGGAAGCTGAACCCCTCTTCTAAGTAGTCGTGTAAGTGTCTTAATTAGTTCTTTACTCTTTCCTTCATATTCCTCTGGGTCATCCATTACTTCTGCTGTAGCATGGACATATTCAATCCCATCTGAGTGTCTTCTAATAAAGTAATCGTCTATAATATGAGTGATGTTTCCAGAGTATAGTAGTTCATCTCCTTCTCCAACAACTCCTCCTGTAGATTCTTTTCTGGATTGGTTTCTATTTAAGTGTGTACTCCCTCCGTAAAAGTTTCTATTCTGTTTTCTCTCTTTATATCTTGGTGTGTTTTGGTACTCTAGAAAACTCTGCTTAGGTATAATAGAACCGTCTGCTGCAGGAGTATCTAGAGGGAACAATCTTACTTCTATTTTCATGTCTATATCTTTTTAATTAGCAGCCCTCTCAAAGCTTTTCCTTGGTTGTATCTTCTCAAGTCATCTCTAATCTCGTCTAAAGTATTAACAGCATAAGAAGCATCTGAGGTATAACTATCTCCGTGAAACTCCTTAGGTAATATCTTTCTACTCTCATAATTCACTATCCCTTCTCTCATTGTTCTTGGTGTAGATAAGTGAACTCTCTGTAGGACTGTTTTAGAAGCTTTCCCACCATTAAGTCCATTCATAAAAGCTAAGGCAGGCGCTACATCGCTAAGTTTATTGTTTATTTTATTTAAGGTTTTATTGTGTAGTAAGTCTCCGTTTAATGCTTTTTCTCGGTGCCTTCCCTCATGAATTACGACAAAAGGCATCTGAGCTCCATCTTTAGTTAGGTATACGTTTCCGTCATAATCTACATACTCCTCACCGTTCTCAGATTTGTTGTATTTATAGTTTCTCAGTTTATCAGCTAAGGCTTTATCTTTTAGGTTCTCCCATCTATATAACTTCTTAAACATATATTTTCCCGTGCGTTAATCCCATATAAAACTGATCTAAACTTGTCTGTATCATTGAACTAGCCTCATCTATACCATTAAACATTTGAACAGGCACATCTGGGTATTCAAAGTTCTTCCTTAGTTGAGATATAAACTGTAAAGTCTCCATAAGGCAAGCGTCTACAAACTTACTAACATGTCTTTCCTCTATAAAACCAATACAACTCTTAGGGTCTAATTCTCCAGTTGGCTGTAAATAGTTAACATACATCGGTCTCATATAGGTAGCATTCATTAGATATTCTCCCTCTGAAACTCCTGATAAGAAACCATCCTGATATATCCAATTACGAGATGAGCCTAAAATACCATTAAGTGACCATACTCTAGTCGGTATAAGTTCAACCTCTGAAATGCACATAGTATTCGGATTCCTAGCATATGTGTTAAAAGTGTTTATAAATTTATGTGGGTCGTTATTAATTTTTACTTTATTTAATCTTATGAGAGGTACCTGATAATGCCACTTCTCTAAAGCCACCGAATACAGCTCTACTCTCTGTTCGTCTGGATTCTGGGTTCCTACGATAGACAATAACTCATCCACAGAAGGTAGCATTAGAAGAGATGACCTCAAGTCTATTTTTCTCTTAAGTTCCGATAATAGTAGTACTTCTCCCATTTTATTTCTTATTCATTTTTAATTAGGGAGACTCTGTTTCAAATCTCCACTAGTTTTTTTTTCTTTAATAGTCATCCGGAGTTACTACATAAGCTTTTCTTCCGTGACTTCTTAAATATCTAACAAACTCCTCGGCTTCCGCCAAAGTATCATGTTCTTCAACTTCTGGCTTACCTGTAGCACTGTCAGTTATTGTATATGCTCCGCCCATTGATTTGATCCTCCCTATTGCTACTTTTTGACCTTGTTTGAGGGTAGTTGTAGGGTCTTTCAAGTATCCACCTAATCCTCCAATTAAAAGACCAAGTCCTGTATATTTTAGGGCGCCTGAATCTTTTTTATTTCTATTTATCATCGCGGCTCCAGTACCACCTAGGAATCCACCTATAGCCGCTCCATTGACAGCATTATTAAATCGGTAGTCGGAATCTTTATCTGTAAATTTATCTAGTAGTAATTTAACAGCGTCCTCTTTACTTCTTACGATCATTTTTTTTTAATATTTTCGTCTACTTTTATTTTTATTTGGATCGTTGAATTTACCTATCAAATCTGCCAAACTAGACTCCAAAATTTCATCATCATCTAGAACAACTGGTTTAACGATCTTAGGTTTTGTTACTTTAGGTTTTACTATGTTTTTGAACTTCTCTTTAAACTTAGTGATTTGCTTATTTGGATCTACAGCTGCTTCTTTGATGTTAGTAGGTTTATTATTTTCAATTATCTTCTTAGCAAGTACGTTCTTATGTAATTTACCATCTACCGTAGAATCTTGAACTGTTATCGAATTATAGTTATCTCCAAAATATCCAATGTTATTAATTATTTCATTCCTCCTATTAGATATTAACTTCTCCCCTAACTCTCGGGCTCTCTGTAGTCGGTCATTGAATATTCCTTTTGTTATCTGAGATCCACCAATATAACCCACTCCTGCTCCTAATCCAGCACCTAATAATGATGATTTAATAAGAGCTTTCTTTCTTAATTTATTATATGCAGATTCAGCCTCTAACTTTCCAGCTAACGGGTTTTCATACAAGTACTTCTCTATAAACTTATCCTTAGGGTTCTTGTTATTGAATTTGTTTCGACCTATTAAGTTACCCGTAAGTCCTCCAACTAATCCACCTCCTAGAACACCTATCCCTTTACCTATGGATATTGACCTGCTACGCTTTTTGTTAGCTAATTCATCTAAGTATTTATTGTGATTAGCTTTCCTATCTTCCCAATATCTATCAAAATCTCTAGAATTATTAGCATTGAAGTTGGCTGGATTATCATATTGCCAATCCTCACTATATTTATTAAAATCAGGTATAATTCTCATTGTTTTTTTTTTCAATTACGATTAGGAGAGCTATATTTCAAGCCCTCGCTGTTTATTTAAATGTGAAAGGTTTCTTGTTGTATTCCTTAGTTAGTGCGTCAGCTCTCTTAAGTCCTTGTTTATGCCCATATTTCTGACCAAGGTAACCTCCTAGAGTTAATCCTGCAACACCCCCAATCACTCTACCACCAGCTTTGAATTTCTCCAATCTTTTCTGGTAAGCTTCTTTTGCATCTTTTTCTTTAGCTCCTGGATGTTTAGATAGGTATTCTTTGATATATGACTCTTCATTCTTAAGTCCAGCTATACCTTTACCTGCAAGATGTCCTAATCCAAGTCCAGCTCCAGTACCTGCCAATACTCCAACACTCTGTCCTATATCTTGTCTTCTCTTAATTACAGCATCACTTCCCGCGGTAGCTTTATCTTTCATTATTGCTTGAGCTACCTTGTTGTTTAAGTGCTTATCTTTAAGTTTGCCTAAGTGTTGATTTGTTTCGTCCCAAGATTTAACTCCTCCAGCATATATCTCCCTATCTGACTTGAATAAACCAAACTGTCTATTTTCTTGCTTAGCTCCATACTCATCAGAACTAACTACATAAGCTTTATTACCGTTCTGCTTAAGTTTACCAGCTATAGCTTTAGCATCTTCTGCAGTCTTACATGTCTCGTGGAAAACTTGTCCTGAAGGTAGTGTGGCGATGACATGATAAGTTTTAAATCCTGCTAGTGTTCCTTGAGCTATTCTTCTATTATCTTCAGTGGTCATTCTAGGTTTCATAGCATATCCACCTATTGCTCCTAAAGCTCCACCTATAAGCATGCCGGTTCCAGCTCTCTTTTTAGCTAAATATCCAGCACCAGCACCTAAAGCTCCACCAGCTAACCCTAAAGTTACTGCCTGTCCTATTCTATTATGTCTTTCAGTAGGTGTGATTTTGTTTAGTAACCACTCCCTAGCTTCTTCGTGACTATTTATTTTATTCATATTAATTACGATATTTCTGCGGTACCGTTTCTCATTCCTCTCATAAGGTGTAAGGCTTTCATTTTACCTGTCTTTTGACCATCCTTTCTTCCTAAATATCCACCTCCAAGTGCACCTGCTACTAATCCAAGTCCAGCTCCTGCTTTCTTAAAATTAGATGCTCTTTTCTTATATGCTGCCTCTGCCTCTGCTTGACTAGCTCCTGGGTGTTTAGACAAGTACTCTTTGATATAAGTGTCTTTATTTTTTAATCCAGCTATACCTTTTCCGGCTAAATAACCAAGACCTCCACCGGCAACACCTCCAAGTATTCCACCACCAAAAGTTCCACCTGTTTTATAGGATTTAACCAAAGCTTCTCCTCCAGCTCTTGACATGCCATGCCCATCAATACTCACAGAACTTTCATTACCTTTATTTGCCTCTAAGTACTTACCTATTGCTTTGGAAGAGATTTTATTATCACGATCTGACCATCCATATTTAGGGGCAAGTGGATCACGTTCTGTTGAAAAGTTTCTCACATAAGTAGTACGATCTTCTAGAGTTTTTCCCTGTAGACTTAACTTGTATGCGGCTTCAGCCTCAGCTCTGTTTGCTAATGGATTATCTCTTAAGTACTTAGCTACGAATATATTTTTCTCATCGAATCTATTTGTAAGTGCTTGAGCTGGACTTTCATATAAATGTGCATATTCTGGATTCATAGCTAATTCTTGAGGCGTAACTACGAAAGCTTTTGCTCCAGTTTTTCCTAATTGTTTAGATAATTCTTCTGCTTGTCTAATATCAGCTACAGTCTCTACGAATGGTTGACCTCCTTTATGGCTTCCAACTACGTATACAACTCCAGTACCTTTAATTCCTGCAATACCAACGTTTCTATTTCTCTCAGCTGAAGGGATTGGCATTTTCTTGTAAGCTAAGTATCCCCCTAAACCTGCTCCAGCTAACGCTCCAATACCAGCACCTAAACCGTTTTTCTTAACTGCTGTACCTAAAAGACCTCCTCCAAGTCCTCCTAAGGCTGCTCCTAACAATGCATTACTAGCTCTATTATCAGAATCAGTAGGCGCAAATTGATTTATTAGGTAATCTTGTGCGTCTTGTCTATTTTTAATTATAACTATTCCCATTATTTTTTTTACTTCTTTTTACCGCCACCTAGACCTCTAACTGTAGATCCTTTGACATAATTATAACCTCCAATAGCTCCACCTACTCCTCCAATTAGCGTACCCCATTTCTTAGCGGAACCTCTTTTTTCTCTATATACTCTAGCAGCTTCTTCTCTTGTTGCCATTGGGTGTTTAGCTAAGTAATTTTCAACGAACTCTTCTTTAGATCCATGTATCATCTTACTCGCTATTCTACCTCCAATGTATCCTGCTCCCAAACCTAGGGCTCCACCTGCTGTACCTCCAACAGATCCAGTTAATGTCCCTACTAATCCTCTAGCCTTATCTGCAGCTGAGAAATATCTTGTTTTAAATACTAATCCCATTTTGTTTTTCTATTTTCTAATGCCCGTAAAAGTTACCAGAATATCGATAATTATTTCTATAGTCTTCCCCTAATTCAAAAGCTCTATCTGATGCATGATCTTGAATTCGCTTCTCTAAATACTTACCAGGATCTATTATATGAGATAGTGCTATACCAGTTAATGCCCCAGCTGTTTTGATTCTCTTAAGTCTTCTCTGGTAATCTTTTTCTATAGTTTTATCAGTAGCTCTTGGATTCCTGTCTTTGTAGAACTTTCTGTGGACATCCTTTTTCAGTATTATTTTTGATAGACCTAATCCACCTAAATAACCTAAACCACCTCCAGCTACAAGATTAGTTCCATGTCGAGCAATAAGACCTAAATTATCTCCTCTCTTTAAAACCTTATCCTTAGCGTAATTTATTTTATCATCAATCAGTACACTCTTTTTATAATTACTGAGATCATCCACTTCAGAGTCCAAAAAGCCCCGATTAACGTAATTCCAATCATCAAGCCCTCTATTAAAGCTATCTCTTGAGGATCCTAGTATCTTTTTGGTTATTCGTTTGTCTATCCTCATATTCATATTAACTTAGGAGAGCTATATCTCAAGCCCTCACTGTTTTATTTGAAAGATTAAGCACCAGCCTGACCTCTCTTAGAGTATTGGTAACCTTTATATCCAGCTCCAGCTCCTCCAAGAACAGCTCCACTAATAGCACCGATAGCTAATCTTTTCTTCTTAATTTTGTTGTATTCTGCTTGTACTTGTTCATCAGACCAATCAGGATGAGCTTCTTTAAGTCTTCCCTTTAATCCTTTTAGTGTAATACCAGCAACTCCAGCTCCTACACCACCACCAAGCAATGCTCCAGCAGCTCCTAGCGCATATTTACCAGCTCCAGCTTTCTTTCCTTCAGCTAGGTCGTATACTTTATGAGCCCCTCTAGATGGTAAGTTAGCAACCCACTTTCCAGCATCTTTAGTTTTTCCCCAAAGACCTTTCTTTTCACCTGATTTGCTAGACTCGCTTTTTTTATTCTCTTTTTTCTTAGCGAATAATCTTGTTTTAAATGTTAATC